CCTCTTCTTCGTCAGGAGAACCGATCTCATCTTGAGGAACAGTAGTCGGCGATGTTATTTCTGTTTCGTCTGGCGTGGGTTGGTCTTCTTCAGGTGATGCGCCTTCTTCAGGTATTTCAGGAATGGTTGTCTGAGAAGACTCAGGATCTACCTCAACAAAATCATCATCAGGATCTGGCTCAGGATCTACTGGTTCAGGAACAGTTGTTGTCGGGGGAAGCGTTGCCACCGGAGCAGGAGCGACAGTAGTAGTCGTTGTTTGAGTAGGAACATAGACGGTAGTAGTCGTCGTTGGAGCAACCGTTGTGGTTGTGGTCGTGGTGGTGGTTTCTGGAACCGTAGTTGTGGTTGTGGTCGTGGTGGTGGTTTCTGGAGAAACCGTCGTGGTTGTAGTGGGAACTACGGTTGGGACAGTCTCATTATTTGGCTCAACTCCCCCGAATGAAGTGCAATCGCTTCCGTTTTGAGCACACTTGTCGGTGCTCCCAACGGCATTGTCAACCATCAAAACTGGCGATAGCGCAGTGTCGCCAAGATTGAAAACAGCAAAACCAAGTTTGTAGGTACCAGATACAGAAACTGAATAAGTGGACATCTGCCACCCAGTTGCGCCAAACGAGTTTGTTGAGTAGTCGCCAGTTCCTGGATTGGTAAATCCGAGAAGCGCGTATTGCTGTTCAAAGTTGTTTACCTCTATTACTGGTGTTGAATCAACTGATACTGGTATTAACGATGTAACGGAGCCGTCATTGAAAGGAACATAATCAGTGCCCAAGTAGTTCCACGACATTGTGTATGTTGTTCCAGCAACAAGTTGAACCTCTCTGGTAATCCAGGCTGAGTCTGTTGGGTTCGGGCTTCCTCCGTTTGATGCTGCTTGGGCATCTGCGGTAAGTCGCGCCCTGATTGCTGTTTCTGCTGTTCCCGAAAGACCCAAGGCAGTCATTGCCTGGGCAAATGTCTGTTGGTTTTTGGGTTGTAGGAGGGCGGCGTAGGAATCGTTATTCGGCGAGAACGACCAACTTCCTGCTGCTACTGCTGGAGCATAGTAGGGATTCTCCGTTCCATCTGATTTAGTTGGGCTACCGACTGCACCGCGAGAGTTGTGGGTAAAGGTTCTTGAGCCACTAAAAATGGAGACGCCAGTTCCAGAGCCAGTTATTGTTGACCCAAGGCTTCCAGTCTGCGGACCTATCTCCCACCCGTCAAACGAATTGCCTTCAAATCCTGCGTCCTCGATAGAAACGGGTTCTGCGCTAACTGGAATCGTGGTAGTAGTCGTAGTCGTAGTAGTAGTCGTTGTCGTCGTAGTAGTCGTAGTAGTCGTTGTGGTTTCTGGAACCGTAGTGGTCGTAGTGGTAGTTGTAGTTGCAATTTCAACGGCAGTTAAACCGACGCATGGAAGCGACCCAGAGTTGCCAGAACATGTCTGCCATCCAGTTGATGAAGTCCAGTCGGAGGTTGAGGTGAACTCCGTATTGCTGAGAAGTTCTGTTCCATCATTCAGTTGAAGCGAGGCGGATTCGACTGCAGTTCCGTAGTTACCCGCCCAGAATTCGCCGTCCTGACCCGTCATCCACAACTTGACACTTGCGACATCCGCCCAACCAGACCCGACGGCTTCTGCCGTAATCGTGAGCGTGTAGTCGTTGTACGACCCGTCGTCTGTCAGGGTTATTTCACCAGTGTTGTGGAAATAAATTCCGCCCCCACCATCTCCATACAGGTCAATCCCAATGGTGAGTTTGTCTGATGCTTCTTTCCAGTCCTGAACTTCGGCTGCGCTCACCGATGCCGTCACCGAGGTGGCACTTGCCCAGTCGGCCGGAACACTAACCTCTTGAGAGACTGTTGCCGCCGACCATGAAAAAACAAGTTTGTTACCGTCAGCGGCACTAGCGGGGGAAAGGGAGGATATTATAGATATTAAAAAAAGAGGCAGCAGCACAAGCCACCCTTTGCGCAAAGCCAATCTAGGCATCTAGCCGTACCCCCCGGTATATTTAGGCTAGATTAATAGTAACAAATTATTTAAAATAATAAAAAGCTTTAGCTACAATTTCCACTGTTTGTCTTTGAAGTTTTTTCTCATATTATCTTCTAACCAAAACCTATGAAAGCTTAGATCCTCGTAATTTATTTCGAGGTATTCATTGAGATTATTTTTAATTTCTTCCCACTTTTCATACTTGTATTTTGATATAGGCCCTGGATAATCTGTAGCACAATTAGCTTCTCTTTCCATTATTTGACTAGCGGCATCCCAGTCAATTCTTTTCTCACTTTTAATTATATCTTCTATATTTCTTTTGATTATCACAAAACAAACGCCACTACATGCTTCCTGGATATCCATTATTCTATGAAAGAAAGCTGGTGCCTGTACAACAAAACTATCTTTTTTTGTTAATATTTTTTTTAAATTATCATAATCAATTTTATAGTCAAGTTCATCTATACATTCAATCTGCATAGTATCTGCAATAATTCTAGACGCTATAGTTGTACCACTTCTTTGCGGTCCAGTTACAACTATTTTTTTACTCTTCAAATTTTGTAATAATAACATGGCCATTCATTTCTTCTTCTGGCGGCAACTGTTTTCTGATCAACATTCTCTGAACCCATCTGTCTGTGCCGTCGTATCTTGGCTGGAATGGCTTTCTTCCGTGTATTGTTTTATTGTTGTCTATGATAAGTAGATCACCAGTTTGAAGAACCACTTCTTTAACGCATTTAGAAACCGCTTCAGCTAATTTTTCTAAGGCTATACTAGAAAGTATATTCATTGGTTTCATCAAGTCTTCATCATAAGTAAAGTTATATTCATCATCATTAATTTTTTTAAGAATAGGAATAAACAACTCTTTATATTTTTCTCCAGGTCTCATGAAACTTTTGTCTATACCAGTTATATAATCTGGATATTGAAGATACTGAATTATTTCTTTATCTATTAGGCGCAGTATGTCTTCTATGTTTGCATAAGTGGTTACAGCTGTTGGATCGCCTCTTAGGCAAAGTAGCATTACATAATCAGGTTTATACGGATGAAAGGCCGCTTCAGTATGAAGGGCTAAATTTACTTTTGAAGATGTAGAAATCTGCTCATACTCTGTTTTGTGTACTGGTAGTATGTTTTGTATCAGAGCACCTGATTGCTCTTGAGCAAAGCTTATTGGATGTCCGAGATTCAAAGCGTGAAGCAAAAGTGTTTGACGCGCAGTGTCTAAAGACGGGCTATTGAAATACGGTTGCGCGGGTGTGCTAGGAACATCCCCAATATTGACATTTGTAAATAATTTTACACCCATACATACCTATTATAGCAGGCTTTTCAATATAAGAAAATACAACTTCTGTAAATCTTGAGGTTGAATACTAAAAATATATTCTTGATCCGCTGCCTTTATTGTTATACAGTGAACATTTAAAAGATCACCATTTGATGTTATAGATGCGGTTGGTTTAGATATTGTGATATCAGATATAGCTGGCATAAAGCCATCAAATACTCCGTCATCGCTCATAATAAATTATACCAAAGTTTATTTCTTTTTTTTCTTTTTAAAGGTAGATACGTTTTTTGGAGCTTGACCTTTAATTCCTTTTTTAGCGGAGCCTTGAGCTCTCTTTCTTTTAACTGCGCTTCTTCTTTGAGCTGCTGTCATCGAATTTGCCTTAGCGACTGGGACGCATTTAGCATATCCAGAGCCACCTGATCCAGAGGTACCACACGGCTGCCACTTACCCTTTTTCTTTGGGGCACCTATATTAACCCAACGTTGATTAAACCACTTAGTTAAACCAACGCCTTTTGGGCCAGCCATTATTTTTTCTTTCTCTTTGCCTTTTTAGCGGAAACAGTTCTCCATCCGCCACCCATAGACTTGTACTTTTTTACTGCCCAAGCATTGGCGTACGCACTTGGGTATACATCGAACTTGGCTCTGGCCTGTGACTTGGCACTAGACCAGAGTGCTGGTTTGGTTGGCTTATTAACTTTTGCCACTATTACTTTTTCTTTCTTTTTCTACTAATCTTTTTTAGCGTCTTAGCAAGATTGGCTTGGCGAACGGTTGTTGGGCTATATCTACTAGGATTCTTGGTTACAGCTGCGGCCATACCAGAGACTGACTTACCGGCTTTTTTTGCCTTTTTGGTGAAGGCACCTGGTCTTTTAATTGCTTTTTGAATCCACTTCTTATCTTTTTTTGCTGCCATGCTTTTTAACCTTTTTCTTATCCTTAACTTTTTCTCCAGTTTTATAGGTCAAATCATCTATATCAAAACCGCCTAAGCTTGCAGTAATATGATCGCTTAGATGATTATCTAATTTAGACTCAACATGAGCTATATCATCATCTATATCCTCAAGTGCGCCTTTTATTAGTTCTAATTTATCTGCAACTATACCGTGATCCCTAGCATTTTCTTTTCTACCCTTTTCTACGAGAACAACTAGAACAGAACCGACTACACCGATAAGGGCTACAATTACCGCTTCCACGGCTAGAGACCGATTCCAAGATCGTCTAATACTCTCTTGCCTGCTTTTGGTCCTGCGCCAAATCCTTTTGCCTGCTTATAGGCAATGACTGCGGCTTTTGTCTTTGGACCAAAATCTCCGTCAGCCTTACCTTTATAGAATCCTCTTTCAGCGAGTTCCTCTTGGAGTTTTGTGACTCTTGGTCCACTATCACCTGGATCAAGATCCCCGCCGTCATCTTTAACGGCAGGGGCTCCAGCTGCTGCGGTGGATGCAGCTGGAGCCGCAAGACCAGAAGGCTTTTGAATATTATTCTTAGCCATAAACTCTGCTACTGCAGCTGGTGGATTGTCACCCTCTGTATAGCGAAGGTGCCATGGTTCTTCTGGGACCACTTCCCAGCTAAAGCCAAATTTACGTACGTTTGCAATTAGCCATTTTAGGCGCTTTGGCTCTCCCGCCGTGTGAACATCAACAGCCAATCCGAGTATTGTGCTGACTAGTTCCAGGAGCAGCCAAAGAAGCTAGCTTTGGATCTTTCTTATACCACTTAACACCTTCAAATGTTCTTGTGCTGTTTCCATTTGGCTTTTTTGTATATCTCTGCAAGAATACTGCAAGCTGAGAATCATAGGAGCGATATGTGTCTCCAGCCGATACTGGCTTTAGCTCAACGCCATCTGCCTTAGCTGCTTCAACCATGGCTTCCCAAGCTGCTGCGGCAAGCCAATGCAGCTTGCCACCTTTAACTGGACGAAGAAGAGCATCAGGAAGCTTTCCTGGCTTTATACCCTTTAAATCTGCTGGCTGCTTAACGGGAACTACAATGTCCCAGTCTACTTTTTTGCTCATTTTAGTAGTTCTCCTATTTTTTCTTTTTCTTTTTAGTCTTTTGGGCACTTGAAATCGCAATTGCTATCGCCTGCTTTCTAGATCTAACTATTGGTCCACCCTTGCCAGAATGAAGAGTTCTTTTTCCGAACTCATCCATAACTTTACTTATTTTTTTTTGATAAGCTGTTTTCTTTTTGGCCATGATGAATATATAATTTTTATTACTTTTTCTTTTTCTTTTTTAAAATTGCGCTTTTAATAAACGGAGGAAGTTTTTGCTGAGCCGGAGTAAGACCAGAGGCCTTGCCTTTTGCAGCTGGAGACTTCTTTTTCATTGGCTTTTTCTTAGATGCCATATTAGTAGCCCATCTTTTTCTTAGATGTCATCTTCTTTTTTCCGCCCATTGTTTTGGCTGGCTTTGTTTTCTTGCCACCCATTTTTTTTGAACTATTCATTTTCTTTTTTGAATGCATCATAGCTATCTCCTAAATTTTTATAACCTATAAAATAGTAATTGTAATTTCTACCACTTAACTCTATCAGCCCAATAAGCTGCAGACATCTTGCCCTTGCTTATATTTTTTGCATGACGAGCTTTGAAAGAGCGACGGCGAGCAGCGTAAGATTTTGATTCGCCCTTTTTCTTTGGCGAACCTGAAACACCCTGTTGACCAAACCTAATAGTTTTTACTTGACTACCAGATTTAGCTACAACAATGTGAGACTTTGTTGGATGATTTGGTGTACGCTTTGGCTTATTGTAGCCGCTAACACCGAGCTCTTTTAAGTCTTGAATCTTTACTTTTTGCCATTGTTTTTTCTCTTCTTCTTTTTCTTCTTTGATTTATTCAAAGGCATTTCAATACCTTTAACTAAATTATTTGTTCCCATTCTTGGGCCAGATATATATATCTTTCCCTTAAAGGGCATTAGTTTGTTTTCTTAGCAGCTGGCTTCTTTTTAGCGGCTGGCTTCTTTTTAGCGGCTGGCTTCTTAGCGGCGCTGGTAACGTTTTCTACTTCCTTCTTAACCTCTTCGGTTACGTTAATGACAGCGTCATCGATAGCATCAGCGAGTACTTCGGCTTGATCTACCAACTTATCCATAACGGAATCAGGAACCATCGAAAGAGGAGAACCCTTTTTACTCTTCTCACCCTTAAGAAATGCCTCTATCTTTGCAAGTAATTTTTTAAACATTATTTTACCTCGTATTTTTAGTTTGTAATTTAAATAGTAACGTTATATGATATATAATAAAACCGAATTTATCAAGCTTTACCTTGTTGTGATTCCTTAATTAAGGAGTATCTATCGCCAGTCTCTTTCGATATAAGGGCAAATCCATACGCAGCTGCTTCTTCTATGGCTTTAGTTAGCCCCTCTTTGTCTTCCAGGGAAAGCTCACCTAGGGGCAAACTTATACCTGCATATATATCTATATTTTCAAAATTTCCAATGTTAACTTTTCTATTAACGCCGCAAACTAAGACTGGGCTAGTAGACAGGGTCAGGCCAGGATTGGCTGAGACCAATTCAGAAACAGGCGATCCAGTTGATTGTTCGAAAGCGTTTTGTGATACCTTAGGCATTTGTTAATTCCTTTACTCGTAGTTCTTTTAATGTTTGCTCTGTTTGCTCGTCCAAGGACATATTATCAGTGTTGATGACTACGGTTGCCATCTTTTTTATTTCATCTATTCCGTTTTCTGACGCATGAGAAGAGTGCTCAGGGCTCATTAGTTTACCATCTCTTTTCATTAGGCGCTCATTTAGTGTATCCACTGAGGCATCGAAGCATACAATGAATCCGTTTGGCTGCTTTAATATGTGCTCGGCTTCATTTGGATATCTAACATCTGAAACCAAAATGATCATTGGATACGAATCTTCATCTTCTTTTAATTGACTCAGATATGATCTATATATCTTAGACGATTTAATTATCGCCCATCTGGCAAAACAATCAGGAGAAAATGATCTACAAAGATCTCCTGCTTTTTGCAGAAACTCTCTGGGCTTTGTGCCTTCTGGCTCTATTGGCATAGAATAAATCGATTCAACCATAGAAGTAAGCTCTTCATATTCTGGAACATCTCCAAGGGATGTTCCCCCATAAAGGTCAAACAACACGTCGTGGATTGCGTACATTCTTCTTCTTTTTTGATTAAAGCCCTGGATATTCTTTTTGATTGATGCCATCTCATATAGCGGAAGTGCGTAAAAAATATGATCCCATTTGATTTCATATCTTAGAGATTCTATAGATCCTTTTGGAACTATGTTCTCTGCTACAGACGTCTTTCCACTTCCAGCCTTTCCAGCAAGGCCGACAATTATTGGCTGGTTTTTCTTTAAATCAATCATATCCATAATTATATCACATACTTCTCTTTCTTTCCTCTAACTGATTGAGAAATTCATTTGCCAACAAATCTGGCTCCCAAACAAAAGCCCTTGGAACTTGAACTACTCTAAACTTATATTCAGATCTTATTTCTTCAACAGTCATCAGAAGCGGCATTAGGGATGCGTTTTTGCATTTCCACTTACCGTTTATTTGATTTGCTACTACTGCAGAATCAGTATAGATAATTGGATCCATTAAATCTGACAAAGAACAGATTAAAAGTCCAGCTATAACAGCCTCATATTCAGCTTCGTTATTGGTTCTACGACCAAGACCTCTGGCAAATTGTGCTATCTTTTTTTTGTTCTTATAAACAACAGCAGCGCAAGAAGCTTCTCCGAATTTTTTTTGCCCTTGCCCCCTAGAGGCTCCGTCGCAAAATACTTCTATATTCATGTCTAGCTAACTTTTACATTAGTCTTTATGTCGTTTTTTTTAGCTACCTCGTAAAGACCTTCCTCTTGTTTTGATGTTGCTATTTGTATCGTTGAGGCAAGAAGGTATCTTTCACTTAAGAGTTCTACCTGAGTTGGAAAATCTAATGAGTTTCTTTTTTCAGAGTAAAATTCTTTCGGAGAATTTACTGATTTATAATGAGCTATAAACATAATTATCCTTTAATAAGTTTTGAAATCTTCATCTAAATAATAACCTTTAGACTCTCTATTGGAAGCTATCTGCATTGACTGCACTTTATCCATCAACTTTCTTGCTGACTCTGAAGCTATTCTAGCAGAATTTTCTAATGACTCAGCTAGATTTACAATAGCTTCGCAGGTAACAAGAGCAGAGTATTCTGATTCAGCTGCTTCCATGGCGGCGGCTTCTCGCTCAGCCTCGTTCTTTCCTATCCTAGAAGACTTGTATACTTTTTTGTATTTTCCTTCTATGATCTTATAGTTGGCTCTCGCCATGCCGGCAAATCTAGCTGCTCTTCCATAAACATTAGAGGTTCTGGCAACCAGGGAAGCCAACTTATCTAAACCAAGATCTATCACATCTTCTTCGGGTATTTCAATAAAGTATTGGTTTTGCGAGCCTTGATTCGTGTAAGAGTTTATAACTTCTTGAATTTGTGGATTCAAGAAATCAGATAAAAGCTGCTGTAACTTTTCTATTCCCTGAAAGTTCATTCATCATCCTTATCAAGCTTAAGTTCTTTTATTAATTCTTCCATATTTTGTTTTTTTATTTCTTCTTCTATTTTATCTTTTATTCTGGACAAGTGTTCTCTAACGGTATTTGGATGTTCATTTATTTTTTTAGATATCTCACTCGACTTTTTCCCATCTGCGAACCTCCATTTTATCAGCTGTCTCTCTTGTATGGTAAGCACATCGAACGGAGGAAATAATTTTTCTCCTAAAACCCACATCTCATCTATTTCATCTCTTGTAAATATTTGCTCTAGCGTATATTCTATCGGCTCGGCTCTAAATCCCTGCTTTTGTTGTCCATTATCTTCTTCAAAAGATTCATCTGTTATTAATGGGAATGTTTTTCTTCCTAATTGATCTATTAAAAATGTGTCTACATTCTTTTTTAGTAGATAAAAAAAGTAGCTATATAAAAAACCGCTGAAAGGTATTGGCCCTTTAGCGGAATCTCTTCTTTCATATCTCTTTATACATTGAAAGAAAGTCATGTTCACAGTTTGTCTTATATCTTCTTCGTCGCCATATCTTTTTGCCATATATTGAATACCGACCCATGACTTCGTAGACATGCTTCATATTTTCTTTATTGATTTTATTCTTTGCTAAGGCGAATCTTACATACGGATTTTTGACAAACAAACCTATGAATCTTCTAACGTCATAGTCCTTGATATTGTATCTTCCGTGATAGAGCAGGGCAACATATTTAGTTAAAAAGTTATGAAAAACTTTTAGCAGTTCTTCCTGGGCCTTTGAACTACCTTCCTTAGCTTTTGCAATCAGTTCCTGCATTTCGGATTCTTTTAAATTATAATATTGTTCTTTATAAGTAGACATTATTTTCCTTCCCAATTTGGGATCAATGAACTATATTCATTTCGAATATCTTCATAATGAATTATTTTTGGCACTTCTATTTCATCCATAAAAGAACATGCTTCTTTAGAGTACTTGCTAATGATGCAAACAAGTTTTTCAAACTCTTCTGGATAGTACCTTTTAAATCTCCTGAGCTTTATCTTACTTTTATCGTCAAGATAACCCTTTATTTCTACCCACTCATCAGACTTTGTCAGGTAAAAATCTGGAGTATAACCTTTTGTTCCTCTTTTTATTGGAAAGGCAAAGACTGTTGGTTCAAATTCAAACTTGATTTTATATCCATTTAAAATTCTTACAAAGTTTGCTTCCCAATTTGATCTTACATTAAGATTTATATCCTGCCTGAATCCAGTTTTTGTATGCTTATACGCATTTCCCCTGGATGTGTTTGCTTTTGTGTTTTCTACTGCTATAATATTCTCTGTGTTGTTTTTGCTACTAGAGAATTTTGGGCTTCCACTAATGGAAGATCTTTCCAAAAAAAAGTCGCTGGAGTTGACAATTTCTATCGACATGGTGTAACCTCTATCTTGTTGAAATAACACGTATATTATAGTTCATAATTAAACAAAACACAAGCAAAGGATAAAATTATGGTTACAATGAATCAAATCATCACCTCGTTCAAGAAGTCACTTAACGAGAACGTCATCGAAAGCCTGCAGGAAGCTGGCTACGATAACACAACAGCCACCAAGCTGGTAACTCAGTTTGAGGGCCTTGCTGTGGAAGATCTGACTTTTGAGTCTGACTCAAGCTTCTAATTTAACTACAGCTATAAAGAATGCCCCGGCGGAAACGCCGGGGTTTTTCTTTTATGCCCTTGCTACTTTCTTATTTCTGAATACACCGAGTTGGACAAGCTCCGGTTTTTGCGTGCTCGCAGTAACTACATATTCTTCCATTACTGGTGGGAGAAAATGAAGTATCATTTACAATTTGTTTTATTGAATTAATTATATTTAATTTTACGTTTTCTAAATCTTCTGGCGTAAATGTATGTCGCTTATGCCTTCCAGATCTTAGGTAATACAGCTCTGCTGTTATCTTTTTGTCAGGGAAAGCTAGTGATGCGGCAAGTGCATATATGCCTAGCTGAAGATTATTCGGAAGTTCTTTTTGAGAAACTTCCCATTTTCCTGTTTTATAATCAATAATTACTACTTCATCTTCATATAGATCTATTCTATCTATATATCCAATCAATAAGTAATTTCCTATTATAAATTTAAATTCATATTCTTTATCAAAAACATTGAAAGTAGCTGCGGGATTCTCATCAAAAAATTCATTTAAAATTGTTTCACCAACAGATACTAATTGTTCTGATATTTTTTTCTCTGGATCGTAGGAAGCTTTATGTTTTTCGTACTCAGTCTTTATTTCTTCTTGATCAAGTGGCTTGTCCCTGCTAACAACATTTTCTAAAACAGAGTGGACTATATTTCCGCAGAACAGCCGCTTCCCCAAATATCTTTGGCTCTTTCTTTATATAGGTATAAAAATATTTAGAAGGACACTGTTGATAGGTGTCTATTCTAGAATAAGAAAAATCAACTAAAGCTAGCCTTTGAATTGGCTGTAGTTCTTCTATTTTTTTAATTTCTATTTGCATTAAATGTCTTCGTTTTTAGTCTCTACTAAATTTCCTTGAGCGTCGTACTCAATGCCATTTTCGTCAATAATATGGCCAGTATGGATATTTTTATATAATCCTTCTCCAACCGGAACCCAGCCGGTATTTCCAATCTCCATATGATCATCTTCAATGTAGGGCCACTGCATAATAAACTACCTTAAAGAGATAACTATATTGCTAGCTGCATCCATATTGTAATAGTAACTCAACAATGAATATAGGTCATATAGTTCGTCATCCGAGGCATAGAAGCCAGCAACGCCAGACTGAACAAAAAAACTGCTTCTATCGTTTGGCTCTTGGTATTCTATTAATGTTAAATTATTGTACGATATTCTTCCTATTTCTTTTTCGTTCATACTAATCCTCGTCTATTATTGTTATTGGATTAAAGTTTGGATCCCCGAGCTTATTTCTCATGTCTTTAACGTATGAATCCCAATCTCTTTCGTCTTGGGTTTTCTTTTCATAGTTTACTTTTCCCTTAAATGGATTAGATCTAAATCTTGTTATTACTAGTCTTCCTTCTTGAGTGCGCCATCTTAAAACTCCATTTTTGCAGTCGCAGAAATCATCTGGATGCGGATCTGTTTTTCCTAAGGGATCATATCTACCGCTACAAGAAACGCACTTGTTATACTTGCCCTTGTCTTGGCATCTATTGCATGATGAGCAAAAATTCCAACAATCTTTTGTTGATGGATTTTGATAACTTCCAGGAAGTGTCATGATACTGGCTCCAATTCTAATATTTGTTTTATTACAGGGACTACTTTGGTAGAGCACAATATGTCAAACTTGTAAACAAATTTATGCTTTCCATTTTTTACTTCTAAAAATACAGGTCTATTACCTTTATTATCTGCAATTATATCATATATTTTATCTAAAGTCACTTGAGAAACATCTGAATCAGCCTTAAGTATAATCGGCTTTCCTCCATGAAATACTTTTGAGTCAATTTTTTCTGAAGAATTATAGAATATTTTTACTATTGAATTTTCTTCATCGCTTTCTTTATTGAGTGCTCCACTCACAATTACAATATCCCCTACGGCAAAGTGATTTTCATATATATTTTTTGCCACTCGTGGAAATATTAAAACTTCAATGCTAGAGCTGATGTCTTCAAGTTGAAGCTTGAACATCTTCTCGCCTTTTTTGGTGGTCATTTTTTTAATTGAATTAATTATTCCGCCGACCTTAACCTGAGTCCCAGAATCAAGATCTCCAAGATCTATAATCTCACTAGTCACCTGGCTTCCAATTACATCCCATATGCCCAAGACTGGATGATTAGTTACGTATATGCCTAGTTCTTCTTTTTCTTTTTCTAATATTTCTAATTCAACTCTTCTACTTATCTCATTATTTTTATCTTCTTCTATTAGCTCATCAAAAGCCCCAGCCGCTGCTAGGTGAGCTAGTGTTGACTTCTTAAGTATAGAGGGGTCACATCTTCTAAAGAAGTCATACATATTAGAGTAAGGATGTTCTAGGTCTTTATTCTTAACAATTGTTTCTGCGATTGTGTAGCCTATTCCATCTATCGCCGAAAGACCAAAGATAATCTTTTTGTTTTCAATAACATCAAAATCTATTCCAGATTTGTTAATCGAAGGTGGCATCACTTCTAGGTCAAGTCTTCTGCAATCTGTAAGATAAAAAGCCTGCTTGTCCTTATTGCCCACAACAGAAGACATCAATGCAGCCATATATTCTGTTGTATAATTTGTCTTTAAGTACGCTGTAGTGTATGAAATCATAGCGTAGCTAGCTGCGTGCGCTCTATTAAAGCCATAGCCACCGAAATATTCTATATCTGAATATATCTTGTTTGCTTTTTCTGGAAGCATGTTTGAATTTTTTACACAGCCCTCAACAAACTTAGCTCTAAACATAGCTATTTTATCCATCAATTTTTTTCCAATTACTTTGCGAAGATCATCCGCCTCAGCTGAACTAAATCCAGCTAACTCTCTAGCGACACCAAGAACGTCTTCTTGATACAACATAATGCCTAGGGAGGGGCCAAGAACCTTTTCTAGCTTTGGATGATCATAAGATACCTTTGATCTACCGTGCTTTCTGTCAATATAAAGCTTATCCATTCCAGAGCCCATCGGGCCTGGACGATAAAGAGATATAAGAGCCATGATATCTTCAATATTATGAGGCTGCAGTTGAACCATTAGCTGTCTCATTCCAGAAGACTCCAACTGAAACACGCCTGCACAGTTGCCTTTGCAAAGCTCATCAAATGTAGCTTTATCGTCAAGTGGAATTTGATCCACATCTATTTCTATTCCTCTGTGCTTCTTAACCAAGTTTATGCAGGAGTCGATAACGCCTAAGTTTCTTAATCCCAAAAAGTCAATCTTTAAAAGACCGCACTGCTCTACTCTGCCCATGTCCCATTGGGTAACTATTGGATTATCTATTCCCTTTTTCATGATGGGCAGATAGTCAACCAGTGGCCCCTTAGATATAACAACTCCAGCTGCGTGAATTCCAGTTTGTCTGACTAATCCCTCAAGAGTAAATGCAGTATCAATTATATATTTAGAATCTTTATCTAAATTATATTCTTTTTTAAACTCCTCTGTCTCCATACATTCTGAAAGGGACTTTGAGATACCTAGGACTGGCGGAGGAACTAATTTAGATACCTTATCCCCGGAAGAAAAATCATAACCAAGAGCTCTTGCAGCATCTCTTATTGATTGCTTTGCACCAGTTCTATTGAATGTGCATATATGAGCTACTCGGTCATCTCCATATTTGCTTCTGGCGTAATCTATTACCTTATCTCTAAATCTATCGTCAAAGTCTAGATCTATGTCTGGCATAGACTTTCTTCCTTCTACAAGAAATCTCTCAAACAAAAGGCCGAACCTAATTGGATCCAAATTAGTAATGTCAAATGCGTAAGACAAAACGCTACCGGCTGCTGATCCTCTACCCCATCCAACTCGTATATCATTGGCCTTTGCCCATCTGACCAGATCAGAAACCACTAAAAAGTATTCGGGAAATCCCATTTCTTTAACTACTTTTATTTCATGATTAGCTCTGTCTACTATATGCTGAGGAAGTTCTTGTCCATATTTTACCCTAAGACCATCCCATGCCAATCTTTCAAAATATTCTACCGATGATTCGTTTGTTGGAATTGGAAACTTTGGAAAATGAATTTCTCCAAACTTAAGATTTATATCTACCATATCGCAAACTGACATAGTGTTTTTTAGCCACTCGTCTCCAAACAAAGAAGACATTTCATCGTATGATTTTAGATAAAAATTATCACCAGAAAAAGAAAACCTATCTGGAGTATGTATTGTTGCGTTAGTCGCCACGCACAACATAACGTCATGAGCTCTTGCGTCCTTTTGATGAACGTAATGACAGTCGCCAGTTGGAACTATTTTTGCTCCAATTGAATTAGCTATCTCTATAAGTTGACCAGAAATCTTTTTCTGTTCTGGCAGACCGTGATCTTGTATTTCTATAAAGTAATTTTCTTTACCAACTATGCTCTGCATTTTGTACGCAGATTCGAGGGCAAACTTGTAGTCACCTCTTAGCAGGGCTTGAGATATCTCACTGTTCAAACAGCCAGAAAGAACTATGAGACCCTCTGAATGCTGAGCTACTAGGTCGTGATCTATTCTGGGCTTAACGTAATAGCCTTCCAGAAAAGACCTAGAAGACATCTTAATTATATTGTGATATCCAACATTGTTCTTGGCAAGAATGGTTATATGATAAGGGCCTCTTTGTTCCCATTCATTTTTAGATGGACCAGATCTTTCTTCTTCGTCTTTATCAAATCTTGTTTTTCTAGCTTGATAAAATTCGCTTCCGAAGAATAGGCTTTATACCAGTGGCTTGTGCTGCATCGTAGAAATCTAACCAAGAATGTATGTTGCCGTGATCCGTAGTGGCGAGTCCAGACATACCTAAAGACTTAGCTCTAGATAAGTATTCTTCTACATTCCCATGACCATCTAACATAGAAAAGACTGTATGGTTATGTAAATTGGTCCAGTTTTTCAACTAATTCCTCTATCTCTATCTGAGCTATCTAATGATTTATCTCTTGTTTCCCTATATGTTATCACAACAACCCCACCACAGTACTTACACGGCACAGCTAAACCTTGTTGTGCAAAAGCATTTTTATACATGTAGCTCATTGGTTGATCTGATTTACATTCAGAACAAACTCCTATAACATCATCTGGATTTTTTATATTGTCAGACATCTAATCCTCCTTTTTAGTTTTATATGCAAATCGTATTGGCGAAGGCATTGACTCTTCTGAGCTCTCTATGTATCTATCGCCTATTGTTATCCATTTTTTCTTTTTTTCTAGCTCACAATCTCCACAACCTACTCCAGCTGCATTTGCTCTTTCGCAAGTATAAGGCCTACCGCCGATGCCAAGCTGTCTTCTTTTGATCCAGTCATTTATATGGCTAGTTGACTTTTCATAATTGAAATCATCGCAAAGCTTTAGTATTTCATATAGAAATTCTATTGACTCTTTATCATACGTTAGGATTGAGCATAGAAAAAGTCTGGCTTCATGGCTTAGGGTTTTTGTTCTCTTTGCGTCTTCTATGTGTCTCTGTATTGATGAGCAGTTTCTAAGTAATTCTTTTTTAGTAAATTGTTTTTCTGACATTGAAAGCTCTTTGAAAGCAGAGGACCCATTTTTATTAAAATAATCTAAGAAATCTTTTGATCTTTCTTTGTCTATTTCCATGTCATAAGAAAAGTTTCTATACCACTCTCCGGCTTTAGAATTAAATTCTTGTTCCTTTACATTGTTATCTTGTTTTATGGAGCAGTATTTTTTTATGGTTTCTATATCAGAAAATAATATATCTTTAGATAAAAGATTTTTATACATTCCTGTGTCTTGATGAACTGTACCTGGATATCTCCACATTCTTCTAAGATCATAGACGCTAAAATCTAAGGACTGAAGATTAAGCTTTACCTTTAACTTATTAGCTATGTATCTAAAAATATTTGGAAGATTATTTGAGGGATTAATTCCTAAAGCGGTCGCTTCGCACTCGACATGAAAACCCTTTTTACCAGTAAAATATACTAATAAAGATTCACTTGGAATATGCTCTTCTAAATACGAATATAAGTTTCGAGTTTCAGTTAATGAAACTGTAACATCTTCATGATCTAAATCGAAATAAAGAGACCCTAATCGCGTTGCCTTATCTATATCGGGAGTATTATAATGCCAAATTGAAGTGTATATTCCGAACATTATTATGCTTTTGACAGTATTCTTCCATGTCATTTATATCTATGAACATAGTCTGATCTGATTTTTTATCTCTAATAACTTTATTTAATGATTTTACATACTTAGCTGTTTCTACGTAGGTCCAAGCGCCAGTGTATTTGGTTTTGTCGCTAGTTATCTTCATATGATTTTTGATTTTTGTTCTTCTTCGTTGATATTGCAAATAACTTTTTTATCTTTGTCATTAAAGTAGCAGTTATTATTTCTATAATAGATAGATTCTGCTATGTAAAAATCAATGTTAGATATAATGCTATATCTTTTCTTGAGTCTTGTCTCCAGGTCCATTTATTCTCCACTTTGGATTGATTAAATCACTATCTATTATAACAGAGTGAAGCTTTGAAGCCATGTTGTCTGCTATGTGAACTATAAAATCTAAATATGTAATTGGATATGTTTCTGGAACGGGTGACCAAGGACCAAGATGACACCTAACCAATCTTAAAATTGACTGCACAACATCTTCTGAAACATATAAGGTAGAAGAATCTGTTTCTGAAGAAAACTTTTTATCGTGCAGTTGACATGCTGTTACAAATTTTCCAACTGTATAAGGATGCATTGGATCGTAACTGACGACATCTGAACCATGATTCTTTTTTCCCTTGCACAAATCGTGTATAAGAGCGGCAGCTATAACCACATCTCTTTCTTCAATGCTAAGATTATACGACTCGGATAAAATCAAAGCTATTCTTACCACTCTTTTAGTATGAAGAACATTCCCGCCGGGACCGTGCTCATCTGCTGGATGGTATTTCCCGCTAAAGCTAGATGGTATATCCCAAAAATTTTCAGCTTTAATCAATAAAGATCTAACAAATGATCTTATTGTATCGTCAGAAATACTTTTAATTTCGTCGAGTAGAGGAGCAAGTATTTTATCTTCTTCGCTAGAAATAGAATCCGACTTTTTATCTATTAGTAGATCATCTAGAATTGACTTTGGCATCTATTTTTCCTTCTTCCATCTTGAGCAGGGATCATTAAACGGACACTTTTTACAGTGCGGTATAAGCCCTCTTTTTGACATAAATATATCTGTTGAATCTATTTTATCACACCACTCATCAAACATCATTATATCATCCTCTGTTATATTGTATTCTGTAAACTTCACATTTTGACTTAATATATCTATATACCCGTATTTAACTCTATCTATTTTATCTGGGTGTCTATTTTCAAAACCCTTTTTAAAACACGTAAAATCTATATTGTATAAATCTTTTTGACTCTTCTTGTAATTAAACAATATTTTTGTTACAAAAAATGTTTGATCTTTATAAAAAATAATATCAAAAGTATCTTTTATATTGCTTTGATTTTTTGTGGAAATATAATATTCTTCCGAAATAGCAATTGGTATAAGGTTTTCGTTTGAATACTCTTCATAAAATAATAAAAGTGAAGCCGCAGCTTTTGAAGTCAAGCTGGCCGTATTTCCATACACAGTTTCATGCTGCTCGGTTATTATATCGTAAGAAGTGGTGTCTTTAGGGAACCACATTTTTTCCCATCTATTTAATATTGCAGAGTAGGATGGAATTACACCTGATTGCTTTTTGAACATAAAGAAATAAATAATATTTTTTATTGTATTTTCAAACTTTTCCGTATGTATATCTCTAGAATAGATTTTTTCTGGCAGCTTTTCTAAGTGCCTATAGTCAAAGAGTCTTTCGCATATTTGAAAATCTTTTATTCCATCTACAGTAAAATTTAACATTAATGAAAGTCCTTATCGTTTAATAGGTCGTCTAGTAGAGAGGATGATCCTTCATAAGAATCATCTGTAACTGGCTCATAGTCTTCGTATATCTTTTTTGCGTCTACATATTTAACCAAAGGTGGATCATACAAAAACGCAGAGCCAGTAATTCTGTTTTTGGGTATTTGTAGTTGCATTATGTTTTCGTCTTCTGTCTCATCATCGGTGGCCAAACGCTTTTCTGTTAAGAATATTGTTACTGCACACTTTTGCTGAATGGTTAAAGAACCGCCTGTGTCTGATTGTTGAACAACTTCTCTTTTTTCCTTCATTCTATTCGCGTTTTCTTGGGCGGTTATTATTAAAACGCAATTCATATCTCTAGCAAGCTTTTCCAGTCTAACCATCATTTCTTCAAACTCGCCCCATCTAGGCTTGCCCTTTCCAGCTCCTCTTGTAAACATTGACTGTATGGTATCTATGATGACTACGTCTGGCAGATTTGCATTATGGCCTAATATATCTCTTAACCAAAACTCTAGATCTTCAAAATAAGGAGTGTCTGGGTCATGCCTAACCATTAGTCTGTCTCCCCAAAGAGAAAGCTTTTGCTTAAATGTATCTAAATACTTTTCTTTATCTGCATCTGACCACTTAGAATACTCTGCATAGACATTTTTGCCTATTATTTGGGTCATAAGTATTCTCTCCCAGTGCCCTATCGCTTCTTCAAAATTTACGTATAGAACTCTATAGCCAGTATCAAGCCAATGATTTGCCAGGCATTTGGCGAATGTACTTTTGCCTTTTCCAGATGCAGCTATGATTGCATGAACTGCTCCCCTAAAGAATCCGCCATTATCAGTATATCCCATGGCCCTATTTAGTGCTTTAAATTGCGTGGGTAGAAAGTTTGGTATGTCCAAAAGAGAATCTACTCTTGCAATTATGTCGTTACCTGTTGTAACTTTTTCTAATGGATCATATCTTATTTGATTTTCAAGCTCTCTGATCTCAGAAGTTAGAAGCTGGATTCTCTCAATATCTGACTCATCTTTTAGCCCCTTTTGGGTAAGTATTGACTGAAGTTCTTGCAGATAGTTTATCTGCTTTCGCTTTTTTGCCTTATGTTTGATCAGCTCAGTTATCGACTCTGGAGTAGATAATTCTAAGGAATTTAGAATCTCTAGCATAACATTTACTCCGGCGCTTCCGCCTAGAGCTTCGTGTATATTGGAATCAGATTCAAGCCATGACTTAAATGCTATTGGATCAACAATGCTTAGTTGAGTTGCATTTTTATATCCAAGAAGTGCTATATAAAATTCGTTTATGCCCTTTTCACCATGTATTGAGCCAACTATATTTTCTGGAAGATGCTCAGCAAAGTAATCTATTGCCCCTTCTTTTTTAAAGCAGAGAGCAAAAATTTGATACTCTAAAGGTATTTTGTCATTATTTATTTCGTTTATGTTTACTGACATTTCTTTTTTCTTTGGCTAGTCTGTATGCTTTTTTTCTGTATTCAGAGTTTTTCTTCTTAACCATTTTATACGCAGTTGTGTCTACAATGCTTTTTTTGCTCTTTTCTTTTGGTATAAATGGGCTAGTTCTTATCGCCTGCATCAATCGCTCGAAGACAGCTTCTTCAGTCAATTTATCGTTATATCTAAATACAACTAAAGCTATGCCGTTATCTTTGCACCACTGAACTTTCTTTTCGTCTCTTTCTAAAGATTCTTCGAACTCATATTTTGAGTCAAAGAATCTTTGCGTATAAAAGAAATGCTGTCTGCCGTGATATTCAGCTGCTATTTGATATCTAGGGCAATAAACATCTAGCTTTAATCTATCTCCAATATGAAATTCATTAACAATTTTTTCTCCTGGCAATAGCTTTTTTAGTATTAATGTTAGAGCTGTTTGACCCCTAGACATTTTTTTTCTGCTATCTTTTAGCCAAGATAAGCCTAATCTATTAATTTCTTTATTCAATTTATTGATAGGCCAATTAAGCTCTTTTGCTATTTCAGATAGTGGCATTGAAGTTTCGAACATCAAGTCCACCAAAAGAGCTAGATCATCTTGATCTTTATCTTCTTTCATTCTTGACCACCGAACTATATTCTCTGGTAAAGTTAAGTGCTTTACCAAGATCTATAATTGACATGTCAAGATTTTCCCAAATTCTAGACGCCAAGGCTAGGCCTAAAGAGCTGCAGTCCAGCAAGCAGTATTGAGCCTTGCCGTTGTATTTAGCTATTTGATCATATGTTTCTTCAAATCTTTTATACAAAGTATGATATCCAACATTAACAATGTTGTATCTTATGCCAAGTATATTCGCTACTCTTTTTTGATCATGAAGAGAGACAACAACATTAGAAGTATTTTTAATAAAGAATTCAACTATAGAATCAAACACCATTTTATTATTTTGGAGGTAGTATTCAAATAGATTAGGCGAATAATACTTATTGCTCTTTTTAAGGCCAATAGAAGAATGTTTATCTTCTTGTATTTCTAGCCCAAGATCATAAGAAACGCTTTTCATAATTCTTGGACCGCTTAAGTTTATTGACTTAAGTATTTCTTTTGATACTTCAGTGGGAAAAGACTTTTCGCTTTTTTTATTTAAACCTATAATTGAAGATTTTGATATATTAAGAAAAGCAAATTTTTCTTGATCACCCATCATTCTTGTTAATTCGATTGCTGAGTTCTTCACTTCTTTCATTATAACCTCTATATTCCAAAGTTTCCCCAGTTTATTAAAACTGGATTTTCATCTAATATTGAATTGATATGATTTATATTATGAAATTTGCCGCCGTCAAGAGCTGCATATCTTTCGTATTTTTTCTTTTTATCTTCGTCTAATATGTAGCCCAAGTGTTTCATTATTAATCCTGAGTTAACCCAAAAGTTTCTCTGTCTTATCCAAGACGAAACATATGTTGGTTCTGAACCACACGCAAGGGCTTTATCCAAGAAAACGCCATCTGATATAAATCTAAATATCCTAGAACTATTATTTGGAGCCCACAATTTATCGACTCTATATTGAGTAAAGTTCCACATGTGATAAAACCTAACGTTGACAACATCGTTTTCCGATTTTGATAAGATTGATTTGATATCAAAAGATGACTGATCATCTTTTCTATAGAGCATTTCATCGCAGTCTATAGCGATAATCCAATCTCCAGGCTTTGCGTGTTGTGAAAGATTGTTCCAGGCAATGGATCTAAGTTTACCCTCATGAACATTGAATGTAGGCTCACTTGTTTTGTATGCGTGACAAAAATCAGAAGCTATTGAATAAGTGTTATCTTCTGAACAATCATCGGTAAAAACTATTTCATCTACTTGAGTTGAAAGTCTTTGAAGAACTTCTTTTAAGAATCTTTTTTCTTCATTTCTTCCAACCATCTGTGCAATTAATTTTGGGTTAGACATATAAAACCTGATAATTAAATGGCTGGCGGCACACGCCGCCAGCCTGGTCAATAATAATTAAGCTTCGACTTGCTTTCTAGCTTGTACTGCGGTTATTCTTTCGACTTCTACATCCTTAAAAAGGAGTTCTCCACGAACACCTGAAACCTTACGATTATTGCTACTAGCAATCTTCTGAGCCTCAGCTGCGGTTGGGGACTTCACAATTGAAGTTGTTGTCACAGTAAAATACTTGAATTTATTTTCAGCCATTATTTTTCCTTTTGAGTTAATTGATATGACAAAGTCTATTATACAGCTAAAAATGCTTGATGGCAAACTATACTAATAATTTTTCTTCTACTGGCCAAAAGTACGGCATGTTGGGGTCTTCGTTAAAATGATGAGAATAGTATTCCCAATCTTTTCTTAGAAGATTAGATCTATGTGATTTATGTAGTCTTTCGTCGCCAAACCAAAAAGGCATTTTGGCTTCTATTAGGAGTGTTTCAAATGACATGTTGTTTTTGTAGCCTCTGTTTATCCATTCTTGAATTGTGTAGTTCTGGTACATTTGAAGAGCTGCTTCGTAGCCTCTCCACATTTTTGTAACCGGATGATTTATCCATCCTTTTGTTTGAGTTCTTCCAAGTAGTATGTTTAATACCTGAAAAGTTTCTACTCGCTGCTTGCCGAGACGTTTATAGTCTAAAACTTCTACTGACTTTTTAAAATCTGGATAAGGCAAGAATGTTTGCATTAGCTATCTTTCTTGAATTCCACCCAAGTTTTATCGCCTACACCATAGTATTCTCTGGCAAGGCCAGCAGCAACAATATCTGCGTTGAGACAGTTGCCACTTTCATCCCAAACTTTAGCTAAAACTCTACCGTATTTTTCATTCTTATCTAGAATTGTTTCAATTTTAACCCTATGATTTGCTCGAGTTAGCCACTGATCTGTGAATTCTTTTGCCGCCAAACCAAGCTTTTTTTCTTCTAGATCTCTAGTTCTACTTTCGGGGGTATTTACTCCGTATAGGCGAACTCTACCCTTTTTAAGGGTATCAAAACCAAGGTCAATAATGATATCAAAAGTATCTCCATCAACAACCTTTTTTACTTCTGCGTTATATATCCACGGGTTTAATTTATCTGTCATGTTAATCTCTTTCTATTCCTATGTAATCGCAAGCTTTGCGAAATATTGATTGACTTACTTTAAACTGTGCATCGGCGTGGCTGTAGCCCTCTCCAGGCTTTGGAGAAGAAGCGTGCCAGCTATGACCAATAGAAACACTGCCATCATACACTACATTATAGCCTAGGTGACGAGCAAAGTACGAGCACCAAGTTTCTTCGTAGTAGTGAGGAGTCGGCAAGAATGCTCCTTTGGCGTCTGGGTATAGCTCTCTATATCTTTCATTGTTTGTCAGCGTATTCCAAACAGATCTTCTAATAAAATATGCCGATCCAGACACGGTTACGCAATTGATTCTATCCTTGTAAAGAGAGTCTGTTGGATCTGGCTGCATCCAGCCCCTATGCTTTGGAGCTGTATTAGTTCCTACGATACCAGCGTGCCTAATTAAGCCATATTCATCTCGTTGTTTTGGTCCAAGAATATGAATGTCTTTTTCTTGATTAAATATTTTACAAATCTTTGTTATATCTTCATTTGTAAACCAAACATCAGCATTAAGTAATCCTATAACGCTATTAGAGCCAAAGGTTGCAAGTTTATTGCATGCCGCTGAGTAGCCAATGTTTTTGTTTAAACAAATTCTATCTATTAAATAGTCATCTTCTTTAGATCTAAAAAAATCTATCGTATCATCAGTTGAACCATTATCTGCTATATATAAATTCCAAAATTTTTCTGAATGCCCTCCAGTAATCAACTGATCATGAAGACTATCCAATAATCTTTCTAATAATGGTTTAGTATTGTAGTTGACAACACAAAGATCTATCATATTTACCATTCATCATCATAATCATTTGAACTGCTGTTGTTGACATTTTCTATTGCTAAATTAATAGCTAAAATTACTCTATTAAATATTGCTTTATCATCATTTGATACCTGACCCCTCAACATATTTGCATAGGTTTTTTGGATATGTATTAATATATCTAAATCTTCTATTAAAAATGATTGACCTGGTCCAAGTTTTATATTAACTTTCTTCTTTTGATTTGTCTTCTTGCTCACTATCTTTTTTCTTTCTTTTATTGCTTTTACTTTCTATATTATCAATATTGTTTGGATCGACTTTATGAACGCATATATTTTTTGTATCTGGTTCAAATGTTATAAAAAATACGTGCTTATCTTCTTCCGACAAACCTTCTGGAGGAGCTGACTCTATAGCTATTTTTTCGGACGATGATCCATATACCTGACTATGGTTATTGTAAACAACAATGTAGTTTAGTTTTGAAGCAGGCATAACTACCCTAAAAGAAAAAGTATACTCAAAGAAATTAAAAATCCAGAAAATATTGCTAAGTAGCTAGCTATTCTTCTTTGTTTTTTATCAGCCAATATCTGTGATAATGAATTTAGATTTAATGACCAACTAAATAAAATCGTAAATATAGCTACAAAAAATATATTTTTAAGCATTTCTGTTGACCAGGCAAGCGAGAGAAACTGGGAAGTGAGGAGTGATCAACTCTTCAACTGCTTTTGCATATTCAGTAATTTCCCACTGAGCATCGTGTGATAATCTTTGATTTAAGAACAAGGCTATTGACTGCAAACTAGAAGACCATCTGTATACAACATGCATTCCGTAGGCGGCTAGAAACAATCTAGCTTGCTCTGGAGCAACTCCATTGTCCATTGCCATTTTATATAGAGCTTCACCCTGTTGGACGTACTTAGCCAGCTCTTCACTTAATACGGCTCCTGTCCATGGATCGATTGGTCCACCAGATCCCTGCTTCTTATCTTCAGGGGCTAGTCTCCACTTTTCTGAAGACGGTATATAAAACTCTGGCTCCATTGTTATGTATCTTCTTGATGACTCATTCCATGAGTCCATCGTGTGGTCAGATCCGACTACATACTTCCAGTGCTGTCTTGCGACAAAAAGAGGTGCTTTAAATTCGAATGTCGCAAAGGCGTGTCTAAAGGGAGACATGTGATTTTCTCTAGCAAGAAAGTTGATAAGCCTAGCATCACTAGTCGACATCTCTTTGCTTTCTTTTGCGAAAGAGGCTCTAGCTGCGTTGGCTACGGATAAGTCAGAACCCATCTTGTCGACAAGTCTGACGTATCCGTTGCCCAGAACTACCTTTGTATCTTCTAACTCATTTACATTTTCCATAAATTACATTATATCATGAAATTATTGTTTTGAGTTATCCTTTACAAACTTAATTTCACATGCGTCTGTTGTACAATAAGCTTCGCCAATAGCGTCTGCTGCCATGCCAGCATATATTCCGTCTAAGTCAATTGGGAAAAGACTATCTTTACTGTTGTTGTATTCTTCTTCTGTTATTTGCGTGTAGGGCATTTGAGGATAGGTATCGTTTCCACTTGGTAGGAACGAAACAGTTTTTAGCTGCCCATCATGCATGTGAAGAACTGTTCCAATGTGCTGTGCTTCAGTATCTTTATTAAATGATACGGTTACAGATACGGAATTGTCTGACCAATATCTTTGAGCGGTCACGGCAAGCGCCATCTTCTCAAAAATAGTCACGTCTTTTTCTGATCTAACTGCTTCAGATTTGATTGGGAAATATACTACAGAAGTAGTATCTGGCGATTCAGCTGCGGGCTCTACTCTGTAATTTGCCATCTTAAATAGTGGAAGCATTGGGTCTTCGTTCGAGAATCTGATTGTTCTATTAAAGAACTGGCCGCCTGGTGTCCAGTGAACGCCTGGAGATTCTCCGGCAAGGATAGAAACAGTTCCCGATGGCTTAACTGTTGTCATTTTAATTGATTCTCTAATTCCTAGCCACTCAGAATATACATTGTCGTATCTCTGAATCGTTTTATACCCCTGGTTCATCCATTCTTTTAGAACCGGAATGCCTACACGATCTGCAAAGTTAGCTACGCCAGAAATTGAAGCTCCTATTCTGCGATTACGTTGCATGATTGCATTTGTTTCTTCCCAGTGGGTTGGAAGAAGAGTGACTGTTTTGGCGTAGAGATACGCAAATTTTAATGTTCTCTTGAAATCATCTAATGACTCATGTCTATTTAGATAGGACTCAACTAGGGTGCAGCACTCGTATGATTCCAGTGATTGTTCTGCACAGGGATTGTATCCAGCCACTCTGTGATCTTTATTGTTAGCTGGATCAATTAGTCTTCCGTACTTTCTGGAGACATCCATCCAGACAACTCCAGGTTCTCCGTTTAAAGATATTCCTTCAACTATTTTAGATAAGTCTGCTCCAACTTCAGTTTCAACAGAATTATTTGACATCCAGCCCCAACCAGGATTCTTTGGGTTGTAAGAATTTCTTTCTGGAAACTTTTCTTTATTTTTTAGATTCAAGAAATTGTCATCATCAAGTCTTCCTATGAGGAGCTCCGCTGAACGACGAACATTTCCAGACACAACACAAACTCCAATAAGGTTTCCTATGTCCGCTATGTCTACTCGTGTGAGCTTATCCCCAGATCTATTTTTAAACATTTTTCTTATGTGCTTATGAAGTTTTTCAAGAGGCTCGTGACCAGCTGCGGTTCCTCCAAATGTTTTAATTGGAGTTCCAGATGGACGAATAAGAGAATAATCAAAAATGTAGTTCGGTTGATTTTCTTTTAGATAAGAATTCAAAAGCAATGACATTGATTCGACCCAGCCTTCACGAGTATCTGGAACCACATAAGTGGCTTCTCCGCTCGGCTCATATATTGCAAAATCTTTGTCTGCACCTTTGTCATCAAAGCCTACGCCTACGCCAAGCATTGATGCTTCCATAAGAAAGGCGAATGGTTTTGCTGGATTATTCTTGTTCATTTCTCCAGTAGAAACAAACGCACAGTTTTGAAGTGCAGCTGAATTCTTTTGCACATTTACTATCTCCGTTCCCATAACCCATAAGCCACGACCAGGAGGAGTCCACTTTAGATTAAAGAGTCTGTCAAAAGCTTCCTTTGCTGAAGCTTGTGCCTTGACGTCATTCCATGGAAGTCTATTCTTTTTGCAATGATCTTTTTGTAGAGAGTACATGCCGTTGATTACTCGCTCGCATACATCAACCCATGTTTCTTTTGTGCCATCAGCTTTTAATCTAGAATATGTGCGCAAAAATGTTATCTCACCAACGGAGTTTCCACCCGCATCTCTATACCCAAATGGTGCTTTTTTGTCTTTGTAAGAATTTATAAAATCATCTGTTAATTTAAAAGAAAACATTGACGACGCTTTACTAACTGGATTCGCCAGTTCTGCGTTTCCGGTCTCTACTTCTTCTAATACTATTTGTGTCATATTTTCTCCTTAACTATTGATTCTTTTGATATATTTTGGATTTGTCTTTTTGATTTCTGCGCTTTTGATTTTTATAATGTCTTCTAATTTATACACTTTATATATTTCTTTTTCAAAGAAATAACCACTTCTCCAATTAAATACATTTTGTATATTACTTTTGTGATTAACAAACATGTTACATACTACTGCGCCACCGTAGGCTTTTACAAGATTAAATAACTTAGATTCTAATTCTTTTAGCTCGTCAGAAGAAAGATTAGCCGTATCCTTTGCTTTTCCATACAGCCAATTGAATGCTTGCCTATTCAATGGAGATACGTCTACTGGTTCTATGACTCCAAGTTTAATTATTTTTATTCTATTTTCTGTAATATTTATATCCTCTTTTGCGTTTTTCTTATACATATCAAACCAATCTTTTTCATTAAATTGATTCCATGCTGTACACCAAAATAATAATTTTTCTGGCGGACTAGGTATAGTAGTACCATCCGACTGAGGAATGAGCGTTGCGCAAGCTATAGCTTTTTTCACAAAGAGTTTTCGGGCCTCATCATCCCAGCCCTTTTTCTCTGTAATAGACCAAAGTTTTTTTATATTGGTTTTCCAGTCTGCTTTTCCTAAAAACAAATTCAAATATTTTTCTGCTATGTCTAATGGTATAGTATCTTCGTTAACTACTTTCATCAAACCATCTAAAGACATTGATAATCCCTTATAAAACTATTTAAACCTATAAAACTGTACCATTAAAGAATAATCCCGCCTAGGTTATACCTAGACGGGACCATTTCTCGTAGCTCACCGGCCTCCGTGTGACTAATTATAGCACACGTTCTGCCAAATTATATGTAGATTACAAAGCTTTTGCGGAAGGAACTCCTGACCATTCTTGAACTTTGTTTCTGCCGTAGTCGCTTTCCACATTTGCTTGACCGTATCCAGAAGTGAATATGGTTGAGCTTACAACTCCGTGCACATCAAATGGTCTAAATAATCCAAATGATGAAGGAGCGCCTTGGGCTTCGCTTCTTGCGGCATGACCAAATCCAGCGGCAAATACTTCTGCTGATGCAACGCCGTCAAATTTGTAATTGCTATAAAGTGCATAATCATTCTCGCGATCTGCTTCGTGACCATAGCCCGAAGCAAATGCAGCTGCACCCGATAGACCCTTATATTCATACGGTCTAAATCTAGCACCTTCGTACGTTGCAGTGCCATCTGGGAACGTGCCCGAGAGAGGATGTACGTAGAGCGTTGTGCCATTAAAGATTTGTGAAAGAAGTCTGTTTCCTGGATGGTTTCCTGTTCCAGGAACATAGTGATTATCTGGTGCGCCAGTAAGCAAGCCTGGAGCAAACAGGGGGTAGAACGAGTATGTTCCAGCCGTACCCTTGTACGGATTGACCATTTCTGTTGTGCTACGCCCCCTAAGGACTGGTCTAGGACCCACGTAAAAGGTTGCCATTATATTATTCTCCTTGAGGTTTAAGGTATTTTGTACTTATATAGTAATTAGTTATATGATATTAGTAAGTCAGATAGCACTGGAGGAGTCTTATCTTCCAGCATATTTAACGTTACCTCTATCCATACATGGCTAGAAGACCCAGGGTTGGACAGCGAATAGTTGCCAGCATCGTCATATATTACCCTATAACTAAAGGCATTTGACATCTGGCTCAGTGGCACGTTATATATGAATGGCTCAACATCGGTGATTTCCTCGATCAGCTGCCCTTGTGGAGCTGTAAATTTAATTATTGTTTTACCAGATGGCAGGAACTTATCATACCTAATATCAAGATCTGATAATCCATATGTATAAATATACTTATCTAATTCTTTAAAGTAGTTTCTTTGAACCATTTTAACTCTTATTGCTGTTATTTCTTTTTCGGCGAAATAGAACGATAGTGGCCCAGAATTAAATACAGTATCTGACCCCGCAGTTGCCCAACCCCCAGGAGCTACGTTGCCTATTGCATCAGAAATTCCATTGTATAGACCAGAAGAATTAACGGGTATCCATCCATCAGATTCTGTCAATGTTGGATTTTGAGTTGTAGTATATTCTATCGTTGATATGTCTACAGAATGCATTGGATATGGATTTAGTTTGATGCAGTTTGTCTTCATAGATCCAGTAAATTCTGTTGGAACTTTTACGTAAAACATCATTTGAGCGCCAGATGAAGAAGACTCATTGACTATGACATTTCTTTTCCATATTTTATTTGGATCATCTAAAATTGCATTATATGTTGGAGTTGTGTTGACAATATTGCCGGCTACGTCTACTCCGACATAATTATTCTGAATGTAGGTTTTAAAAAAGTCTGGAACAATTTGACCAATAGAAGAGTTGAAAAATTTTAATTTTGATGTTGATGAACCGGTAACTTTTGGAAGAGTTATTGTATTGTAATATGGGTCAAGAGAAAGTAGATCAGTTGAAGAAACTGCAAAGCTAGTCCCAACAAAGTTGATATAGTCTAATTGAGAAAATGAATGTATAGAAATCTTATTTCCAGTAGCTTCAAGAGCTTCTATTCTATCTATTAAATCCTCAACGACACTACCTAAAAACGCCTGATCTTTGATAACTCTTTCAAAAGATTGAGCCAACCTAGAATCAATTAAGCTTAACTTGTTATATAAATAAACAAGATCTTTATAGTTTTCTTCTATTCTAAGATTGTAATCAGCACTATCTACTGGGCCTCTGTACTGAATAGATCTTTTCTGTGTATTTATTGAATCTGCCATATTAGTTTCCGTTTTCTAACCTTTTTATTTTGTTTTGTACTTTTTTTATTTTACCAGAAATTTTATTTAAAGTCTCTAAAATCATAGCCTGTTCAAGAGTGCCATAGGACGATGTTTGATCATCAATTAATATATTTGTATTTGATATCTCAAAATTTTTTCCATCATCTAAAATTTCTGCTTCTGTTAAATCTGATATTTTTGAAACTAAATTTAATGATATGTTTTCAAGAGAATCCTCTATGCTTAAAGCTTGATTATTGATTCTATTGATGTCTACTATAAGAGCATTAATTTCTAAATTTTCTTGTCCGCTATTTCTTTCGCCTTTAAATTTTTGTCTTGATCTTGAAAAAAATGGCTCAATTATTTTTCCTGAATTATCTTGATCGCTAAATGTATTTGCCATCAATCACTCCTATGAATCTCTATGCTTAAACTTCACTCTTACAGACTCCAAAATGGGAGTTATGTATGGGTTGTCGTATCTTGTAAAATCAACTCTATACCTAACTGCTTGAACGCTTGAGGAATTTTTTGATGTAAATATAAAATTAGAATCACCAGATATTGACCTAGAAGCAAGTATCTCTCTGCGACCAAACACTGTATCTATTGTAAAATAGTAATTATCTTCTGTCACTTTATTCTGAAATTCTAAGGGGTCTAAGTATATAAATTGATCAGAGAATATAGATCCATATCTAGATATATTTAGACCTTCTGCTAATGAAAAGAACATCTGGCCTACATAATTCTTATCATAGGTTATAACTATATTATTCACTCCAGACAAAAAGTCCCATTGTACAGCCTTACTGGTGACTCCTTTGGGCAAATCTGCTATAAGAATTCCATTTAAGTATATGGCAAGATTAAAGTTTGACGATGACTTTGTGACTGTATGAATTACGCTTAAGGGGGCGGTTCTTAGCATAGAGGTTTGTATGTATCCAGATGAATACGTATTGATGCCAGGATTTATTGATCCTAACTGCTCTTTGAGAGTCGAATACAGCAGGTCGGCTGGTTTATTCTTCAATGTATTGTTCCAGTATTCTAGATCTTTGTAGTTTGAATTAATTGAATTTTCTCCTGGCAGGATGACATAGCTATGCTTTAGGCAGTCTACATTTGCAAATAAGGCTGGATTAACATAGGATAAATCGCTATCAAGAGCCGCTATTCTAAATATATTTTTATCTGTGTATATTGTCGTACTTGGATTTAGTTCATTAAAGTTTTTTGTGTCTGATGTCAAAGGAATATAGGAAATATCATTTTCATCAGGAGCATTTTTTATATATATATTTCTTCTTAATGAACCGTCTAGATAGGCAACTGAGGAATAGCCAGAATTTTCAGAGCCACTGGGAGAAATCGGTGTCCAGGAAAAATCAAATACTGACTCCGCAAGTGGATTATCTGGGGCAATATAGTAATTCAACGATGTTCCAGGAACTATCTGCTCATTTGCGTCTAGTGCTACGGCGTCTATAACTAGATTGGAATTTTGATTAGATGGTAGGCTTAGTGGAGCGGATACTAAGTATCCGGATCTTGCGTAATACTTTGAGCCTATGACTAAATCCCTTAAGCCAAAATTGTATACATATGGAGTATTGGTATTTTCTTGTATATAATCTGGCTCGTTTTTATAAAGAGTTAATTCTATAAAACTATAAATATCAGATGGAACACTAAAAGAAAATGTTCCATAATCCCCTCTTGAATTTTGGCTTTTAACTACGTTTGCTTTGCTCAGGTCATTTGGTTGGGCTGACATTACCACATTTAACGGAGAAGAAGTATAAACGACTCCATCTATTTTTGATACAAGCGAAAAAACCGAAACTGGTATATTTATTGCAATTGAAACAGACTGAGGTTTAGACAAAGATATCGAATAGTTCCAGTACGTATCATTTAATCCATCAAATAAATTCATAAAATTAGTTGAATCAACTGATTCGTTTACAGGCTGTCCATTGACACTAACAACGAATTCAGGATTGACATTTCTCAAGTTGTCTAGAGTTAATGGATTAAATTGTTCTGATCTTAACTTTGATATTGTAACATTTTTATAGTTTGGATCAAAAAATACAGAATCGCTTAAATTAAGATCTATGTTTTCTGCGCTTGCAAAATTTTGAGTTATTGAATAAAAATATCCGTCTGAATTATTATTAATGAATAATAAATCATCTATTTTAGATTCTAATTCTAATCTTCTCTTTTTTAAACTTTCTAATTTTTTATTCAATGAAGTAACAACTGAAAACAATTCTTCATTGTTTTCTAAAATTGTGTCGTACAAAATATCTACATTAAACAAAGTGTTTGCCATAATTTGATTCAAGAGGTCTACATCAGTCTTTGATCTTGACCTTAGTAAATCGTAGTCTACTTTAATCGGAAATCCAGGAGTATTTATCGAAAAGTATTCGTTAAACGCCGATCTAACTTGTCTTTCGTTTGGTTGAGCTCCAGAAGAATAAAATAATTTATATATATTATTTAAGAATCTTCTTTTTTGAACTGTTGCAATATTCATTATTAATTTACCTTAGCTGCTAGCATATATGAATAGACTATTGGTGCCATACTATTAACTTTATCTTTCTGCAAAACTATTTTTACTATTACATTTTTTATTTCTTTTGGCACTTGCGGATAATTGTAGTAGTAGACACCTGGTAGCTTGAATCCTTGTGGAACGTTTTGATTAAAAGAAAGTATTTCTGGATTTGCCGTAGACGAAGAAGAGTTATATCCAAATTGAGATGGAGTAATTGGTAGCCAATTTTTTCCTTCATCAACAGAAATATATGAAGATATTAGCTGAGCTGATTGAGATGTGACGCCTAAGTCACTCTCTATTCCAAGCATAAGGGATGCCACTGGTCTATCGAATAAGTAGGGAAGTGACACCATTTCGGCACTGTCTTCAAAGGAAAGATACTCAACTGCAACATCCCTTAAGCCTATTGCCATTCTTTTTGCTGGCAAGACTTCCTTTTCAAGTCTAATTGGAACATTAAATGTTTCAGTTGTTTCTGGAGAAGAAGCTGTTGTTTTTTTCTTAAGAACAACCGAAACGCGCTTTGCCAAAACATCTTCCCTACTAAATAAATTTGGATTGCTTACTGGTGGGATTATTGCATCCTTGTCATATATAACCTCTTGGTAAACATCTTTACTTAATGAATCAGGATTAAATCTTGATGATCCAAAAAATGGACTATTATCAGAAACTGAATTAGTGTAATCGGTAACCCAGTAGGAATGAAGAATGTCTTGTTCGGAATAATCAGGCTGTTCCATAATTACTCTTATGTTCAGCACTTTTCTTTCTACGAATTTTACGGTAACGGAATCAAAATAATAATCTGAAAATGAATCTTCAAATAGTTTTTGGCTTGAAACTCCAACATAAATTGGAGATGAAACTATGTCTTCCGTCGCGCCGTCTAAAGATGTAACGTATATATGTGTTATTTTGACTGATTTAGATGATCCAAAATATGGATTAATTGTTACTGAATTTGCTATTTGACTCGTATTAGAATGAATAGTGAAATCTAGAACCAATGGTTCTGTTACTGGATGATCGGACCAGTTGAAAAGACTTCTATTTGATGCGTCTTTTATTGTGCCATTATCTACTATATATGAAAATTCATTTTCTGAGAAAAGTAAATTATCTTTATAAATTTCCTTATTAACCAAAAGGGCTTCGTACTCAAAATACGAGAGAGGATTTCCGTCAATTATATTTAATGGATTATAGGAAGAGGCTTTATTTTTAAAATCATAAACATAATTTTGCCTTCCAAATTGATCAATTTTCTTTAAGGCTAAGTGGTTATTCCCAGCAACTCCGTTTGATGGATTTATGGTTATTCTAGATGGCGTCCACTTTGTACTTGTGCTTAGCTGTATTGTCATCATTCCGATTTGAAACGAGTGGATTTTCTGTTTTGCTCATTTTTGCAAAATCCATATAATCTTGATTATCAAATGAATCACCCGTGTAAATTATGTCTTCAGCTGGACTTTGTGCATACATTTGCAGAACTTTAGCTTTAGAAAATATTCTTTGACTATATTTTTTTTCATTTTCTATTTCAGATGTAAACATGTTAAAAACGCTAATCGTTTTAGCCAATAAATAATCAAGCTGTTTTGCTGATATATTTACATCGTTTTTTAATGTTGAAAAGAATTCATTCATTTTCTGAGAGGATGGTGGCTCACCTTTTGTTATCAAGTTCAGTTTTGAATTTATTGTATCTATATTGTTGTAGGCATTATTGAGGGCCTTATTGAAGTCCTCAAGGAGATCTTGCTTAGTTAAGTATTTGCCATTGTTGTATTTTTCCACTAGATCAAATAAAGAAGTGGCTACTTGATCAAAAATAGATGTTGATGGTGATAATTGTGCCATATTAGTTGCCCTGTATCAATGCCTTATTAAGTTTGTCATAATAAGGATCATAATTTTTTGTTTTTGCTTTAACAATAACTGAATCTACTGAACCAGAATAGAGTATGTTTGATATGTTTTTTCTAAGAATTAATCTAAACCTAGAAGAATTAGAAACATATTCATATATAACGCTGAATGGCTCTGTTACAATCTGGTTAAATACAATATCTTTACCGTTCTGTATAAAATAGTATCCAGAACCAGAAGGAAAGGCAGGCAGATCTCTGCTATTTGTGTAATTCGTTATATTCAAAGCGTAAGATCCATCGCTCATTACCACCTTTACTGGACTATAGCCCTGATAGTCTGAGGCAAATACGGTCCCATAAGACGAATTATACTTGGCTGTTTCTGTAAATTTAGTATTTACATATGGTATGTTTTTTAGGGTTACCTTACCCAGATAGTCCGTATTGGAAAATCTTTCTCCTTGACCTTGTGAATCAAAAAATGATTTTGTAGATTCTTTAAATAAATTACTCTTAATAAAATCTATGTTATCATAATTATATAGTTTAAGATCGGTATAATATTCGCAAACATAAGTTGAATTAGGATTAAAATTAATTAATATTATTTGATTTTCTTTAAGAATATAATTATTTGCATCAAGCAAATAGCCATTTTCATACAATTTAAATGTTTCTTTAATATGATAAAATCTTGTTTTTGCTATCTGAGTTTGTTGATCAAAAAATAGAACTTCTGAATTAATTTTATTTGATCCATACGGCAATATCGGTGTCCAGTCAAATTCCGATATTGGTATTTCGGTATTTGATATCGATAACTCATATGAGATGGGGTCTTTAAGGTCATAGTCATAATTATTTAAGTTAATTAAATTTTTTCCTTCTGTTAGAAAAACCTTCATGGCGAGGGGGTAGCCAGTAAAAGGAATTTTCTTACTGACAAAGCACGCTTTGTCTGATTGGTTGTTTTTTACTGTGGCAAATTCTATTGATCTTATCGAAAAGCTATACTCGTACATATCAATTTTCTCAAGAACAAGTAGATCTTTAAGAGTGGAATCATTCGATCTAGATACTGTTTCTGGATTTGCTAACTGAAGTTTATTTTCTGTTGTATCGTTGGAATTTTTTTGCGGGATCAAGCCAGGAGATCTAAAGTTATAAATTGATCTACCAATAGTATTTGATTCTGTATAGGTTTTATTTTCAAAAATTTCATTGTTATCATTTATTGAATGAATAAAAAAGTTTTGAAACATGTTTGAAAGCAGCGTGCTCCATCTAGATCCAAGCGATTCAAAATCAATATTTTCTTTTAAGAAATTTTTTCTATAATCTTTATTCAAAAAATTATTTTTAACATAAGGATATTTGAAGGAATAATAACTTTCATTAAAATATTTATTTTTAAAAACTTCTTTTAATGAATTATTTTTTAAGAATAAATTGTATACAACATCTTGGATAACATCGCCATTTTGTCTCTTAGATTCTCTTATTGACTTACCTATTTCGTAAACAGCTTTTCCGGTAAGTTCTGTTGTTGAAGTTGTTTTTTCATTCTTTGAATATATTGGTTGATTAAAAATCAAAATTATTTTGTTTACATTTGTTCTTGGGAATGCTATCTGAGAAACTGAATCTAAAAGTTTAGGAGAAGAAAGAACTGGAATAATATTTGTATTTTCTGGAGAAACTGAACCCATAAAATTTAAATTGTTTTCATTAATAAAATTCTCGTCAAATAAAATTAATGATTTGTTTTCTGTCTTTTCTGAGAATAAAACTACCTGAAGAAGCTGCAATCCATTTCCGTTTCCAGGTGTTATATAAATTGAATCCATTTCCTGAGGAAAACCAAAAGACATTTCCACCATTGCCTGTGCGCCATTAACATATGATTGATCGTAACTAATGAATTTGTTGGCCTCTGATATTTTTGAAGTTAGTATTACTGGAGATTTAACTGTAACATTCCATGAATCACTCTTGCTATCATTTAGTGCCGCATAGAATCCACTATCTGAAGTTATATAGTTTGGATAGTTTGTTTTAACTGATATTGAATCAACAAAATCTAAAGGATTTCTGAATTCCATTTGTTGACCTATCTTAAACTCTCCAGTTTTTTTATCTATAAATCCGTTTCCATCGTATGAAAAATTCACTCCATCTCTATCTACTAGATCAAAAACATATCCATCTGATCTATAATCACTCAAATTGTTTTCAAATTTTTCTATATAGTTTGAATTATATAAATCATCTTTGCCAGACAAAAATTCATAGTTGCCGATAAAGGTGTCCAGCATGTCTAGGTCTTTTTCTACTTTTTCTATTTCTGAGGTAATAACATCTGTCATTGAATTCAGTATAAGACCTACTGTATTTGCCGCGGAGTAATAAGTTCTCATCCTGAGATCAGCGTCTCTAAACATGTCTATAAAGAATTCTCTATTAAGAGCTGAAAACTGTTCGAACGGAGAAGGAGAGTAACTAGTATTTAATCTTATTGAAGATAATTTAGAAACAAGAAGAGAGAGATCAGATTTATCTAATTTCATTTCTCTTATCAAAGATGATATTGTGACTTGAGAACTATAAGAAAAACTATTTAATACGTTTGGAAGTTGTTTTATCATTATATTTCCCAGGGCTCTCCACTTAAATCTTGTATCTGGAATGAAACTCCAGCTGTTAGATTTCTGCTAATTATATCATAGATCTCTTCGATATCTTCAAAGTTATCTTTAACTTCTTTTGGCAGCCTTATTATCACAAAGCCACCCTTAGGATAAGAAGTTCCGTAGGCGGGATACACGTCCCAATGCGAGAGTATATTTGCGATATCTTCTTCTACTTCTAGTACTCCGTATTCGGCTTTAATGCCGCCACCTCTTAATCTTGTATCTGATATTTGAGTTTGTTTTTTCTTTGGATTATTAATAAAATATATAATTCCAACCAGGGCCGCAAATGGATCGTATTTTATAGAATTGGTATTAAATATACTTGAATCATAGGTAAAATTAAATGAATAGTTAGTGCTGTGCTCTTCTAGGGGAACCCATTCATGAGCTCCTTCTAGGTTTGACTTTTTGTATATATTTGTTGGAACTGCATAAATGTATAAAGCCTTATTTAAATTAATTGTATCTGAATTCAAAAATGGATTTAACGGAATTGGATTTCCATCAACTTGATAAGCCATTAAATCCGAACTAACTTTTACATAATTAACTTTTATCAAGTTTTCATCTAAAGGAATAATTCTACTAGTAAATTCTATAATGCCAGTATTGGAATCGTAATCTCTAATATAACTAAAATTTATTTTTGACCATTCAGATTCCAAAGTTTCTCTTGTAAAAATTTCTATCTGAGGCCTAAATATTTCAACCTTTGATTGTTGGTAACTGCTTGGCTCTGGCCACACCAAGAATGGTGCTTGTCTTAATTTTATTTGTTTATCAGAAATTATAATTGGTTTTTCATTTTTGATATCATAATATCCCCTACCAAATATGCCCGACCAATTAATGCCTTGAGAGTTGCTTGTGTCGTAACTTGCGTACAATGTTTGTCCAAGATATTTTGATTTCCAATCTGTAAAGAAAGAATTTTGAGGTATACTTACAGCTCTTTCAAATGAACCAGAAGTTATAGATAAAGGCCAAGCTTCCTTTTTGTCGATAAAAGATGACAGACTTCCTATTTGTATCGCACTAGAAGCGGTAAATTTGACCGAATAAACTGGACATATTCTTTTAACTGGTACATCTACCGGAATAAAAGTTGTGCTTACTTTTGGACCTATGTAATCTATTGAGTTTTGACTGTTTGCATCTGCATCAAAAGCTGATACAGCTATATAAATATTATTAACGCCCCTTGAAAGAATGTCGACATAGGCAATCTTGTCTCCCAGGAATTCTTTTTGAGATAGATCATAGAAACCAAAAACAAAACCATCTTTGTTTTCTAATCTATTTCTAACAAACACAAAACCAAATCTAGAATCCTTTTCTTGCTCTAATATAGAATCTCCAAAATAACTGGATATATCCGATCCACTTGGGATTCCAAAGGGTAGTCCGCTTTGAGTGCAGAGAAGAACTGTTCCGTCAATAACTGTAACTGATTCTTTTTTGGGAACAATATTTTTATCTATATTCATCATATTGTAATTGGTTAAAACAATAGGCTCTGTCGTTATGACATTAGATCCGGAATAATAAACAGCTGAAGTCTCAAGTCTAAATTTTGTTGGCTTTGCGGAGAGGGGGCTTGGGGATCCAGAGTATATAATTGAAATTGCAGAAAGTGGATCGGCAAAGTCAGCTCCTGATTCTGTTTTAACATTAGACAATGTAACAGCAGATTCGCTTGCGATGTCAACATATAGTGGAGAAGTAAAATCAAATTTTACTCCTGAATCTGCACTATACTCACTGGTATTCAGGCTAAATGTACTATTCAGGGAATCTTGATACGCCTTTCCTAAATAATTATAAGAAATATTTTGGAAAGTTAAGCTCCTTGATTTTATTTCTTGAGTATCATACAAAACAGGAAAATCTGTTACCGAATTTAGATTATCAAATTTTCCAGAATCGACGACTGAAGCGATTGCATCTATTGTAAAGGTAAGTGTTGTAGAATAATCTCTGATTTGTTTTACGACACTATCTCCTGGCTCTATATTGTCCCAACCAGAACCGTTCCATTCCCAATATTCATCATCATCAAAAGTGTAAAGAAGAAAACCAGATTCATTTGATTTTAATATATTTCCATCATAATAAAGACTAGATGATCCATCTAAATAAAATGATGCTATTTCATCTATTTCTGGTTTATATATAGATGGAAAAACAGTGTAAGTTTGAGATCCCGATATTGAATCGAATTCTTCATCTGCTGGCGAAGAAGTCCCCTGTCCAAGTAAACTACACTTTATTGAAGATATCTGATATCCTTCTGCGTTTCCGTACTTGTTGCTTATTGTATCGTTATTTGTCTGTATATATATGTACATAAACTTAGCGTTAGATATTGCCTGATCTATTTCTAGAGTTACATTGCCTGATGAATCAGGAGATTTATTGATTGTTGTTGATCTATATGAAGAAAATACATCTTGGATTGAGGATACTGAGTTTGAGTGGTCCGTTGAAGAAAATCCGTAACTTACAATATTTAGTTTTCTCCAATTTGCATTTGAGCCAAAGTTAACAGTAACTTTTTCTACAGTTTCACCGGCAGATGGTATAGTAAAAAATATTATATCTTTTACTTGAGTTACTGTAGTCCCTATGCCTCCGCCAGAATAGCTTATTTTCCTATGTGGAGTACCTGAATTAATTTGGGATAATGACCCTTGAGCTTTTGCTGCGTCGTAGAACTTAGGAGATCCGGCGTTTCTTCCTCGCTCCATGCCACGAATTCCATTTTTAATACAAAACGCTATATGGGCTTTTGTTTCACTGTCGATAGTGCCGTCTGTTGTGTAAACTGGTTTATAAGTTTTCATGAAATTTTGAAACGCTATTACAGCTGATTTGGTTACTGGTCCAAAAATTCCATCTATGGTTGCGTTATAGAATCCACCAGACTTTAAAGCTGACTGTATATATTTTACGTATTCATTAGAATTTCCTGATACAGAAGTTGTTGTTGTGAAATTCGGCCTATCTGCTGTTCCGAGAAAATCTTGTTGTTGTTGTTGAATTTATTTTTATTTCTGAACTAGTATTTCCAGCGTCGATGTCTCCAGTATAATCAAATGCTCTCCACTGATATCCATTTGTTTTTGGAATTTGACCTTGTGGAGAAAATAAATCAAATATTGATTTTATATTAACACAATTTTGTTCTGGAAGTGGCTGGCCAGGAATTATTACAACTCGATCTTGATTAGACGGCTCTCCTCTTGGCACTTGTGTTACGTAATTTCTGACTACAGTTCCTACTGGTTTTTTAACGGGAAGTTCAGCTGTGCCCTGGTAATGTATTCTGACATTAGCTGAATAGTCTCCAGAAAAATTTAAAGGCTTATCAGTTGCGGTTTGATAAGAGTATGCTGATTCCAATTCAAATGGATAAGACTGAAAATAGTTTATTGGATCTATCTGATTACTAAGAGACTTTGTCCCAGAACTCTTTATCGAAGGAATTTCCTTAACAACATACGGACCAAATCCATCTGGAATGTTTATCACAGGAGATATTGTGTCTGTATAGGCGTAAGATTTTTGCTTAGCGTTGTTAATCTTGTGGACGATATAAGAAGTTGGTATATTGTACTGCTCTAAAGCTTGAGAAATATCTGTTATTTTTTCTGAGTTATGAATAATAACATCTGGATTAGTTACTTCAATAAAAAATTCAACTTGAGACAAATCAATGTATGCAATTTTATCTCTGTGATATGTTGGAAGACTGTTATAAATATTCTTTACATAATAATCTTCTATTGAATTATAAGAAAGAGTTAGATCTCTTGCGTACCTATTGTTAGACGAATCTATTGCTATGTTTTTGAAATGAGCTTCTTTTTCCTGTTCTAAAAGCGCATCTTGATTCATTACCCATGAAGAATTCCACTCTCCAACAAAATTAAACAAAGAAGATCTTGTATCTAAAACTGTTCCAGCATATGCTCTTGAATACATGGCATACGACACGCAGTTGTAAAGAAATTTAAATGGACCCTCAGTAACTGAAGCTAGCAAATTTTCTTCTGCTTCGTCTATTGCTGTATCGCCATTGTTTGAATTCAATACAGTAGCCTTAGAAGATATGCTATATATAGAATTGCAATATTCTAAAAATGAAAATGAAGTAAATATGATATTGCCCTGAGCTACTGAATCTCCTTGGGATGCAAACTCAAAGAGTGCTCCAACAGAACTGTTGCTAGAGCTAGATGATCCAATGTTTAAAAATGACCTTGAATTAACAGCTGAATTCAGGTATCTGTATGTACCCTTTTTTAATCCGAATATTCCAAAATCTTCGTTTTCAAATATAGATTGATTTATATTCCATCCACCATTTTTATTTTCATCTAATATTTTTGAAGACTCATTGTAGCCATAATATGTAGGAACTTGTGATGTTGAAATTCCATACATAAAAATTTCACTGCTAATAAAAGGTTCTTCTGATGGATAGTTTGATCCATCAACTATTATTGTTCCATTCTGAAGTTTTACATAATTAGATATTATTGAAATTGCTCTTTCCGAAAGCTTTTTGGTTGGCCTAAAGGCGACTACGTCAAATTGATTTAATGAATCAATTGAGTTTATATCAACCATCCAGTAAGAAGCTTTATTTTTTTCTTGATTATTTTGAAGAGGATTTTCAAATGAGAATTTTGAAAAATTAAAAGCAGAATTTTCTAATCTATAAAAAACATATGGCTTTATATTGTCTAGTGAAGTAGTATCTGTAGAATCATAAAGAACAGCAGCGCTAACTGTCTTTTGTTTGATTCCAGTATTATTTTCTAAATCTGCAAAGTAATCAACTAATTCAAGATTTAGTGACTGTTTTGATCTCGCAATTAGTCTCCAGTTGAATACTTCAAATGTTCTATTATCAGCTAGAGCTTTTTTGGGTACGTAAGCGCTATATCCAGTGGGAGTAGAGTAGCTGGTGAAAATGTCAGAATATTTTTTATTATATTTTTTAACTGAAAAAACCTTTTTTCTATAACTATTATCTACTACAAAACTTTCCTCTGGCAAAAGCTTAAAGTACGGTGCTGCATTTATTGTTTCTGAATACCTTAGGTTCTGACTAATTATTCTTCCGTCTGAGTCGCACTCAACTTTGTCGTAGATTAGTTTTAGTCCAACTGGACTACTAGCGTCTAGTCCAACGATAACCTTATATGGAATATCTGCTTCTTCTGAATTTTGATTAGTAAAGTATGGATCTAATAATATTTTGTATTTTTTTCTTCCAGTATTTATATCTATATACTCTTGATTATTTGAGTCAATAACTTTTATATTAAGATATTTAATTGAAGATGGATTTAAATAATCATCCAACTCAGATATGCTGTACCCTCCTGGTGCTGCAGTAAAAAATCTACTTACATAATAATAGTGAAAAAATTCTAAGCTATTTATTTCAAATTCATTTAATTCTTCTGTAACATAATCTTTTGACAATATAGTATCACTTACTAATAAGTTAGAAGTAGGAAATACTGTTGAGCCATTTTCGTCTTCTAGAATTCCAAGTTCATTTGCAAAATACGTTTTTACCCCGCTGGCAATTGATGCTTTATTTTCAGGTATAGCTTCGGAAACATCTATGACAGAAAGATTGCTACTTGGAGACAGCTGCTCATTAGAATAAAATGCCAAGTTAGCAGCATCGGTTGGTACAATCTTGCCTATTTTGGCTGCATTCTCTTTTGCGTTTTGGGTTAAATTTTTAAATTGCTTCATTTAACTGTCCTCATAGTCATTATTCATATTATTATACGTGCTAACAAAATTTGGGGTTGAACCCAAAAGACCCATTTGATACTGTTCGTATCTTGAAATTGGGAACCATCTAGGAGGTGTCCATCCAATTTGTGGAGTAGCCGAAGGCGTTGCATCGTATTCTTGATCGTAATGCCTATAGCTAAATTGTGGCTCCGAGACTATATCAGTGCCCGATAACGGTATTGCTGTGTAAAATCTTGGTAATGGGACCGGCTCATTGGAATAGTGTATGTTGTCATAGTTCTCAAACCAATAAACTACGTCCCCATATATAGTAACAGGAGTTGCGCTAGGAGTAGCGGCCATTTCCGTATCGACCACAACAAACCATAATCCTGGATCTATTCTGGTTTGAGCATAGAATGGGCCAATTATAAAGTTTCCATATTCATCAGCTTGAACTGTTCCTGCATCCCCATATCTTCCTGGGGTGCTTGAAGCTACATCGTAAGCTGAATCTACCAAGGCTTCATAAGCCGTTCTGGCCTTTCTCCAATAGATAACTGGAGGAGTACTTGGGGCTATATTATTTTGTCTTATATAACCCTTGATGAATACGTCGTCTGTGGCGTTGGCTTTAATGCTTATTTTATCTGCGGCTGCCTTTAGTTCGTATGTAAACTCATTATTTTTAAACAAGTCAATTGAAAATTCCTGAGAAAATGAACCAGAAGAGCTATTTTGATTTGCATTTTCTGACGGATAAGACACACCATCAACAGTTAGTGTTACAACTGTTGCTTCGGTTGTTCCGGTGTATCTTAGGGTTGTTTTTCCAAAACCATTATTGTTAGTTGTGACATATTCATTTTCAGCTAGTAGGTTATCTCCATAAATTCTAAACGTTTGATATGGTTTTGGGTTTCCATTTATATCATATGAAATTATTGATAAATAAATTATATCATCTGGACTATTCGAAATTTTTTGTGGAGAAATCCAAACTGAAGCTGTTTCAAAATCGTATTCATAATCAGATACAAAAATATATCCCTCATCTACTGGGTTATCAATTGAGCTTAATGATAAACCAGAAGGTGTGCTTTCAAGATATTTTGAAGATTCATAAACAACATTGTATACGGAATCTACACCTGGAGTTGATGAAAGATATATCTTCTTATCATTTCTTTCCGAATAAAAAGCTTCCGCTAATCTATAGCTTACAGTATATTCTCTGCCAGGAATAATTATACTTTCGTGAGTTGTTGAATTTAATATTTGTAGTCTGTTTGAAACTAGATAATAGAAATCTTCTCCACTTTGAATATAATCTAAACTAGATATATAGTATGTACCTGTGTCTTCTAGGTCTAATATATAATTTCCGTCTTCATCTACAAGTGTCCATATCCAAAGTTCTGGGTTCAAAGGGGATTGAACTAATACCCTTCCAGAAAATACATCTTCTATATATATATCTGAAACATTTTCATAAGAAAGATACAAAGCGAGGTCGTCAGATCCAATTAACGTTTCGGTATTGTAAAATGTTATATTGCCAGGAGTTGAAGAATCATTAAAGAACGCTTCCCTGTACTGCACTGTTGAAGAATCGTTGTAAACTGTGACCAATATTGGCGCTCCTTGACTTGGAACTTCTGTAGTATCTAACTCAAAGAATCTTCCATTATAAACATCTAAAATGGGTTTTGCGTAAACGTAGTAATCTTCTTCGGGAAGATACAACCAACCAACGGATAGGTCTGGATTCTTTGAATCAAATATATTAAGTGACTTATTGTTAAATACACCCGCTACTTTTGCGTCTACTGGTATTGGTGAGTATACATAATTCTGTATTGAAGAGTCATATTCTTCGTACAATACATCAATTAATGTATCTGGAGAATATGTATTAGAAGAAACCGCTGTTTTTGAGCTAGTTAAAACGATCTCATCTGAAAGACTTACTGGATTTATATTTGTTATTACATATTCGCCGTCTAAAACTTGTTGCGTGGTTATACCAAAAGACTCTCCAGTTAAATTATATTTGCTAACAAAAGAATCAATATTATTTGGATTTGGAGATCTTCCAGAGTTTTCCATTTGTTCGTTTTGTTCGTAGGCGTTGCCGAATCGATCTAGATAGCCAAAGACCATTGGAGTACTTTTAGCTTCTTCTTCTCCTATCAGGGACCAAACTTGCTTCTTAAATGGGTAATATGGAGTTGCTGACAATCCAGTAGTTATAACTAATGTTTCTGCTAGTGAAGAATAATTTATTGTTGAAGATTCAAAATAATCTGATTGATCTGGCGCACCAGAAGTGTTAGATCCATTATATGTTTCAAGAATAATATTTGGCGATGATGGAATAAAGTATTCTAGTTCAGAATAAGGATCTATAGATCTTCCACCGTAGGCTTGCTCTTGATATATTTCTACGTTTGGATCAACCTTATACAAAGGTATCGAATCAACTTGTAAATTATTTATATAAATATTTTGAGGAGTAGATCCAATTGGATAAATTAAAGAGTCTTTTAATGACTGAATTGATAAAACTTCATCATCCATAGATGATATGTCATTATCTTTATTTATAAAGATTTCGGATTGAATACTATTAGAATTTCCAGTTATAACTTTTGTTCCGTATACGTTTGACCCAATTTTAAAATTAGAGTTGAAGTAATTTATGTTTGGACTTGATATAGATATAGTATCTTCAAAAGCTGGATTGACTGTATAGCCAGCTGCATGTTCATTAAAAGATACTCTATAGTTTGCGTTATAGGAATCTAAATAGGTTTGCGTATCTATATCCCACTGTGCGCTGTTTACAATGACAATTTGATTTACGTTTTCCAAAGAAATTGATTGATTCACCGGAGTCGCATCGGCATTTGCGTACTCGTATCCGTATGTCTTTTCCAGGAATCCTATATTTGGATCTGTAAATCCATCTTCGTTAAATATTGAAATGTGATTAAACTCGGGACTTGCGGGACTATTTTCTGAAAAATAGTTTTTAACTATAAAATCTTCTCTGTCTGAGTAGGAAAAGTTTTTATAAAATACAGATGGAGTTGCGTACTGATTGTGTGAATCTAGATGTATTTCATAGACCAAAGAAACACCGCCATTTGTTGATGGCGATGCAGCGTCGGGATTATTTGCGTCTGGATCTGGAATTGTTTTTGTGTAATCGCCATAGTATTCGTAAAGTATTTTAATTGGAGCATAAACATCTTCATACGATGATACCTTAAAACCATCTGCCTTAAAATATCCTTCAAATGAAACAGTTGCAAAGGAATCATTATTTACGATAACCTGAACATCAGAAAGGTCTCCCACTCCCGGCTGAAAGTATTCTCCCATAGGAGTTGCAACATCATACTTGAAAGGAACAGTATTTATTCCTTCGTATTTTAGTCCTGCATAGTCCCAAATTCCTTCGTCCCAATTTATGTATCCAAAATTTGAAGGATAATTTTCGTTTATATTTTTAACAAAATTTACAAATTCTTTTTGCGGAACTCCATCAAAAGCAAAGTATGGAGTAGATGATTCTATGTCTTCAAGTTCAAGAATCTCAGGAGTTGCACCAAGATAGTTTGAATCTGGTGTTGCGCCATAGGCTCTCCATATGTCTAGCTCTCTTCTTAGGGTTCTTTTTACGCCTTCTTTATCAACTGAAGGAATATTTTGATATACATCAAGTATTCTCTTTTTATAATTTTCATTTGACTCTAGATAAAGCCTTCTAAGACCGACTCTTGCACCAAATTCATCAAATATATTAAAAAATAATAAAACTTTTTGATCAAAACTTTGACCGTCAATTGTTAAATTTTCAAATTTTTTAAGAGTTATAATTTGATTATCTGATATATTATGATAATAAATATAATCTGTTTTTTTATTTAAATAAAAGCTCTCTATAGAAGAAGACCTCGCCAATGGAACAGAATCTCCAAGAACTTCTATTGCTGCTGCTGGAGCGTTATAGGTTACGTATAGCCAATCAACCAAATCTTCATCTGCAGTAGAAATATAAAAATTTATACTATTTAGATCTAGCTCGGCATCCAGTTCATCGAGATGCTCTCCAATTAAAGAATTGAGAAATTTTGCGCCAGTTGATATCGGTGTGGATAATTCTGGTGTTGCTTTTTCTAATGAATCTTCATAAAGAGCTGTCCAAGTTGGAAATCTAGAAAGTATTGTTCTTGAAGAATCAGAGAGAACAGGACTTGTTGGATCATGTATCAATACATTAACAAACAAAAGAAGACCGAGTGCCTCTACATCTTCTTCTTCTGTAAATATTTCTAGTTCTATCTTTACATATTTTTTACAATTATTTAAAAAAATAGCAGTAGAATTACTTGATATTTCAGACTTTAACCAAGGCCCACTATATTCATCTGACTCGTACATCTGCAGCGTGAAAGTCGGCTGTTCAGATCCACTATAATTTGTAAATTGACTTTTAAAAGAAATGATGTCTACTCTAGAAGAGTAGTCAATAAATCTCAATAAATCTGGAGTAGCGTTATCGTAAACTACTTCTCCGTAATTGGTGACATAGACAGCATTTTCATCGAGTGGAGTTGCGTGAGTTCCAGAATATGATGGAGATGTTTGTTCGGTTCCTACAAATGTAAAATCGCCTATTAGATTAAGGCCAGTAGCTGATCTTTTATAAGAAAAGTTTTTATAAAAGCTGTTATTATATACGTTAATAGGATCAGAGGTCCAAATATTCCCGATTCTTGTTGAAGTCTCCGCTACGAAGACCTAACAAATAATTCTTCATCTCTGATCCTTTTTAACTTAATCTAACCAAATTGAATATTCAGATGTTACTCCATGCTCTGGATGAATATACATCAAATGCTGACATGGTCTGCTCATTGACGAAAAGAACTCTTGAGCATATGTATTGTGGCTTTCAGGGGAACCAGATATTCTTAGCATGGTGCTGCCTATCGTCATCTTAAATTGCTGATGATAATGACCCATAAAAACATCATCAAAATGATCTGGTATTGCGCCGTCTTTCCAGCCCATTACCTTTTTATAGTAACCATGGTATGAAGTTGGTGAAGGTAATTGATCGCCGTGTATCAACAGGCTGCTATAGCTGCCAACGCTGTCTACTGCGTACCAATTTCTTTCTCCGGCTCCATCTGGAATATTAAATGTGATTCTATCTTCTTTATCAAACATTAATTCAACTATTTTGTAAAGAAGTCTATCCATATTAGTTTCTGGATCATGCTGCTTTCTCATCTTACCCCCAACAGCACCGTGATTACCTATAACGCCAACAACGTGAACATTCTTAAAGTTTTGCAATGCTGTACTTAGGAACTTTGACAAGATTCTTGGGCCATTTATACCAACCTGCCTATATAGTCCCGAGTCAATTAAGTGAGCTTGACCAGGAAATATTTCTTCTCCCTCTACAATGTCGCCGAGCAGCCATACGTGCAGGCTGTCAACGTTGTGATCCATTCTTTGAATTTCTGTTATCTCAAGAAGCTTTTCTGTGTATTGTTCTATTCTTTTTTCTAATACGTCAGAATTATAATCAGGAGTTACTTTGCCCAACTGCCAATCAGCGAACACAGCCACTGCTGTTTCAGGAGTCTTATGTTTGCTATTGTTCCTAAGAACTGGTTGCTTTATCTTGGGAATCTCAAAATTTGAAAAAACATCAAATGCTGCCTGGTAAGCTGCTACAACAGTTTCGTGCTGAACGTTTTTATGTTTTTCTACTAGTTTTGCTAGTCTTTTATTTTCTGATCTAAGAAAATCATTTCTAGAATCCGCAACCATAGAAACCAAGGATGGATCTGCGGTATCGTACTCTTGATCTTCTGATATTCCAATAACTGATGATTGGCTATAAGAACCATCTTTTTCATTGATGTATTCAATTATTTCATCTTCTGATATTTCTGTTACATTCAAATCTTCATCTAAAATGTCGCCTTTACCTATGTTTTCAAAGACAAGACTTTTGGCTTGGGAAACATTTGGAGCACGAACTATATATGTATTTGTGATAACAAAATTTTTACTCATTTAAATAAAACCTACTCTGTGACTATGAATTGGATTGACCCATTATAACAGAATATATAGATACATTTCCAGCTGCGGGATAAACCTTGTCACTCGATGGAGTAAAGTCCATAAATGGCATTTCTTTTCCGTCGATATTGAACGAACTAATGACCACATTTCTTATGTAGTCAGAAGATTGCCTTATTTGTCTTTCTATTTCTGTTATAGAGATTGTGTCCCCTATTGTTAATGAATTTAAATATCTTTTAACAAACAAAGCTGCTTGATTTTTTATTCCAGCATTTAGTGTATCGCCAACTGCATTTGAAAGAGATATGGTTGCAGATACATTGACCGCCAATTTTTCTGCTATTCTAATATTAAACCTAACACCAGCTGGTCTCACAGAGCTTATTGCCGCTAGCACTACTTCTGGCATTTGTTTAATGCTTGATAGGTTTTCTGGAACAACAATAACATCACAGGACCCAACGCCATAGGAACTTTCTCTTATTCTAACATCCCTTACGCCCTTAACTGATAGAGCTGCAAATCGGACCGACTCTGCTGTTCCAGCGGCCCTAGTCTTTATGGAGGATACTATTCTTCTTCTGTAATTGTCATCCGATTCAGAATTTATTGCTGAGTAAACTTCTTTTGGATTATTGCAGAAAATAACCACTCCTGGAGGAGCTATGAAATTGTGTGATGTTAAAGAATTCTTTGGCGCCACATAAGTATTGTCAGAAAAGTCTGCAATAACTAATCCATAGGCTCTTGTTGATCCAGATGGAATAAGTACAGAATCATTTAATTTATACCTATACTGTCTTACGGAAAAATTGTCAACATTGGTTAGTATCATAGTGTCTTTCGGCACTGTTATGTCTTGACTATAGGGTTTCTGTATAAAGAATTCAATATTAAAAGACTGTCTTTCAATAGCTGCGGCGTCGGAAATTTGTTTTCTAACTATTCCATAAAGCTCACCTATCAAATCAAGATTTCTACCAGATGCTGTAGAAAGTGCACCTTGTCTTAAGCTGAAATTTAAAGAAGAATACAAATCTGATATCTCTGTACTTATCGCTTCGGCAAAAGCTCTTGCTATTGAGCCAGGATAGACTGCTGTTATTCCAGCGTCCTTTTCTAAAGAATTTAAAATAGAAGTAAGTATTTCTTCTTTTTGTCTTGTTCCATATATAGGCATATTATGCTCCTAGGTCCTGAGATACAGAAAGAACCACTGGCTCATTAGTATCTGTTATAATGTGAACGTCAAACCTTATAGTATCTGGTCCAGTTGGAATTGCTTCTATTTGTATATTTCTTCCCCTGAAAACATCTTCTTTTTCAAGTGCGGCTCTTATCAACCTCTTGCCAAAATCTCCAGTTTCTTTTGATTGCGGCATTCCGTATAGCACTGAAAGGTCTGTGCCAAGAGATGGATAAATGTAAAAATCTCCAGGCTCAGTCATTAGTCTTAGATAAACCTGTTGTATATCATCTTGAAGACTAGAAGTAGTTCTGGCAATATCTTTATTTCCGTTTACCAGTATATCTCCTGTCATTGTAAAATATAAATCAGACATTTTTTATCTCATCAGCCTTAGATTTTGCTTGTGCAAAGGTAGATCCCTGCTTTATTAATTCCACCAAATATTCAATATATTCCTTAGAATGCTCTGACAGTATGTTCTGAACAAGCATAACTTCTTGTTCGGAAAGCCCTTCTGTTGGAATTAAAGAATTATATGTTTGACTAGTATCTGGCCCTTGGGGCGCAAATTGATAATCACCTTTTATAGTAACGGCTTTTTGCTCTTCTGATTCTTCTAAGGTCTTTAGTTTAGCTAAATAATGTTGTGCATCATTTTGGGCCGTATGTATTGATTTTGGGTCCACTTTAACTAATGTTGGCTGAGAATAGTCAATAGCTGAATAATTAAAATTAAAATTATTCCATCTTAATCCTGTTTCTGAGCAGAACATCCTAATTTTATCAGCAAATAAAGATATGGATCTGCCTGTTCCACTTATAACTATACCAACTCCCGGAGCTGCAAATATCTCTATGTCTCCATCGTCGTTTAATCTTAAGAAAGAATTATTATCTGGATGATTGAATCCAACTTCTCTTCTGGAAAACTCATTTCTTCTCTTAAGTTCTCCGGCTACAGAAAAGTTTTTTTCTGGCTCTACTGATTCTGTATATAGATTAGACATAATTACCTGGCCATAAATTTCGGAACACCTGTATTGACACTGTAATTATACATGTAATTTGAACTAAATTGCGGCTCGTCAAAGTACATAATAACATACGCAAATCTTTCGTTATCATCTCTAAAGCCCACTAAGCATCTTGTTCCTGGATTCGGTGCAACAGTTTGTATTCCAGGAGTTGAAGGACAGGGGACATTATTTAGTGTGTTTCCAATTTGACCAGAATATTGATCATCTAAAATTATAGAAGCGGTATTGGTTTCTACATTAAAAGACATGATTACACCTGGCCTTGTTTTGGCCTGACGCATTCTAGATTGATCTATTTGATTTTGAATTTTATTATCAAATTTTGGATACTTACTTGGCATGCTTTTACCTCTTACTCAAATACAGCTAAATACTTAGTGCCATTAAACCAATTTTCTAAAAATGTTTTTCCATTTTTTTCTACTTCCTTTGAATCCTGGTTAAGTGTATTGGATTTTCGTGATTTGGCTTTGACTTTTTGCATTATCCAATCTCTCAATGTTCCTTCTGATTTGTTAGTCATTTTTTGATATACGGAAAGAACATCTTCAAATTGCATATTTGAGTAGTTAGTACTGGATATAAATCCATATTTTAGATAATTATCACCCCATGGTTCTATCGGCAAATCTTGTACTGGTTGCTTAAAATTAAATCTATTTATTTTACTTCTTAATAAATAAACTTGATTTGTTAAATTCCAAAGTCTTTTATCAAATTTATCAATACCAAACCCTGGTTGACCAGAAGCGCACCTAGCATTAATTTCTGCGTCTATAGAACTTTCTGGAATATCTTGCTTATCTGGAAGAGCCAATTTCCAGTATTGTGTTTGAAATTTTTCAGGAAGAAGAAGTTGACAATTTGCCGATCCTCCGTCTTTTATTGCTGTAGATATTTGCCATAAACCTATAGCGCCCCATTTTTCTTGAACTATGTAAAGTTTTCTCTGAGATTCTCTATTGGCCAATCCAACAAAAATAGCTGCCGCTTCTGGAGTAAACAAGCCGACATTTACAAGTGCATTAAAAATATCTTCTGGAGATATTTGTTGAGAATTATTAGTATAATCTTTTGTTAATAAATTTGTTGAAGAAATTCTTCTTGTTCTTAAAAAAGAATCTTGATATTCAATTCCATTTTCATTTGATTCAGATGAAGAATTGGAAGAAGCGCTAGTCAAAGATCCTTGTCCATTGTAGATGCCGCCTCTAGCTGGAGAAAAACTTACATGTATATGATCATCATGACCAGAAAAATCTCTTTTAAGTTTTACATATTTTAAATTTGTATACTTTGTATCTAAAGATGTAGTTTTTGGCGTATATGTATCATACGAAGCGTCTACAAATTTAGCTGATACACAAATAAAATCTGGAATAAGGTGCAGCGGCATTGCGTTAAGTTTTGCTAAAAACAAATTAAGTTGATATTGATAACCCTCTTTAGTTGTTATCTTGTTCAAATTTTTTTCATATTTTCTTTCGGTTGAATGATTAACCGGAAGAATTGAGGAAAAATCAAAAGCCCTACCAAATGCGTGATCTGTTATAGTGTTTGATGGTGCTCCAGAAGATTTTGGCGTATCGTTTTGCCTTTGAGTGCCAAAACCTCCAGTTAATTTTAGTGCTGGACCATAAGAATCAGACAAAAGAACTAACAAAAATTCTATTAAAGAAGCTGATATATACGCTTTTTGAGAGGGTGCTGTAACAATATCTTCGGATATTTTTCTTTCTATTACGTCTTTTGCTCCGCGGCACAGTTGAGCTAGTGTTATAGAACACTTCAGTATTTGAGTCTCTTATATCAAATTCAAACCCATTTTTAAGTATGCCTTTATCGACTGCTGAAATATTTAACTTTGATGCTAACAACTCTGCTCTATTTAAATACCAAGTTTTTTCTTGAGCGGTCATATCTTTATCAAGAGCTATTGGCCTTACACCTGCTCCAACAAAACCAGAAGAACCGGCGTAGTCAACTGATCCATGCGCCAAACCCTCTACTGATGTTGTCTCTGGAGAATATCCGCTTCCATATTTCATCATTAAATTTTCGCTAAATGAATCAACAAGACCAGCTGACCCCTGCAAACCAATTCCACTTCTGGCAAAAATATTTAATGCTAAAGAAGCGGAGTCCACATTTGGATCATTAGTAATTTTATTTTCTAAAAGTGTATTTGATAAGCTGTTTAAATTTTCTCTAGCTATATTCATTCTATAAAGATTCCCATAAAGAGTATTTCCCAATAACTCTTTTCCAGAAGCAGCAGATATTAAGTCTACGCTTGTTAGGGTTTGACCTTGATACCCTCTATCGGCCAAAGATGTTTTATTAAATGGCTGGCTATTTTTTGGATTAATATTTTTAACTATACTCTTAGTTAAAGAAGCGGAGTCGTTTAGGTTTTCTGGCGTAAAATCATAATAAGACATTTTTAATTTTCACCTACCTTGGTTGGAATTCCCAACGAATCTACTGCATTATTGACTGAGTTTGATTCTGTCAACAGATCTTTTGCGTACACGCTGGCCAAATTATTAATGACCAATTCCCAATTAAGAGTATACGGAGTGCCATCATCATAGTACTCGTCCCATAGAACTAATGGCCATTTTGAGGCGGAGGAATATAACTCTTCTAGAATCTTCATCTCAACCATATTTGAGTATATTTTTTGAGCCGTTATAGTATTAAGGAATCCGCCGTCTATTACTCCGACACTATGATCAACATTTGTCAAAGAATCTACCTGTCCGTAAACTTTTTCGTATACCTGATTTACGGCAAATATAGATCCATATAAACTGTCTTTAAATTCTTTTTTAATTTTATCATAATCTAAATTATTTTTAATAAATATATTAAGTACAAAACTCTTTATATTAGATAGATTAGTTGAAGATGTTTTATAGAAAATAGTTGCCAAAGTTCTTCCAAAAAGTTCTTTTAGATAGTTATTCTCTGTATTTGTTTCTGATCCAGGAGCAAAAGTTTCTTCACTAGAATCTGCAGATAGATTTCCATTGGCGTCTTGCTTAATTCTCAACAAAAAGATCTTGTCAGTTAGTGCGTTTGCAGTAAATGTCGTAGCCTTATAACCGGGAGATTGCTTGTCTATAATCGTTGCTAACACCTCTGTATAATTATCATCTTTGGGATCTCCATATTGAGGTGTTATCATGGCTTGTTCTGGTGCGTTTATGCCATCAAAACGAACATCAAACTTCTTGCCACTAATTATATCTACAACGGCTATAGTGTCTGCGTCTTTAATTCCACTCTTTTTAGCTCCAGCTGATGAGGTTGATGAGCTAATTGGCAAACCTTCTGATGTGTCAAGTTTGCACAAAACCTTAAAGAAAGGTTCAAATGTAGTTTTTTCTGGACCAAGATTTGACAAGCCCAATACTTTCGAATGCACTAGTGCATTTTCATAACTTATATATCTTACTAGTTCTTTTATTTCAACTTCATTCCAGCCAAGACTCTTAAATAAATCATCACTTCTAATATAGGCGTGTCCATCTGCCGTTCTTGCCCTTCTTCTTACCCCAAGTATTCCAGGAAGAAGAGCCTTTGAATGATATCTTCCAACTACCATTCCCTGATTGTATGATAAGCCGCCGTCCATTGGTTGACCATTTTTATTTAAATACTGAACGTAGGCACCGTGTTGATCTAAAAGATTATCTCTTACCCATCTCCAGCCCTTCCATAGAAGCTGACCAAATAGTCCAGCTGTTGGTATGGCTACGGCTGCGGCGGCTATTCCAGTAGTGCCAGCTATTGCTGCCGCACCAACGCCAACACCAGCAGATCCTGTTATTCCACCTATAAATGATGCAATGCCGACAGCTCCGTTATTTCCGTTGATTTGAGCTTGTTTTCTAACCTCCTCAGTAAACGAAGGTTCTTCAGAAAAAGAATCGTAAGTCATGGACGCTACAACGTCTTTTACTAGAGCCGAAGCGCCGTGTGTAAATTTAAGTCCTCCGCATCATCTGTGCGTTGAGATTATCTGCTAGCCTATCTATAGAAATATTTCCTCCTGCAGATATTCCAGAATTGTTTGCCCTCACAGAATCTAAGAATAGTCTCGTATCGTTTCTTATTGCCTGAGTATTCATCCATGAATCTAGCCAAGAAGTCATAAACCATCTTGCCGGATCATTAACAGTAACTAAGGCATTCGGCGTTATTGACGTTATATATCCAAGCTCTGAAGTAAAATGATGAATTACTTGCTCAACTTCAAATATTCCGTACATTCTCTCGTATACGTCTGCTATGTAAACAAGGTCATGTGGCCTTATATCTCCATTGCCAACTATGAGTAATTCTCCGCCATATATATCTTTAACATTTTCTTTAAGATGAGAAAGTGCTATTCTTTTAGCGGCTAGTTCATCTGGGCTTCCAGTAACATTTTTTACAATTCCTCTTGTAGTTTCAAATGGATGCAAAAGTGGATGTAAGAATCCAAAAAATCCTTCTCCGACAGGATTATCAAAATATATTCCTGTTTCAACAGTTGTTTCATTCATTCTTTCCGGTGACGCTCCTTTATCAAGCGCAACTGTTACCGGATATTTTCCATCCGAAACCGCTGTTATTACGGTTGAAACATCGTTATTTGTTTCTCTAATCTGATTAGAAAGTATGTGGCTAAATGAACTTAGATAGTGTATTCTTTGGAATGGCTCTCTAACTTCTATAACTGGCTCACCGTACTCTCTGGTGAAAGGATTATCAACTGATCTCAATAGAGATCCTGGCCTACCTAACTTATAATAAATAGAATCATTTAATGCCTTGTTTAATATATTTGCTTGCCTACCAAGCTGACCAGCTTCAGATATTCCATATCCTGCTTGCATCATATTTAGCTTGAATGTTTGAAGCAATCCAGTTAGAGCGCTGCCCATTGCCGAGAATATAACTCCAACATTTCTATCCCAAAAGTTGTCTACATTAGAAATTGCTTTAGATACTAAGTTTGTTGCACTACTGCCTTCTCCTCTATTGTTGTAAAGAAGCTGCATAAATTTCTTTTTATCTTTTGCATAAGTATTATTTGGATTTATGAAAGCAGCAAATATCTTATCTACTGCTTTAAAATCCCACTGCTCATCTTTACTGCGGAATAAGCCGACTTTTCTTGATGGCTTAAGCACTAGCCAGGCCCTTGCGTAAGGATCTTGCCACATAACCTGCCTAAATATACCAACTAGTGTCAAGAACAATTGTCTTGGAGTTTTTATTAATTCGCCGTTTACCTCAGAACCTCGGACGTTTTCCTCTTCCCCTAATTCTTGCCTAAGAAAACTATCATTATATACTAAAAAGTTTTCTCTAAATTTTGTTATTTTATTTTTAACTAATTCATTGAAATATTCTACTAGTCCACCATTTTCAATGGAGGCGTCTATAAAGTTTTTTCTAGCAAACTCTATTGCAAGAGATTCTTGTCCAGTAATTTCATTTCCAAACAATATGGAAAATTCATCTCTTGCTGAGTCGTTGCTTTCGAAAAACTTTTTGAATACATTATTAGTTGAAGAATCATTGATAAACAAATTTTTTATAAAATCAGGAAATTCTTCATCGTTATTTGGATCTAAAGAATATGTTTCGGAAAATATTGCTTGAACAGAATCATATGTATGATAGCCTATTCTAAATTGATTCCATATCCCCTCCGCTTCGTCTATTGTTCTACCATTGCCAGCTATGACGGACATATTTAAATCGTAGTCTTCATCGTAGTATTTTCTAGCCTCAATAGATGTTGAATCAGCTATGCTAAAAACTGGAGCAAAATAAGTATTACCCGTTCCAGCTATGTTGTCTCCTGTTTGAGCGCCAGACGTATTTAATAAATCTAAACCAATCTGCTTACTTACTGGATCTTCAAAAATACTATTATTACTTGACACTGGCTCGGCGGACAAATATCTTTGAAAATATGTTCTATAATTTCCGCCATATTTAGGATCTATTTCAATTAACTTATTGACTGGAGTGTATTCACTTATACTTGTTTTCTCTAATTGAAGCTCTGGTCTTGTTCTATAAATAGAATCATTAAAGTCAGTAAGTTCAGCTTGTAAATTTTCTTCAGATTCAAAATTTCCAAAACCTATAACAAAATCATCTAATTCTTTTCCAAGACTATCTTTTGCTCTAAACTTTTTAATCGGAACAAACATACTAGTTGCAACGCCTAGGGGAACAGTGTTTGGAACAAAAGCAAAATGGCAATCTTGTGGAACCGGCATGTCGTTGTAGCCTGCGCCAAAATCTTTTCCAGTTGATGTGGTGCGAAGATTATTCTCACTGGTTAAAATTCCAAGAAAGAAAGCTGCGTCAGGAGATACTACTGCTGATATTTCCATATCTGCAAATTCTGGAGTGGTGCTGGGCGAATCGGCGTCATATCCAAAAGTTCCAAAAAGTAATTCTCCAGCTAAGTCTAAAGAGTCTTCGATAAATCCATCTGCGTTTGAAGTATCTGCAAGTTGTCTAAATACTTTACTTTTTTCCTCTCCCCATAAAAAATAAGCTGGCTTACAAACAACTGCAATATTATTTCTGGAATTATATATTAAGACATGAGAATTCTTATAGTCTTTTACTTGCCCTGCTAATTCATTTTTTGCTATTTTTCCAGCAAAGTATTTCGACCAAAATTTATCAATTTCTTCTGATGATGCGGATGGCAAATATGGCCATCTCATGGCAACATAAAACTGTTCATCTATTGGATTTTCTGGAGCTGTCCATTCAGAAAAATTAACAACATCACCTTTTTCTGGTAGCGGCATTTCTATCTGTGTTTCCATACTTTCTATTTTTGCATTCGAAAAACTATAAGAATTTTCAAGTGGATTTGCTGCGCTTAATCCTGAATAATTTCTTGTCTCAAATGTTTCTACGTCTGCTCGAAGCTGCTCTGCAAATTCAATTCCATATACTTGTTGAATTGCAGAAGTGTAAGCCGCTCTTCTATCTGTGGCTTCTGTTGTCCTAACATTAACATCATCATAATTAATTAGACCTTTTCCGTACGCCTAATTCATCTTTTATTTTTGAAAAGAACGATAGACTATAAGATATTTGATTAAACTGAAATGGATAATCTTCTAGTCTGTATTTAGACTGTATTCCCTTATAGGCAAAGAGTGGATACCTAAATCTAGACGGAAGTTGAGGTATTTGTACATGATTTGTTTCAGCGTTCTGCTTTGATTTTACTGGCAAGTGGAATCCTATTGTTACCATGCCTCTATTTTTGGGAAGTCTAGCTACAACTTTTCCAGGTCTTTTTGTAACTGGATCTAAATCAATTATTGTTTGAGATTTAATTGAATCAAAATTAATTACTTTACCCTTTAAAGCGCCAGAGGCTTGATAATAAGATTGGGACTTTTGTTGCAATACAGCTATTTCTTGCAATGCCTCTATAGGATCTTTACTTCTAATAAATGCGTTTGCGTCAGCGTAAGGGCTTACTTGCTGATTTATGTGAGACATTATTTCTGCAAGTCCGTAGTCAGGATCTATTATTTTTGGACCGCCGGAAAGACCAAGCTCTAACATCTTTGATTGATTTGGATGCCCAGTTGTTATTGGCACTAAGCCAGAAGTATATAGCCAATGTGGTTTACCGTAAAATACTGTTGATCTATCTTCAAATGGCCTTACTGCAACTATGTAATTTGGAAGTAGTCTTGCACACGTCTTAAATAGATCCCAAACTGTCCTCATATAGGTTTGAGCTCTAAAAGAGACCTCATCAAATCCCGGCATATCGTCGTCATCGTTTGCCGATAGCAGGCCGACCATTCTCATGATATTATTTCCACCTCTACCGCTAAGCACGCCGAGCAGTCCGACCGTAGACGCTACGCCAATAGCAGGAGCTCCCGCGACTGCCGCTATACCTAAACCTGCAGCGGTTACTGAACTATTTAGTCCGACTTTGGTTGCGGTTGCACTCTGGCTAGCTATAAGCGAGCCTCCAGAAGTCATATTTTCGACCGCAATTTTTGCGTCTACTCCACTTTCTTGGCCATATTTTGATAACAAAGAATTCCAAGTTCTATCCGTTAATCTAGATAAATAGTCTATTCTGTCATTTGGTTGTGATTCTGGAGTTATTGAGGAGACACTTGTCCATCCATCTCCTAAGTCGCCACCCAAAAATTGAGCTATTCCAGTTCCATTTCCTGGATATATATTTCTCTTAAATACTTCAAGATCTCTTTGGCTTGAAAAATTCGACCAAAGCTGATTCATTAAACCAAAAACTCCGTCTCTATATTCTGGAGTGCCTGTAATAAAGGCGTCTGATAATTGACCAGCTGCGGATCCAATGTTTCCATTCCCAACCAGATTGTAGGCTTCTGCAATTGCGTCAACTCTTGAGAAGTGTTTAATCTCTTCTTCTGTGGAAAGTGGCTCATAAATCATTGAACCAAAATGTCTTATTCCAAATTTATTTTCAGAAAATACTAATCCCCTATTTGCATAGGCCACTGCTTCTCTGAATCTAGAGGTTCCCATTGAAAGAAGTCTTACCATTAAATCTCTTGGTTCTGATAGCCAAAGACCAGTATTTATTCCTCCATCAATCTTTCCGCTGTCACCCTTTTTGTTAGTGGAATTAACCACTGCGCCTAACTCTATTGCATCTGACTGGGCTGTTACAGTGACAATTTCTCCTTGCTCTACCTCAGTTATAGTTCCATTGAATAGCGTCTGAAGAGAATTTGGATTTGCTCCATAACCACCCCTCAGATGGACTCTTACTCCAGGTTTTAATCTTATATTCTCAATGTCTACAACGTATTCGTTTTGCATGTGGGCAAGTATATTCCTTGCCTTATTTAATGTAACGTCAATGACTGCGGATAATCCCTCTGTTAGACCTGGATTATCTTGAACTCTTTCATCTCCATATTGATCTAAATTGGGATTAAATATTGAACTTGCTTCTTTTCTTGAAAGCTTTGAATAAAGATTTGATAGTCTAAAAACAAGAGTGTCTCCAACTAAATCCTCAGAAGAAACTATTGAGAAGTCTATAATAGATTGAAGACCATAAAAATTGTCAAATAATTTTACGCCCGCTGTCATTCCACCCTCGTCTATTAGCCATAGCATGTAGGTGGGAAACGCTCTGAGCATTCTTCCTGAGATGTCTCTATACTGAGTATCTACTAGGGTTTTCTCCCAGTGCTCTTCAAGACTACCAGAATACGGCTTTCCATATTCAGACATTGGCGTCAATGCGTATACTGAGCTCTTTGTATTAACCTTAGATGGATCCGAATGATCGTCTGTTATGTTTCTTCCTGTTAAAATATTACCTTTGTCTGTTTTTCTAACATTTCTACCATCTATTGTTAAATAAAATCTTCCATCTTTTTCTGTATCTGTATAGCCAAGGTAAACTTGTGACCCTATGGTCATCATTGTTGGAATTTTTGTTGGCTCATCTTGATCTATTATTGGAAAAGTTTGCATGTTTGCTACGAAGTCTAGGTCGTCTAAACTGAAGCTAACCTCATCTTCTTCTTTTAGGCTATATTTTCCATCTAGAGCAGCTTGAATTTGGGCGAGAAGTTTTTGATTAGAGTAGTCAAGATCTCCAACCTGATAAGGGGCAGAGCTAACAGCATTAGAGAAAGACGCTTGCGTATCATCTAGTTGTTCGCTAGCATCATATTCAATTGCATCGGTTATAAGTTTCTTATTCTTTTTGACTAATGTAAAAATAGACAAATCATTACTACTAGATCTTTCAACTAGATTTGGGTTAGTTATATATGCGTTGAAGAACGCAAGAAATGATTCATAACTTATTTGATTTATTTGTAGATAGGTAATTACTTCATTAACCAAATCTTTTTCAATCTGGACTTTATCGCCCGCATAGTCTGCATAGTTGTAATTATTTGAATATGTTCTAATTAAATCTGTTATCTTTTGGCCCACTGGATGACTAACTAGGTCTATCGTTTGTTTGCCAATTCCTTGATTATTTCCCGGAAGGGCCAGTTGCTTTGGCCTATATTGAATATTATTTATTACATCTTTATCAAACATTTCAAAGCTTCTAAAATAAAAGTCAGGATCCAAATGACCAACTACTTCATTCTTTGCATCTTTTACTTCTAGAGGAAAATCTGGATAAGCGTTAAATATCCCCCACATTTGCTTTATTCTAAAGAATGGATTTCTCTTTGATCCAAACTCCTCTATTAATTGACGCTGCTGCTTAGACGAAAGTTTTTCTCTAGCTTGCTGGAATATATCAAAATCTAACAAAGAAATATTTACATCGTAAACATGCGGATAGTTAGGAACTGTATTTACCGAGTAATTGGATGGCAATACATATTTAACGCCAGAAAGTGCTGTGATAACATTTTTAATTCCTATGAACCCAAGAACTCCAGTGGAATGCTCTAGTCTAGATAGTGCATTCACATGATCAAAAATTCTTTTTATTTTATTAAGTTCTGATTCTCCTGTAATTCTCATTGAGATATTTATATAAGTATCTCTTCCCCCTATATGTTGATAGGTTGGTTCGTCTTGCATTTGAAGCTGCAGTTTTGCGAGATTGTTTCCAAGTGTGACACTGACCCCAGTGACAACTACTGAAGATGGATCTAGATCTATTTTAATCATAGGGACTTCCCATTCCCTAAAGGAGAAAGATCCACTTCTTTGTCTTGCGGCCTCCATCAAAGCTTCTATTGGAGCTGACTTAAAAAACCTTTCGTAAACGAGAATATTAAATCCATCTTTAACTTCTTGCTTAACTCTTTCTTTTAAGTCGTTATATTGTTTTGAATCTTTTTTATAGCCAAGTTTCTTTGCTTTTTCTTCTACTATCGCATCAACTTGCGAATCAATTATTGAGGTTGTATTCGTGGAAATCTTTTTAAGAAATTGTTTTGCTTGAGAAAGGGTTATTCCATCTTCGCCACCTAAATCTTTAGATTGAAATTTATAATTTTTTGGAATAGATCCTGGAGCATTTGTTGAATCAAAATTTCTTATATATTCTGCTTCAGAACCACCTAAGTTATTTTCCTGTACAAATATCGTTGCAACATATGAATAAATTGATCTTTGAGAAGTTTTATCGCTTAAACCAGCCGTTAACAGATCTAGTGCATTTTTTAAGTGATAATAAACGCTTGGACTTACCGTTGAATTTCTTGATAATTGATATACTCCACTTAATTGGATTCCATATCCAGCTGATTCATTTAGGTCTATTCCAAAACTATTAAGAAGTTTTGCCCAGAAATCTTCTCCGGAGTCTTTTAGTAGTTTTTCTTCATCTGTTCTAAAAGATGTTGAATCTGGTAAAAATATTTTTGTCTGTGTTTCAGCTGGAATATAAAATGATATATTTTTTCCATCTGTCCATTCACTAATGATATTTGTAATAAATTTTTCATCTCTATATACGCTGTCGGTTACTATTGATGCTCCATACGGAGTGACTTTATATTCTACTTCTTTTGTTCCCGGTTTTTCTTTGTCGTTAGATGTCTTCATTAAGAAAGAACCATTAACGTAATTGTGTAACGCACCCGCTGCCTTACCCATATATTGCCTGTATTTACCCCAATGTATTGCTTGGTTAAAGTCATTAATCATTGGCAGGAAGGGTTTATGATTAAAGTTTAAAAGCTCTATATCTACAGCCAGAGCAAACGGAAAGTTAGGCACTGTGGATATAGACATGCTAGAAAGAGCAACTGCAGTTATTCCATGAATTCTATTTAAATAATCATTTCTTATTGGCAAAAACGGCGAATATTTAAATGCAGCTATTAAACCTCTAAGCGAAGAAAGAAACTTATCTATTTTTTGATTACTTGATCCATCAGAACCAAAGTCGATTTGAAAATTATCATTCAAAGTTATTTTAGAGGCGTCGTCAATTGATATTCCCCAAATTTCTTCATAGTTTGGAAAGAACAACTTAATTCTAATAGAAGTTTCTTTGTAGCCTGAATTAAATTTTGGACTACTTTTTTGCCTCAATGCACCACCGGTCAAGCTGCCTGTTTTGAAAAACGTGTTAATGTCTATTGTCAACGGTGGAACGTAAAAATTTGAAGCGCCCAAACGAAGATGGAATATATCTGGAGAAGTAGGCTGAATATTAGCCCTATAAGGAGAAGCGTCTAACGCCGCTTTCATTTTTTTAGCTGTGTTTTCGTAATTAGCTGCTAATTGAAATATAGATCCAGTGATGTCTTTTCCATTAAAGTCTACGGTTCTGCCAAATGCTTTTTCTAAAGATTTAATAAAATCTTGTAAGCTGTTTACTGTATCTTCTTCTCCGCCACCCCTGCCACCGTTTGAATAGTCTACAGTTACTGCTATGGATTCAAAAAAGAAACTAACTAAACTTGGAAAATACGCATTAACTATGCCAAGGGTTATCGGATCTCTAGATAAATATTGAACTGCTTCATTCAATTGGGATAGCCACGGCAAGTCTCTTACTGGATCTTGTGAGTCCAATGGAGATCTCTTGAGTTGCTCTACCGAAGAAAGTCTTTGACGGGCAAATTCCGATATTGAGCCCGCATACGACGCCAATCTCAGTAGGCCGCTTTGCTCAATTTTACTAAACAAAGAATTTAATGCAACACTATTGAGCGTAGAAGCTCTTTCTATTTCAGCTCCTCTAAAAGTTCCCGAAAAAAAATTCTTTTTTGTTTCAGAGATTAGATTAATATTTGATTCTAAAAATGCTTTCTGAATTAATCCACTATAAATTGATTCTACTTGACTATTATTGTCATTATTTTTATTGATTGCTGCCCTAATGAAATCACCTAAAGCAGTGCTCTCTTCGACTAAATAAGAGGTTGGTTCCCATTCGTATTCTTCTGTTAAAAACGCCTTTTCAAGTTCGATTAAAAATTGTTCATCAGTTCTATTTGCTCTTCCTTCTTTTGCTTTTATCCAATTGTTTACTCGGGTAGCCATTGCGTATTTGACTATTAGAGCTATAGATGTAGCTTCTCCTGCACTTGGGAATTTTTTGTATGTTCTTCCACTTGCGTTTGTTTCGTAGAACGCATCATATTTATAGAAATAAGTATCATAAAAATGTTTTCTTATTTCACTTGGAGTATTTAGTGCCGCTTCTTTATGTAAATTCTTGTAGTATCTCTGTACACTCTCACTTATATCTATATCAAAATTATGTTTTCCATCTGCTAGTATAAATTCATTTACACAAGCGTTAAGTGTGCCGATTAGAAAATCGTCATCAGGATCAAAGGTAAATATTTTTTTAGGAGAATCTGATAACGCAAATTCGAGAAGATCTCTTTCCTCTCCTTTTGTTCCAAGTCTAGTTGAGAACTGTCCGCTATTTAGGAAGCTTTCAAAATCATCTAAAGTCCTATTGCTGATAATTAGTTTAAATGGGCCACTCAAAAAAGCTTGTACGCCTATTATTTCTTTGACGCCATTTTGCGTTTGAGAATATAAAGAATTTAAGTAGTTTATTGTTGTTAAACTTATATTCGACATATTTTACACTAGGTTGTTTCTTTTGTTAATTTCTTTTATTCTTTCAGAAGAAGAACTGCTTTCGCCAATTCTAGCATTGTTATTCATTATACTAGATCTACCTGGTTTTGTAAATGATAATGAACTTGCAGCTCCGGCGTGACTAGCCGTTGCTTTATTGTATCTTGCTTTTTGTACGCTTGGATTTAAATATCCAGAATTATTCATTTGTATGTGGGTTGCCGCACCGTGCATGTACCCCTCAAAGGAGCCTTTTACTGGATCTGATTTTGTGGGTCTTTGTGAGTGGCTGACTGATTTTGGACCAGACTCGTCAGCTCCTACTGAAGTATTTTTACTTGATGCAATAGCAGCTGCATACTTATTTGATGTTTCGGTTCTTGGAGATGTATCTACCCTTTTTGAGGCGGCATCTTTTAGATTTTTATTTTGTGTGTCTGCACCAAAAATCATAATAAACTAACCTTAAAACGAGCTTGCAAGCTGCTGATATGGATCTCTACCAACTTCTGGGATCCCTGAATATATAGTAGTATCCATATCAAAGTTTCCTAATCCGATAGCCATGTCTTCAAAGTTTCTGACCGCTCCCCTATTTCCATATAGATTAACTTTATAGCTCATTCCAGGGTTATATGAAATCGTTCCTAATTGAGGGATTTCTGGAGCTCTTTGAGGATATTGGCTTTCATAGGCGGATCCTCCAGGCAGTAGTGGAGGCCCTTTTATTGAATCTTCTGTTCTATCTTTAAATCCTTGATACGCAAAGCTGGCCGCTATTAGGGCAGTGGCGCCGTATATAGAATTTCTAAACAATTTGTTTTCAGAAAATAGTTCTTTTAATCTTCCTGATTTAATATAATCAGAAAATCTAGTAAATTTTGTTTTAGTAAACGCAGAATAATCCTCGCCATCCAAAGCTAAATCTAATCCCTCCCTGAAACTTTTGCCAGTTGTCGTGTCTCCAGAATAAGCTGCTTGACCCAGCGCTATATCTGATTGGTAGACTTGTTCAGCTATTTGAGATCTAGCTATTCCTGCCTCTCTATTTATCTGCCTTACTCTTTCCGCATCAAGTTCAAGATCACGTCCGGCCATAACTGAAGCTATATTTCTAACCTCTTCACTTAGTCCTGTTGTATCATCTATCATTTGTTTTAAAACTTTTTTACTGATTCTTTCTTCATTAATCACATCTCCTTCATCTAAGAGCCTACGAACTTCAGCGTCTCTTCTTAGCCCATACTCTGAAACTGCTTGTGTGACATTTGAGGATACTTGAGATGAAAAAAATTGAGCTTGTCTACTGACTGTTGCCGCTCCAATCATGCTTAAGAAAGTTTTTTCACTGCCTTCTTCTGGCATATACAGTAGCCTGGATATGTCAAATCTTCTTCCTCTTCCGGATCTCATTTCAGCGGAAACTTTTTCTACTGCGTTTATCATTTCCGTCAAGCTAACACCTGTCGCTTTTGAGGCGTCTTTTATCTCATTTTCAACAATTCTACCTAGTCTAAGTTTTTGCGCTTTATTGTTATATGTATCTATATTTTCTAATTTAGATAAGTCTACAGACATCAATTCATTAAATTCTTCAACGTTTCTTCTAACTATATATTCGGCGGCTTTTCTTGCATTGTCCGAAACTTGAAGCGAAGAAAGTGCTGCGTCTTCAGTTATGCCTGCTAAAGACAGTCTTCTCATTATATCAAATTCTGCTTGTACTCTGGCAGCAGTTGCATTCACTTTTGCAAGGGACGCATACTTGTGTTTTTCATTTAGCCCAAATATTTGCAACACAGTATTTCTTTGAACATCGTAATCTTGCCCCATAGAATCAAGAGTTTTCTTTAATTTTGTAATTTCCTCACCCTCGAGGCTGCCCGCTGCAATTGTGTCATTTATGCCTTGTTTAATTCCTTTTATAAATCTTTCTACATCTTGCGACGATAGTCTATCTTCTAATAAAATTTCATCAATTCCTAAAAATAAATCTTCAGAAAACTTTCCTGCATATTTACTTGATCTAACTATTGCAGCCCCTGACCCAATTCTCATTCCAAGTCTTTCTATAGCGGTTTCTCCAACAAGATCCAGGGTCACATTTGCGGCGTCTCCATATCCCAGAGCTTTTAACGCGGCTTTTTGTGCTGCGGCAACATTTGTTACTCCACCTTCCAGTAAGCTAGATATTCTATTTAATTGATCTCTTACTGGAGCAAGGGCAAATTTATTTGATCCAAAGTTAATTGTACTGTCAATTGCTTCTTCTGAGCTTAAAAGACCAATTCCATATTTCATGAATTGTTTTAATTCGCCACTTCCTCCACCTATTTTCATTAACTCAGCAAGAAAACCATCCAACTGCTTAAGGCTAGATCCAACAACCATTGATCTGTTTACATAAACTCCAAGAAAGTTTCCATCTGCTCCGGCAGAGCTGAGCATTTTGTTAAAAATGGAATGAGACGCAAAAGCATTTAGTGCTTTGTTGTCTGAATTGTCTTTAATAAAATCTACAAACGCGTTGTTTCTTGCTTCTCCATCTGTCATATTCAGTATTTCTTTAATTCTACTAGACATAGAAGGACCCAAGGTTGATTTATGTTGATCCAATATGCTTAGAGCTTCATCAGATATTGGAGCGACATCAAACGCTCCTTCTTCTTTAAATAACTTATAGATTTCGCTTCTCTTATATAAATCTGTGTTTCTTAAAGCTGAAGCTCCACTTGTTGCTATATCTTGAAGTGTTTGAGATGTAGCCTTTTTGATTGTTCGACCAGAAGCTTCGTAGACTTTAAAAATCAAATTTTCTACATACTCTTCTGTAATTTGATTTGTTTTTTTAGCGCCTATATCGGATAGATATTCGTTTAAACCCTTTTTCCCATATGCTCCTCGAAGACCTTCTGGAACTTTTCCGGATATTAGTGCACGAAGAACTTCTGCTTCATGTCTGTTTATTTTTCCAGATTTAGTGTCTATTATTTCTTCAAGTTGTGCCATAAATTTTTCATTTTGACCAAATATTGATCTTATTGTTTCTAAATCGTCTAATCTTGCTCTGCCATATATGACTTCGTCTACACCAGAAGGCTGTCTTGTTATTCCAAATAGAAGTTTTTGCTTTCCACCTTCACCCATAAAAGACTCTAACTTAAACAATCCTTTATCGTCTAAGTCAAAACCACCAAGAGCATTGAAAAACTCTGGAATCATTCCAGGTCCAAATAACATCTTGTGTCCACTGACTCTAAATTTTAATAAATCAGCTGTTACTTCAGTGTCATCTGCTAATTTAAATATTGTTTTTTCTATTCCATTTACTGTTCTATTTCCTTTATTTCCACCCGGTAAACCTTCAAGAACTTCCGAGGCTAGCGCATATCTTTGAACTCCTGGAACTACTGGGTAGTATCTTTCTACTCCAGCTGAAGACATTCTCATCGTAAAAGCCTCTGATGCAAACACATTCGCAAGCAGGTTCATCATTTCTGGAGAGCTTTTTGGGCCTATTCCCGATTGATGAAGTTCAAATATTCTTCTTATGAAATCTCTGTTTCTATCTTTTGACAATCTTATTGAAGCTGGTAAATTTGAAGAATCTTCTAACAACGTTTGTTGCATCATTGTTCGAACTTTTTCTGGGATAGTGTTGGTTTCTATTGCGTTTTTAAAGTCTTGCATGACTTCAGCTGAATACTGAGTCATTTTTTCTATATCTTCTGGAGAAGAATAAAGATCTGGATGAAAAGCTACAGTTACTGGATCTGCGTAGACTTGAGATTTTGGAATACCAAACCCACTCATTTGTATAAATTCTAAACCTTTAGCTAAACCAATTTCCGATTTTTTTCCAGATGCGCCTATTATTTGATATATATTTTCAAAACCTTTTCCAAGATCTCTTATGTCATAAGCTACTTTTATTAATCCATCATCAGTAAATCCTCTACCAGTTACTTGATATAAGTTTTCAGCGTCTTGAACCATACTAAGTTGCTCTGTTAGTTCTAGCAATCTTACTTGTGCGTTTTGTTGTTCAATCTTACTTAGCGTTCCAGAATTAATACTTTCTCTAAGATTTTTTACGTTTTGTCTCATTTCCCTTTTTGCATATTCAAAGTATTTTCTGTTAAAAATAGCGTTACCATCAAATTCTAGTTCGGCGTCTTTCATGAATTTACTAAACATTTGTTTTTCTAATTCAGTTGCCCCAGACTTATCTATTGCCTGAATTAATTCTTTATTGGTTCTTGACTTTTGTATTAAGTCCTTAATTTCTTTTCTTTTAAGGAACTTTGCAATAAAAGATTCTGGATCACCTATTATTGCTCTTTGAGATGAATCTAAAGATTCAAATTGCCTTCTAAATGAAGATTCAACAACTTCTTTTGTAAGATCTTTTTTTAGGACTTTCATTTCAAGTCTATTTTGACTGCCTACATTCAAATATTTTTGAAGAAAATGTAAACCTTCTTCTATTACTAATTCTTCTGGAGCTCCCTTAAGCTTAAATTCCTTAGCTGCTCCGAAGTAATGTATCCATAGTTATGGTCAGATCTCTATCTCCAACTATACCTCTAACTCTTTTTCCAAGCTTAGACATATAATCTTCTATAAGTCCCCCACCAGCTAAGGTGCTCATTAATTTTTTATTATCCAATAATGGGTTTCCTGCTGCCGCTAGCATAAAATACGTTTGTGCTTCTGTTAGTATTTTTTCTCCTACCCTAAATTGCATAAGAGTAGCGCCATCTTTGTCTATTATTGGAATAAAACCTTGACCTGATTCTCTCAATCTTTGAAAGAAATCAATTGGCCTTACTCCTCTTTGATTTTTTATTGTAGCTAAATTTACACTTAACTCTTCTCCAGATAGAGTTGCTTGTGAGATTCCCATTGATTCTAGTTGTTTTAGTGTTGCAGTATCCGTTATACCTCTTAGGTTTTTTTGAATATTTAGAAGAATATCTCCAATGGCAGCATTTTGAGTTGGATTATTGTTAAGTATGTTTCCGGTAGAATTTGATCTTCCAAGATTTAAAATTGATCCAGATACTGGCTTAATGCTTGCAAACTGAGTAAACATCATAGTGCTTGCTGCAGTAAATGCCTCTTCTACCGTTTGCTTTACTTCTCCAGTAGCATTAATAATGAATTCTACTGCTTGAGTTTTCGGATTAAGCTCAACTCTTACTACGTTATTTCTTCCGCCAAATGCTGTTGACCTAAGGGCGTACTGTGCGGCAAGAAGTCTTTCTTCCGGTTTTTTAAAAAAGTCTAGTATGCCCACTATCTAACTCCTGCAGATATGCTTATTTGATTTTGGCCAAAAGTATTTATAACTGGAGTTACAGTTCCACTAATTCCTGCTCCAGCTAAAAGAGCTCTTAACTTGTATAGAGTATCTTGCCTATCTTCGCCTGTTCCAAATGTTGGATAGCTTGGATTTGCTAAATTAGCTTGCTTTATCTGCTGTGGATAGTAACCCATTTGAGACATCTCCAGTCCCATCTGTTGTCCTATTTTTATTTTAACATGGTCCATGTTTGTATTTGGGTGCCATCCTTCCCAAGATAAATCTGGAAGCTCATGTCTGCTAAAATACTCAACTAAATCTGGTCTCTTTTCTACATCTCTACCCCAGGCGGCTTGATATATTCTTCTTTCTAATCTTCCTGCCGTTGACAGAATTCTATCTCTTTCATTTTCTGGAGCATTAATCATCTCCATAAAATGCTCTCTTTTTCTTTTTGGAATTGCCAAAGAAAGAGTGTCTACCGAAGCTCCATATAAATCTGCTCCATACATAGTTCTTTTTGCAGCTTGTCTAAATTGATTGGCGGCTCCTGAGTCTCCAGCTTCCTGGGCCATTGCAGCCAGTCTGGTATTCTTAACATAGGTTAAAATATCAGAATATTCTTCTAATGCAAGTTCTTTCTTTCTTTGTTGTGGAATAAATCTTTCGCCAGTTATCATTTCTTTTGTTTGGCTCATTAAAGAAACTCCACCACCAGTTGTGGCGCCTAAAAAGGAGCCTAAAAGTTTTGCTCTTGGAGTTCTGCCAAAAAATGATCCAGTTAATCCAAGACCGGCAGCTGCTGAAATTGGATCTCTTTGCGTAGCCTTGTTGAGCATTGGCTCAATAAAACTTTCAAATGGCCTTTGCCATTCTGGAAATGTTGCTCCATAAACATTTCTTCTTTCCCAATCTTCAGTTGCAGTTCTTTTATTGAGAAACTTTGTATTAAATAGAGTGTCTCTATGAGCTATGTATTCTCCAGCCCTTTGCATTCCGCCAAGAGCTCCGCCCATTCTTGTTCTTTGGTCTTCATAGGGGACAAAATCATATTTACTTGTGGTATCTTCAAGTTGGCTTCTTATCTCCATGACTCTTACTTTTTCTTCTGGACTTAAAGCCATTTTATCAATCATTCTATTGACAGACTTAAATTGCTGTGAATAAGGAGCAACGTCAGCTAGAATATCTAGTTGATTTACTATTCCATATTTACCTGAAGAATCTCCATAAAGTCTATTAAATCTTTCATACCCTTTACCGGGCAATCTGATTTCACCTTCTTGAACTTTCGTAAAAGGGTCGCCAGTCCTAAAGTTAATGTAATATTCAGAACCTGGAAGAAATGGATACTGAGAGCCCATCAGGTTTGCGATTGGATTTATGTAATCTATTCCAGTTCTTTCTTTTGGAATAAATCTTCTTACAATTTCAGAAAACTCTATATTACCTAAAGGACCCTGTGCTGGAATTGGTACGTCGCCTAAGCCTCCAAGGTTTAGGTCCCAGAATGCCCTAGATGTGCCATAAGCTTTTGCTGCTGATTGGAGAACTGTTTTGTCTGGCTCAAAATCACCTTTGCCAAATCCAAGATTTTCTCTAATTGAAGAAAATCCAAATCCATAGATACCGGCCATTTCCTGAGCCCTATAACCAAGTTCTCCAAATTGAATTGTGGGATTGGCTGGATTGTAGGGAGTTCCTGCCTGAACTATTGTTGGCTGCATCACTCCCCTTTGCTTGGGGGGGCCATAGGACATGGCCATCAAAGGCTGATTCAAGGCGCCTATAGTTTCTCTTGTTATTCCGGAGGCTCTATTTATGGGAAATTGGCTGGCTCCTGCGTAGTTAGCATTGCTGTAACCTATTTGATTGCTCACCATAGAGGAAGATACTGACCCACCAGCACCCGGACCATACATGCCTATGCCCCCTCCAAAGCCCGCAGAGGCCGTTCCCGTGCCCGCATTGAAGCCTGTATAGCCACTGGGGTCATAAGCCCCAAATTGACCTGCTGAAACGTACTGAGAGAGCCCTAGAGAGACTTCTTCTTCATGCATCTTTCTTTGTGGTTTTAATATTTTACCTATTGTTAGGTTTCCAACAGCTGTTAGCGGCCCAAATGGGCCAGTAAAATATTCTCCAGTTACTGGATATGGCCTATCTTCATAGTGTTTTCTTTCAAATCTGTATGGATCAAAGGGTCTTAGTGGGGAGATATCATTGTAAAATAAGAACTTTTCTGCTGGGCTTCCATATGTATCGGAAGTGAACATTGCTCCACCTTGAAGTTTTCTATACCAAGATGGCCTATAATACTGAACCTTACCACCCTGGAATGGAGTATTACCTAGTGGCCAGAATCTACCCTGCCTAATTGGCACTTCGCCTTCTACTAATTGTTCCCTTTTTTCTTGTGCGGTCATTCCCCCAGGAACTAATCCAGCTGCTAAAGATTGAGCTTCTACTACTGCCCTTGCTGCTTTTGTTGTAAAGAATGGAGAATATATATTTTCTCCATATCTATCCTCAGGATTTACTAGCCCACCAAGCATTCTGTCGGCGGCCATGAATGTCGTTCCAGCCGCATAAATTGGAAGAACTCTTTTTCCAACCATCCCTCTTGCGTATAAATCAAGAGGTCCCTTAAAACTAGATACATCTAGCTGCATTCCTAAAGTTCCAAAGTATCTATTTAGTCTTTCAACTCCTTGAGAAACTGGAACAGACGCACCAGAATAATTTGCTGGATCAGAATATGTCGACAAACCAATTGCGCTTTTAACTGCTCCCATTGGATCTTTTCCAAAAACTGTTCCAAAGGTTGGAACAAATGTAGTTCTTTGTCCAGAACCTAATACGTCAGTTGACAATTCGTTTAATTGATAATTTGCTGTTCCAAATAATTTTTTAAATGGTGGCAATAGTGAAGAAAATGGCCTTCTTATATTTGAGCCAATAATTGAAACTCTTCCACTTGTATATGGAGAAAAGAAAGTGCTTACTGCATCGCTAACAGCATCTTGACCCCTAGCCATCCCAAGCATAGAAAGAGCTGCCTCTCTAGCATTTTGGAATAGTGGAACTCCCTTTTTATAAGTAATAAATGCATTTGTGTTAAATAGTGTTGCTAGCGCTGCTGCTTGAGCTTCTGCGAATTGTGAAGGAGGAAGAGTTTTTCTAAGGCTTAATATTGCCTCTTGCATCTGTATAAACAGCTGGTCTGTTTTGCCCTCAACAATTGCGTTTGATTGAGAAACAAATCTAAAAAGTTCATTCTTAAATTGGTCTAACCTTGTAGTTATTGTAGGCGATCTTTGGGCCAAAGAAGAAGTTGCTAACAGATTTCCTTCTGTAGCCATTTTTCTTAATCTAGAAAACGATTGTTCTATTACTCTTTCTTCTATTCCAGCTTCTCTTGCTCTAGATTTTAGAATTGGTATAGCTGCTTGCACTTCCTCATAAAACTGCATAGCTTGTTGAGGGGTTGATATATTGGACACTCTTTTGCCAGCAAAAGCAAAAAGATTTATGCCAGATATTTCAGATAGATTTTCCATTGTTCTCATGACTTTGTCTGATAAGCCATAAGTAAATGTAGATCTTCTTAAATCATCGTAGGCTCTTAATATCTGTGCTTCTTCAATTCCAGGAACAGAAGCACCTGCCTCATCTAAAAGTTGTAATTTTCCGCCTTCCGAGCTAAGTTTTATTCTTTTTGCCGAAGATCCAAATCCGTATTCAACTTCTTCTCCAGGTATTAGCTTAGCTAATACTCTTGGATTATTTATGTCACTATTTCTTTTTTGAAATCTTGAAAGCAATCCGAAAATTGAGTTTGGTTGCTCAGCGTCTATCGACATCATTCTCTTGAAGCCAAGAGCTCTACTTCTTCCGGCTACATCATTTCCAAATAATCTTGTTAAAAATCTTGAATTCGGATCTTGAGCTACATCATATATTTTTTCTCCATCTAGACCAGCCGAAAATCTTGCATGCTTTGTAAGCATCTCGGTACTGCTGGTTGGAACAGCTCTATATGTTCCTGCTAAAGTTTTTCCAAATATTGCACCAGATTCATTGTCTGTAGAAAATGCAGTTACCCTACCCTTGAGGCCAAACATTCCACCTGTGCTGTGCCAAATATTAAAATCTGATTTTGTTCCCGGCATGTCGCCAAACGGTTGGACAGTTCTGCCTGGAGAATACTGAAGCGGCCCTCTCTTTGCCATTTCTGAAAAAGATCTATAACCAAAAAGGTCGGCTGGATTAAGTTTAATTATTGGTATCTGAAATTCACTTGCAAAAAAACTTGCTGTATTTGTAAATGTACTTCTTATAGAACTGAAATCTAATATTTGTCCAGACTTAGTTTGATAAACTCCATCAAGTTTATTGAATCCTATAGACTTAGAAACCGGATCATTAATTGCCATTCTTCCGGCTAGTTCACTAATTATTTTTTGTTGATTTGCTGGTAGGGACTTAAATCTGCCTTGCTGAACTGCTTCATCTATCAGCAACGGCTTAAGGCCGAATAAGCTAAATCCATTACCGAATAATCCAAGAGACATTTTTCTTTTTTCAATAAGAAAATCTTTTAGATCGTTAAAATTGTTTGGATTAAATCCTTTTTCTGCTAATCTCTTTCTTACAATTTGATCTGAAACTATTCTTCCATCATCTTGTCTTAAGTTGATTCCAAGAACTTGTGCTGTTTTTCTTTGAAGAAATTGTTGTTTTGCGGAACTTAGTGGCCCTACATAGTCGTGAATATTCTCTTTTGACGGCTTTAATATACTTGAGGCTATGTCCGCTAAATCTTTTCTGTAAAAAGAATTCCATTCATTTTTTATTTTTGTATTTAAAGATGCTTTAAATTCCCTGCTTAGGAACCCAGCATTAGATTCCTCTATCACACTCCTAAGAAATGATTCAGGACTAGATCCACCAGCTGAAGCTACTATCGATTGCTCAAATGATTTTCCATGTTTTATAGTTTTATATCTTTGCAGTAGTTGAGAGTAATAATCGTCACCCTCACCCAATATAGAAGATCTGCCAATTGAAACTATATTGGTTGGATTACCTCCTCTACCAGGAACATTTATTCTTAATTGTTCAACAAAATTATCTGCTTCCTTAGCGTCTATTCCTCTTGATGTTAGGTTTTTTGCCAATAAGTCTTTATAAGCTTTTTGTTGTTGTCCTCTGTAAAATTCTGATTGAGTAAAAGATTTATCTTCTGGACCACCAGCGCCAAGTATTGAAACAGTTCCTGCTAATTTACTAATTCTACTAGAATACTGAGATTGAATTTTTTGCATTGCTCTTTCGAGCTCGCTTCTGCCTGCTCCTATGAATCTTTGTTCTGCCAAAATTTCATTCATCTTTAGGGAACTGGATAGTGCATCGTATCCTTTCCCAAGCAGTTTAAATTCTTTATATCCTTCCTTAAATGCGCTAGACAAACCCCTAAAAGCCGGTATAGCGTCAATGGCTCCATATACTGGATTTGTTGAGTCAGGAGAATTTTGGCCAAAAAGGTAACCTTGAGCCATTCTTCCATATCTTTTTATTTTTGATTCATTATTTGCGCGGGAAAATTCCCTCGCTAATTTTGCCCCTTTTCTTGCATCGCTTAAAGATTGAACAAACTGCGGTTGATCCTGTTTATATGCATGTACAGCTGTTGAAAAGGCTCCACTTGTTTGGGCTGATGCTTTTAAAAACCTGTTTCCAATTGTAGAAAAATCATGACCTACTTCACTTAACAGTTCGCTAAGGTCTATTAAACCCTTAGAAGCTACCTGTCTTGCTGGGCTAAGATCCCTCAGGGACCCCATTGAATTTTTAAAAGTATATAAGGAGTTTCTTGTAGCTGAAGCTCCTGCGCCCAATCCTTCAAATGGCAAGGTTACAGTCAAAAGATTTGTTGCTGACGTTTTTACAAAATCTGTCAAAACATCAACTGGATTATACCACTTTACTTTTTTACGGTTTTCATTTTCTCCAAATAATGGATCTGTTAAAAGTTTTTGAGTTCCATATAACGCTGGAAGCTCATAGGGTAGCCTTCTACCAGCTCTAATTAATCTTTTTTGTATTTCATCTTTCCAAGTGTATATTGAGGCTGGCTCTGATCCAATTCCCCTACTGGCTTGATCAAGTTCTCTTTTACTAAAAGAATACCTGTGCATTTCGGAGTTTACGCCGGAATATCCTGTTGTTAGATCATCTCCAGCTTCATAGACGAGTCTTTCGTAAGGATCATTAACGCCATCTATACTTCTTTTAACGCCCTGTAGTTCGTCTAAATGTTTTCTTATGTCAACTACGCTGTTAACTAAACTTGTAGAAAATGTATTGCCTGAGTCAGCTGAAGTTTGGATTTTTTGGGCTAACCTAAGTCCACCCTTTCTCATTACTGAGGTTAGGGCTGCAGCTGCAGCTAAGCTGCCCACTGTATGCGTTATGAATCTAGCAATAGGATGATTATCTAGGGCTTTAGATATTGCGCCTGAATCAGGAGAGGGGCCTTGTGTTTCGCCCTCATTGAACGGAAGATCTCTAGAGGTTACTCCATAGCCTATATTATGTAATGGGCCACGATCTCTAAGCATTTTTTTCCCCTAGTTTATTTCATTCCCCAAAGTTTTTGAGCAATTGGGTCTTCGTACGCGGCTTCGCCGACTTTCTTTGAAAGGTTGTGCCTTGCCGCACTTGCCTTTTTCTTTTCCTCTTCTTCTTCTGGGTCTATCAATTGAAGAGTAAGATTAGTTGACTGAATGCCATTTATTCCTTGTTGAATTTCAATTATTTTTTCCGAAAGAGCAACCCTTTCCGCTAATTGCGAAAAAGTCATGTTATCTAAATCTTCCGGAGAATATGTATTTATAGTAGCCAGAACAAAAGCTTTCATAAGGCTTCTTACCTGAGCTGCTTGTTCTCTTTTATTATCAAGTATATTTTTAGCAATTTTTGCAGAATAGAAGCCCGAAAAATCAACAATCTGTTGAGCCAATGAAGATACTAAGCCAGGTGGCAATTTTTCTAGATTGAAGTCTTTTGGATAGACTACAGCAGATGATATTATCAGGTCTTCTGCGTCAGTTGAAGAATAGCTTTCCGAGTTTTTGTATTCAGTTATTTTATCAAATTCACTAAATGTCAGCTCTCTAAATACTATTTCCTGACCTTTTAGGTTTACTGCAAAAACAGAACCATATTTCTTTTTTATTTCATAGAGAAATTCTGGTTCCATTTTTTATAGCTGTCTTACCTCTAGGGCAACGAACCCGGAAGCCTCTAACACTTCTTGAGAAATTAAAGACGGAATACCAGCCATCACTCCATTCATTTCCAATTTATCGTACTGAGGATACAGTATGCACATTTCAGCTATTGCTTCCTCGTTCCACATATTGGCTTCAGCTGAAGTAAGTTGACCAGCTTGTACAAGTTGCTCCATTTTTTTGACTAAATTCTTATACTCTATTCTATTTAAAACTCTCCAGACTATATGCTTGTCAAAGGTAATCGAGGTAACATACACCTCTCCAAATTGACTCTTCCACTGCTTGATCATTCCAGCAGTTGGGCCACCTTCCCAAATTTCTTCTGCGTCGTCTAGATCTTCTACTTGCTTATTCGGTTGCTCAACAACTGATTCAATCTCCTCTTGATTTTGAGTTTCCTCTGTTGTATAAGTTAGAGCTTCTTCTGTTCCTACTGTTTCTGCAAATTCTGGATTTGAACTTACTGTTACTTTTCTACCTGACATTTTTTCTCCTTAATAGACATTTGATAAAACAAAATACATTATACAATATTATTTATTATAAAGCAACTGTGTTAGTGCCAAACATATGGTTTGTAACGTCAATTTCATAAACTCCTTCTGAGTTGACTTGACCTACTATTGGCTCTTCCATTTCTGTTGTTGTTAATTTATTCTTAATAAATCCAAGATCAACTTCGCTATAATAGAAGTCTCTTGCTATAAACTGATAGTTCTCAACTATTGGAGATCCTCCTGCGGCATACGTTGTTGCCATGCTCATTAGTTGGACCTCTTGTATAATAGTTTTCATTGGACTAACTTTATTGTCTGTTCCAGACCTAACTAATCTTTCATTTACATCTGAAATTATCATTCTATCTAAATTATTTTCTATAACTTTTTCTTCAGAATTTAGAAAATCTTTTGGAGAAAGAGATACCTCTTCCAATCCATGCATGATAATAAAATTAAATGGCGGATGAGCACTAAATATATTTTTATTTGAATCTATAATATTTTTAGAAAATGGATCTGAAGTCACTCTATCAAGCTGACTGTATGACCAATACTTTTGAATATTTTTTTCATCTTGCAGGCTGCGAAGTCTAGCTTGATCTGAATTATTGTTTACTGATCTCAAAGTAGATCTTACATCAGCGTTTGAGGATCTAGGATCTGGATTATTAACTCTTTTTTCAGTTGCTTTTTCTATAAGATCTGTCATTCTTCTTGGATATCTTGTATATACAGAAAACTCTCCAGTTATCAATCTTGTGCCGTACAACATTGCGTCATAGTTGTATGACCAAAAACCATAGAGTGGTTGCTTTTCCTGTCTTATTATATAGGCAAAAGAAACTATATCCAGTTCATCTTCTTCATCGAATAGTCCGTCAATATAAACTCTTATATCTTCGCCACTAAAAAAGTAATCGTAATAATTGCTAAACTTTTTACTGCTTGAGTCTGCGTTTCCCGCCCAAGCTAAGTCTATCTTTTCGGATAGAGGATCAAATCTATAATCAGAATTATAAGCCATTTTATACTCTATATACTTCTTCTATAAAATTGCTATAGATAGTTGTTATTGGTAGACCTTCTTCGGCTGAATCTCCAAATATATTCCTATTTCTTTGAGCTGTTCTTTCAGCTTCTATGTCACCTAATTTTGTCATTTCTTTTTCATTTATCATTCTTGTTATTGGCTGGATTCCTCTGGCCATAAAAGTGTAGGTTTGCTCTGTCAAAATGTCATCAATTGACATTGTTTGACCTTCGTCAACTATTGTTACGCCATATATTTTCATCTTTGATGCACTGCCATATTCATTAAAGAATGTAAACACAATGTCAAATGGCGGAAGCATGTCTGCTAGTGGCGCAAAGAATCCATTTGATCTAGAAAGATAGTTCTTATATTCCTCTATTTTATACCAAGAATATTCGTTAAATACCGTAAAGATAAGTGATCCAGCTATTGTTCTTGAACCCTTTATAAACCCTCTTACATTTGCGTGCCCAAGAGTTCTTACTGGCGAATTCTCTCTATGTATAGAATAAGATACAGTTTGAAGTTCGCCTAGCTCTAAGTAGGTTCCAGTACTTTGAGTCTCGCCCATTGGGGGAAGAACCATTGTTGCAACAATATCTGTTCCCGAAAAAGAAACATTATTTAAGGCAGCATCAAATTCAGGTTTTTGGGCACTAGGATTTACGTCAGAAATTTGACTAGGCCTACTAATAATAACTGCCATTATTGTTCCTTAAAAGTAAGATGGTGCACGAAGGCCCCCACCCTCATGCACCATCGAACAGATAACTTGTTATTTAATTACGGACGAATAACTCCGGATGTGTTTGGCAAGTTTACAGCATTGCCAGCCACGATATCGCTTAGAGTATTGCCGTCTTTTTCAAGTTGGCTTGTTGCAATTGTGTACATTGGACCAAGCTCTCTTGCAACGTAGGTCATGGTCTCTTCGATGACGATGTCATCCATTGAGGCGCCTGATCCTTCGTTAAGAAGCTCAACTCCGTATATCGATCTTACAGCTGCGTTGCCATATTCATTGACAAATGTAACTGTGATATCGAATGGTGGGATTTGGTCTGCGTAGTAAGGGACTTTCTTCTGGATATCTCTTGTCCAGTTGTTTCCGCCTTGAACGCCTGGAATTCCTCTACCCAAAGACGATGTATCGCCTGGAAGAGTATTATGGGCTCTTGTGTAGAAGTCCATTGGCTTATTGTTGGCGTAGTTTTTCTCCAGCATTGTGTAAAGAGCTGGGCGATCAAATACTGTGAAGATCAATGAGCCTGCAATTCCGCGCTTACCTCTTGAGAATGAGCGTGGATTTGGTGAACCCATTGTGTAGATTGGTGCCTTTTCTCTTGTTACTGAGAAAGTAATTCCTGAAAGTGCACCAATTTCAATACCACCAAAAGTGGCGACAATGTCGGCACCTGAGAATGTGGTATATGTGTTTAGATACTTGTTGACAGAATTGTCATAAGTTTCTGCGGCCATTTAGTTACCCTCCAATCGGTAATTTATTATACGTTAATGGCTATTTGCACCTGAATTGACTTTAGCTCAAATGCAGGTGTTAGTACGAGGTCTACAATCGCCTTGTTTTCTGCTGGAACATAAGTGACATTGAAGTCGCTAGCCAGCAAGGCTCCTAATAGTTGCATACCTCTTAGTGCTGATGAGATCGCTGTTTCCATTGAGTTTCTCATTTGGACAGTCGATGGCTCACCAACAAACTTTTGACATGATTGACGAACAATGCTTGCAGCTTCGTTTACAATTCTCTTTGTCGAAAGACGAACGTAATCTGAGCTAGATGCAGAGAAGGTTACACCATCTCCAAAAACTGCAATCTTGTTGAAGTTAAGAATTACTGAGTTGACACCCTTATTGGCTATTGTCTCTTGCTGTGTTCTTGTTGGAACATAACGAAGACCCTGAACATTATAGAGTGGCTTGTTTGTAATTGCTGAATATGAATTAAGGCGTGTTATTGCAGCTGCTGTTGTGCATGCTCCATTTGCGTAGCCAAAATCTGTTCCTGCAGCTGTTCCATAGCCAACTGGCTTTAGCTCAGTTGCTACAACTGTAAGGTATGGACCGTACTCTTTCAAGGCTGAATCTTCCTTGTCTGGAAGTGTTGACAGACCTAAATGAGAAGCTATCTGCGAAGGAGTCATAACTTCTTTTGTGCCAGAGTCGTAAGGCTTAATTCCCATTACTGCGATGCATGGGTGTGTATTCTCTGATATTTCCTTGACCTTTGCTGCTACCTTATATGCCCAGCTCTGAATTACTGTTGCACTATTGTTTGCATGGAAACCATACTCAGTGTCATCAGGTGTTGCTGGATCTTCCCAGTCATCTGCTACTCCGCCCCTACCCCAAGGAACGATCACATCTGGAAGAACTGTTTCAGCGGCTGTGAATGCAGCGTCAAAGACTGATCCTCCGAATGAAGAACTTGTAACTGCAGATGTGCCGGTATGGGTCCATGCTGTGTCGGATGGCAGTGGGACCATGTATATTCTTTCTGCTCCACCGGCTACCAATTCAAGAAATGCCTTGTGAAGATCAGAACCCTCACCAAAGGCATCTATTACATCTTTTTCAGTTGTTGCCTGAACAACGTCTAGGTCGCTTACATTGCCTGTATCATCTGCTGTATCTCTCTTGGCGATTACGACAATTCTTGGACCGGCTGGCGTGTCAGTGCGAGAGATGCTGTAGAAGCGATCTCTGATTAGCGTAGTTACTCCTGGTATAGCCATGTTATTTTTAAACCTCCGACTAGGATATGGGGCATTGCGAGTCTTCAAATATAGTAACAGATAACTTATAAAAATAACTCGGAGACTGTTGATGCGTGTTTGTTTTTATATATATTATCATGAATTTGGCGTTGCTGTTTGCTGCAAATCCACTATACTGACCGTAGTGCCCTCGTAGTTTGGGGTGGCTGGTTGATTTATTAATTCTTGCTCGTAAGCCATTCCTAATCTTACGTCTAGGGCAACTGATTCCACCGTAGAGGCTTTTGCAGCAAAGGTTTTTTCGGTTGTAAGCATGTAGGTTACTGTTCTTTTGTGAACGTCTTTTTGGTCCCTATTTACCTCAGAGTCAGATAACCTTCTGGAATATGTTAATTCTGATGCTCCTATTTTTTTAAAGATTGGCGTATACTCCAGCATGAAGTTCTCAAATGTCTCTATTAAAGATTCGACTAGGTAGGCGTTATCGTGGTCGTCGTCTATTGAATTTGGATTAGAACCTAATCTTTTGCCGACCGGAGACATTGCTGTAAATGCGATTATATTTTGAAATCTTTGACCATATATATAGACGTCATTGCTTGTTATCTGTCTCATTCTTGGCTTTGGCTCAACAGAATGAGTCTTTCTTAGCTCTAAAGAATAAGTGATTATTGCATCTGTGTCTTCATATCTGCCTGTTGTCTGACCAGTTTCTGGATCTATATAATTTGGATTAAACCATGTAAAAGCTGGATCTCCACTTGAAGAAGATTTAATTGGATAATTTGGAAATGATTCTTCCCAGATACTTTTAACTGTAGCTATAAACTCAAGATAACTTAAATTACCCTCAGACTGAAGTGGCTGAGCAAATTTTAATTTTGTATACGAATCGGTTCCACCAAATCTTGGCCAACTTATTGCGTCTTGTGCCATACTATGCTCCTGGACCTGCGGCTAATGATAAATCAATTTTCTTTAATCCCAAAGAAGATATTACATTAATATAAAGTATTATAACACCTTTTTCTGTTGGATCTGGTTTTGCCTTGAATTCAAAATCAACTATTATTTTATCTTTTTTCATTGAGCTCAGAAGAGAGCTAACTGAAGAAACTATTGTGTCATATCCAAACTTGCCTATTGTATCGTAACCGTATCCTTTTATTTTACTTGCAAGATAAGATACAAGCCTAATTTGTGGAAGCTTGCTAAAAGTTGAATTCATCGCAGCCATAGTAAAGTCATTAGTCAAATACACCTCAAATGGTTGAGATCGTCTAGCTTTATTGCTTCTATATATTGTATTGACTCCTATTAGCTCTAGTCTTTTCATTTCAGATGTATTTAGACTTGAGCCGAAAAGGGATATTGCTCCAGGTATTCTTTTTCTTATCATTCCAATATTTAATGGATTTGATGCTACCAAACCTGCGACTGCTGCAGACACAGAATTTGTATACGAAAAGTCTAAATGCGAATGAGAAAAAACAGCTTCCCCATAAACTGGAATAACATATCTGCCTTTATCAGAGGTGATTTGGCCCAAAGAATTAAATTCAGTTAATTTATTTGTAATAACAGAATTGGCTTCAAGTATATCTATATCAGAAGACGAGACTCCTCTTGTTTTAGATCCGATTATTCCAACCTGCACGTATCCCGTTGTATTGTGAAATTCATCTAAATAATTTGACAATTGAGTAATAAAATCTGGCCCACCAGTTGAAATAATAGATGTTTCAAGTGGAACTATTATGTCTATAAAATCAAGCTCAGATAAAACAGAATATGTTTGTTCCAATCTTTCATAATATCTTTCATAAAATGTTTGCGAAGATGGAGTAGCTAAACCAACATCAAAATAATTTACCGAAACTAATCTTTGATCAAAATCTTGAACATACTCAAACATTGGCGCAGCAGAACAAATAAATATACTTCTTGCTCCAGCTCCGTATGCGTCAAATACGCCCCTTAATAGCGGACTATTGTTATCGCCTCTCAGCAAGTCTACTGCGTGTTGAACGGATCGAATTTTTACTGGACTGTTAAGTTCTAGTCCATCGCCATGCCCAACTAGCAAAACAGATTGCATGTTTGAAGAATTTAGATCTTCATAGGATGGCCTATAGGTGATGCTACTTGATCTATTTCCCATTGGAACAGTTGGCTGCAGATTGTACTGAGAATCTTTTACTTCAAAACTAGATTCTATAATAATTTCTAAAGTATCTTTGAATGTCTTTGCAATTACTGTATATTTTCCAGGAAAAAGATTTTCTGGTATTTTATAATTAAAAACAAATTCAGAGTTAGCGCTTTTTTCTATGTAGGCATTGGGGTCCGGCGTTGCGTTTGTAAAAAGATAGGATATTGGATTTAAAATTATTGAAGAAAATCTATTATCGCCTCTTGTAATTCCTATCGTAACATCTATGGGCGTAGCCTGATTTGTTGGATCATAGGCTGATCCATTGTCAACAAAAAGAAATTTGATTTTTATTAAATCATTTTTTTTAACTATTAACATTTATTTTGTCTCTTCTTTTGTTGCCCCAACTGCCCAAAAAACTATTTTACCACCTCTTCCCCTTCTCGGGGAGCAAGCGTCTATAACGTACATTGTCTGTTGACCAAAATTGTTTGGAAGCTTTTCGTATATTCTATCGCCTTCTTTTGGATTAACAGAAGCTTCAAAAAAGTATACTACCTCTGAATTTACTGATATTCCTTCATCTAGTTCTTGGGCGAGTTTGGCGTTTGCTGCTCCAGATGTATATACGTTCCTTGTTGTTACTCTTTCTAAGGAATCTTTATAGTTTCCATTTGCCATGATTCTCTGGATGTAAACATCATGACCCCAACTTGATAGTATTTTTTTGAATGTTTTTTCAAGATTAATCATAGCTTCTTATGCCTCGTCTAGGCATAGGATCTTCTTTCGGAAGGATTTTTCTTCCGGGCCCATACAATTCTCTATCTGAAAGATAATATACTTTTCCTGTTTCTGGATCAATATTCTTGCCAGATGTACCAATGCTTTCGGTTGGAAGACCTTTTGGCACCATACCTCTTGGGCCTGTTTTACCTGCTAACATTTCTTTTCTTAAGGCTGCTGCTATTTGACACCATGTGGTTGCATTTCCTCTGGTGACTTCTATTCTTGGAAGGTTTCTGGTTGTTACCGTCAGGTCTCCAAGCTGGACTGAAACATCATCATCTCCGCCATAAGAGTATGTTCTGCTTAAATCGCAAGCTGCAGCTGCTTTGATATACTCTAGTGCATTATACGGAAGGTCCGCACCTGTGGCGTCATCGTTTAACGAGTATATTTGTTTTACCTCAAGAGAATGACTGTATACTGCTTCTCCTATTTCAATTAGTGATGCTTCTGGAAAATATGCTTTTAATTCTTCTGGGTCTAAATATAGCGGGACTATATCTGGGGCAAAAGTTATCATTTCATCTGCTTTTAATATTACAGTAGGCTCGTATTCTTCTGTAGAGGTACTTACATAAAGCTGTTGATTCACGGTTATAGAAGTTCCACCACTTAGACTTCCAACAAATGTTATTTTATATGTATCAGCTACTGACGGGGTAAAGTCATAATAATATTCTGAATCCGATATTTTACCTGAAGTAGTGATGTTCTGAGTTACGACTACAGTATCATCAGATTTTTTAATCGTTACAACTACAGCGACTGGAGTAACCGGTATTTGAGCTCCAGTTACTGGATTAGTGTCAACAAATTTAACTTTAATTCTTACTGTGTCATTGACTAAAACGCTGGTAGCCATAATATCTCCATAGTGTCAGGATACGTATTTATAGTAGCTATTTTTAGCTTAATATGGCTATTTCACTGTTGTCGGTAATTGCTATAGATTCAACAGAAACCAAGGCGGATACGTCTTCATCCAAAACTTCTACGGTAACATATCCGGAAGGACTGACCTCCATCGATACAACTGCTATTGTCGTGTAATTTGAATAGTCTTCTTGGCCGCCAATTAAAATTGCAATATTATTTAATATTATTGGAGAAGAAAGGCCTTGGGCGTATATGACCAAAGTGCCAGTATACGAATAGTTAGGTTGATTATAGTTTATTGCATCGCTATACAGCATCGGCATCTTCTTTGAGTAGTGATCATTTTATTGGCTTATCATTGTCATTTTAATTTTAAAATTTATCATTGCGGACTTTTGGCATTTCTATACTTTTTGCGATATACTATATAGTAATATGTACAAATAAGGAGCTCATTATGTCGGCATGGAAAGAATTTAAGAAAAAAATAGGAAATACACCAATAGCGCTTTTAGATGCACAAAGTAAGGTTTCAGAAGAAGTGGCAAAAGAAAGAATGGATATTTGTGAAGGCTGCGAGCATTTAGTTGCAACCACTAAACAATGTAGGAAGTGCGGCTGCTTTATGAAATTGAAAGTAACCCTTAAAAGAGCTCACTGTCCAATCGACAAATGGGGAACTGTCGAATAGTCGTTGGCATTAAGCTTCTTTATCGCAAAAACTCTTTTTAAGAATAAAGGTCTTGAATTACATTTTGATGACTGATATAAAAAATATTATTATACTTTTTATATGATTTTTCTTCTTTGTCGTTAGATCCGTTCTAAACCATAAAATCCATTTACTCCAGAAAAATAATGAGCTATAATAGACTCTCTTGGAGTATTTTGGTCTTCTGGCGTTAAGGCCATGTGCAGAGTGTGCCCTTGCCAAAGGAGGGCATCTCCTTTTTGGGGAAGAAAAACTTGAGGCTCCCCATTGTTTTTTTGTATCTCTTTCTCAAGATAGCTAATAACTTCTTGTGGATCTTTTTTATAGTATATATGAATATCAGTATTCCACAAATGAGATCCCGGGACAAACGCAAAAGGTCCAGATTTTGGACTAATGTCTTCAAGAGCTATCCATAAACCAGCGTAATTTTCTGCAGATACCTTATCTACTTGACTTCCAACGATATAATCATGATGCCAAGCCTTCTGTGTAGAAACCCAACCAGTAAAGGCCAAATGTAATATCATTTTTTCTAAACCAAGTTTAGAAAAAACTTCATATATTGAGTCATGACATAACAGTGGTAAAATTTCTTCATGTTCCATGAAAGGATTTGATTGTTTCCATCCATTCTTACTTAACATTGAATTAACAGTTCCATTGTAATTGGGCGCATTAATGCTTGTCCAGTATTGTTTATAATTGTCTATGGCATCGTGTGGAATTAAATTTTTTATTATTATATATCCATTTTTTTGATAAAAATCTTTTTCATTCATTTTATTCTCCATTTAAGTATAGTAACATATATCTCATTAACGTGTCTGTCCGCAATCTTTCCTTAAATTTGGAATCCATATCCTATTATCGTTTGGATTTGCGTTCTCTGGTGTTCCATAGCAAAAGGCAGCTAGATATGCTACTCTAATCCCGTTTTTAACTGGTGTAACCTCGTGAGTTCCAACATAATTAGCTGGAGATACAACGGCTGTACCCATTCTTGGTTTATGAATATAGTTTGCGTGTTTAAACTTGATTAATCCGCCAGTAAAATTGGTTTGATCGATTTCATGTTCATTTTCGACGCTATCGTTCATATATATATTAATACTGACTTTAACATGTTTTGGATATTCATTTATCTGTCCCATATTTTCTTGATATGGTATATTGTCGTCGCAGTGTTGGCCTATTCCTTGACCAGATGTGTACGTTGCAAAATGCCCTGGATATCTCCACCAGCAAACTGTAGCTGCCGCAGGATATATTTTGCAATACTCAACTAGAATTTTATATAACAAATCCTCTAAAAAAAATACAATGTCTTTCTGTTCTTTTGTTGGTTTTTGGTCATGCCAATTGCAAAGTGGATCTATAAATCTTTCGGGGGCAAGATTAATAGAATCTAAATCAAATTTAAAACCAGTCCTGTTTATAGCGTACTTTTTTCCATTTTCCTCTACATAAGTAAATGTGCCCTGTTCTATTTTCCTTAAAAAATTTATATATTCAATTATTTTTTTGGGATCTATATTAAAAAGATTTTCAAATATACATAATCCACTTCCTACATCTATTATTTTCACTGCCTATTCACCACCTTGTATTGAGCCGAGTGTTCTGAATAATTTTTTGATTTTAAATATTTTTTATAGTTATCGATTAGGTCTGGCATGTAGAGGTTGGTCGCTGTTTTTGCGGCTTCTGGATTTTTTAGTGGATCTACAACATTTTCTCCCACCTGTGCATTTGGAGTTCCTTGACTATACCAGCCAAGATAAGAGTATCTTTCTCCAGCCTGAACAGTTGTTACCTCGTGTGCAGCTACATAATTTGAAGGGAAAAACAGTATATCTCCTTTTGATGGTTTATAATTTATATTTAGATAGTTAAAATAATGATGACCACCAACAAATTTATTGTTATTTATTTCATGTTTTGAATCAACACAATCATTTAAATAAAAAACAGTACTAATAGTATTTCTAGTGGCCAATTGATCGGTTGGCGTCCAAACTCCGTACGAATAATCCGCACTTATATCAGAATGAGACCCCAAGAAAACGCCCTGTTTATACTGAACGATATGACCTTTTACTTTCCACCATACGCATTTTGCTGCTAGTGGAAATATTTCAAAATATTTAAATAAGTACTCATCCTTTGATGTTTCTATAAAATCAAAAATTGATTTTATTTTTTCATCAGCATAGGTATGTATTGCCGAACCCCTACCGGGCATTAGATCTACGGATTCCTTGGGGAAAAAATAGCCACTTTTATTCACGTAGCATTCTTCATTTGTTTCTGGATTGATAGACAATTTATACATTTCTTTTTTTTCTTTATTTATGGATTTTTTAGCAAAATCCAACACATAATCCCAGTCTAATTCTAAAGCTGATTCAAACAAAATTACTCCGCCACCAAGATTTTTGGGAGCTACATTATTATTTTTGGTCATAATCAATCTTGTTTGGAAGATTTTTTCTTGTACCAGAACTACTAAGTCTTAACTCAGTTGGTTTTAATAGTTCTTGTATTTTTGGGTCAAAAAACTTTTGATTGGAATTAGAGATATCATATTTTTTTATTATATAATTTAAATAATCTTCTCTTAAATTTTTCATCCAAATTTGACCTTGACTTCCAGCAGGAAGTTCTTCTTCAATTATATTAATTCCTCTCTCTGGATGAGAAGAGCCCTGAGCAAAATATCCTATGTAGGCATACCTATGGCCATTGATGCACTTTTGTATCTGGTGTGTTCCTAGATAATTTGATGGAAACATTAGTAGATCTCCAGATTTAGGAGTATATTTTACATCTGCGTAAGGGAAATATATTTCTCCATTATTGTATTCGTATTTTTTTATATCTTCTTTAGTCGAAACTGAAGAATTTAGATAAATTATTGAACCAACAACATTTCTAGTTGCTAGCTGTAGATCTGGCTCTTCTTTAAATTGATAATTTACATCATTGTCGTTATGGATTCCCATATCGCTACCTGGACTATATGCGAGTACATGCCCCAAAGTTTTCCACCATATATTTCTTAATATCATTGGAAATAATTCTATATACTCTAATAATTTTTGATACATTACTTTTTCACAGTTTGCAAAAAAAATTGCTAGTTCTTTAGGACTTTGTTCATTAATAAAATTCATTATATGACTTGCTGAAATTTCAATATCTCTTATATTGTATTTATGTCCACTTCTGTTTACAGCGTACGGTATGCCATTATCTTCTTCGACAATAGTATAATCTTCTCGAATTGCTTTTTGTTTTAAAGCGGATAAATATGGAATTATTAAATCTTGATCAACCTTAATTGAATTTGGAAAACAAACTATTCCCATACCATAGTTTATATAATTTGAAGACATATTTAACCTAACGATTCAATAATTAATTCTTTTATAGTAAAATTAGATCCCATAATTACAGGCTCTTTATCTAGGGGCATGTCGCGCCAATTAAACCTCATTATAACTTGACCATCTCTTCCAACTAAGAACTTTTCATAATTATGAGGTATTCTATTCATTGCTTGACCCGCTAAATTTTGACCTTCTGCGGCTTTTGCGGTTCCATCAGCTTTTGTGTCTGAGTATCTTCTTCTTTCTTTTCCTTTTAAGAAAGAAAAAAGCTCATGCTCATTTGATCCATTAACATCAATTTTTTCTGATATTGGAAAATTAACATACTGATAGTTTTTTTTAATAAACTCGTAAATTTGCTCATTAGATGAAGGCTCCATTTTTCCAAATTGATTACAAGGAATTCCTATAACTGAAAAACCACTTTCCTTAAACTCATTATGAATTTGCTGAAGCTCCCATAAATGCCTGCTCGTTCTAGCGTAAGACCATAATGGACTACATCTGGGTTTATATCCGCACTTACTTGATATATTAACTATTAGAGTTAGTTTTCCTTTAAATTGGGCAAGAAGATTTTCTTGTTGATTTATTGATTTTATTAAAATGTCATATACGTTATTCATTTTTTAATCCGCCAAAAACTACGCTGCAATATTCGCCTATTTTGACAACCCCATCAATATTACTGCCTTGAATCTTGCCCGTCATAACAACTGATGCTTCTAATGGTATATCTGTTTTTCCTCTTAATTCAAAATTATTATTCTCAATAATAATGTCATCAAAAGTTATTCCTCCTCTAGGTTCTGATATGTGCGCAGAAAAGTTTTCTGAAATAAACAATTTATAATTGTCAACTCCAAGTGGAGAATATGTTTTTATAGACCATGATCCAATCATTAGCTTATTCATAAACTGGTTCCTTTAATTTGGAAAGTCCTTCAAAGGTTGGTCCAATTCTTTCTCCTTTTTCATTTAAGCCAGTTTTTATTCCTTTCATCCAGGTCCAAGGTTCTTCTTTGTTTTTTTTCATTTTTGCATTTCCGTAACTCATTCTTTGATTCATTAAATCTTTGTCGTCCCAAATATTTTTTGTTTCAAATTCCACTTCTTCTAAAAGGCTATTTGGATAGATATTAAAAAACATAAACGGCATCCCCGCTGGAAATATTACTGGTTCACCAATTTTTGTAATTTTCCAATTCATGTTAAACTCATCGGGCCACCAATAGCTTGGAATTGACGCACTCAATGGAACTGCGCCGTCAACAAAATAGTTTGGCGATCCGCTTATCCATGTACTGTAACCTTCTTCTGTATGGAAGGCCCATCCAACCGTAAATGACATTATCCCAATAATGCTTGGCTGTGTAAGCTGTCTATTATTATAAGTTTCTCCTTTTAATACTTTGGGTACTGTATTTCCACCGTCCCACTGAACAACCACATCTTGCTCCAAAATGAGTTCCCATCCACTTACGTTTGCGACGCTAAGAGGAAGGCACTGGTACGCGTGTTTGTTGTACGTTTGGTCCATCCAATCTCTTTTTATTCTTGACTGTTTTATTAGAGGCGGATTTGGATGAGTTTTTATTAAACTAATCTTAGTCATATAAACTACTTTGAATGACTCTGCTTGTGGCTGCTGTCGTTATAATCAAACATAGTAACAGCTGAATATTTAACTCCGCTTTTAACCTTTAGTGATGCGTGAGCATATATATATGTGGACGGAAAAAGTATCAGATCTCCTGCTTCTGGCTTGAGGGTAATATCCAAGTATGGAAACCATAGTTCTCCACCTTCATATTCGTCATTTAGGTACATTACCGATGAAACTGTACATACATAAGAAAATCCATGGTCGGTGTGCACTTGGAAGTGTTGGCCTGGTTTATATCTAACAAAGTTTATTGCTTCCATAAAGTTCATTTTAAAATTATAAATTGACTCATAATGAGTCAGACAATTTTTTAATCTAATCTCAACATCTTCATAGCATTTTTTAATTTCTTCGAATTCTGGAGTAAGGTGGCTCCAATGCATTGGACTAACTTTTAGGTCTACACAGTCTCTGTATTCTGGCATTTTCACATTGTAACCAACAACAGCTTCAGACCACTTGAATAATCCGTGATTATTATTTCCTATTGTTTCTTCTAGTCTTTCTGGGATATTAAGACTTCTTTCAATTGCGTTTTTATATAAAAAAATTCCCAATTTGGGATCACTTACATAATGAAACTTCATTCTGCCTCAATTTTAATTTACGAATTAAAAACTATATGGTATACTATATCACCATGGAAGCTTTAAATCAACATCATATAGAGCCCATCAAAATTGTAAATGGCCTTTATAAAATAAATAATTTTCTTCCAAAAGAAAAATTTTATATTATTTATAATAATGTTTTATCTTCACCAATGGCTAGAACTGTATGTTCTATCCGGATATGATAATTATGATATGGCTACTATGCCAGACGAATTTACTGGAGAAATAGTTTCTTTACCAAAAAACAGTATTACGTTAACTTTTACTGAGCAGAATAGAAGAATTATAGAAGAAGATTATTTACAAAAAATTGAAGACGTTTTGTATGAATTATACGGCATAACCGTTTTAAAAGAGCATGGTTTTGGTGTAACCGTTTATTATCCAGGAGAAGGTCTCCATAGTCACTACGATTCTAGGGATAAATCTTTTGGAACACCCTCAGGAAATCCCACTAGAGACTATAGCACTATCTTTTATCTTAACTCAGACTTTGAAGGTGGAATATTGCATTTTACTAAATTAAATATAAAAATCAAACCAGAACCAAATACAATGATTCTTTTTCCTTCTGGAGAACTATATTCTCATAGAGTAGAAAAAGTTACTTTTGGAGTAAGATATATGTCTTCAAATTTTTGGTCATTAAAGGAAACTAAGTAAATATGGAAAAATCTTTGATAACTCCTGGTTATTTTGGAAATTCTATTAATAATATAAAGATTATAAAAAATTTTATTGATTTAGAAGATCTTAAAATTATACAAAACTTTCTTCCAACTATAAACGAATGGATGGATGCTGGAAAAAATGAGTATTCAGACGACGGTGTTTGCCTTTATGACGCATCTTACTGGTCTAATAGGCAGTGTAGTCATGATATTTTGTTTAGAATAAATTTAGATATTTATAATTTAATATATAAATATATAAAAAAAATGAATTATTTTTTAGAAGATGAATTTAAAGTCAAGCTATTATCTAGGCCACCGGTGATAATAAGATGGTTTGCCGGCTTAGAGCAAAAGCCTCATGCAGATAAACAGTTAAATGATGGATCTCCAAATCCTTTTCCAACATATGATATAAATTCATTGTTTTATTATAATGATGAATTTGAAGGTGGAGAATTATATTATCCACAGCATGATAAGATTGTTAGGCCAGAACCAGGATTAGCTGTAGCCCATCCTGGCGACATAAATTATCTTCATGGCGTTAAGATGGTAACTAGTGGAGAAAGATATACAACTCCATCTTTTTATACAGTTACTGAGATAAACTGATTATTCAGCGGGAGGATGAAAGCTAGTTCCATCCCAGGTCCAACCGACTGATGGCTTTTGTTCAAGGTTTGTTATTTCAACGGTGATAGGGTCACTTGACATTCCAGCTATTTCTAACTCTAAGTTTGGACTAAAAGAATACCAACCTTTAACTACTCCATTCACAATAATCGCAAACTTAACTTTATCAGTTAATGCAGCCATTTTATCTCCTATTCAACAGGGGGATGGAAGTTAGTTCCATCCCAGGTCCAATTATTGCCAATGATATCTGCATTGGGATCATTAGTGCAATTAACTATCTGAGGATTTGACGCAAGAGCTTCTGAAATTTCTGCCATTCTTTGTTGTCCTGTCCAAAAATCGTTGATAAGAAACACTTCTCCATCTACAATATATGCAAATGATCTAGTAGACATTTATTCTCCTTATATTTAAATAAAATTATATATAATTATCCAGCGCATTGACCACTGTTTATACATCCGCCCTTGTCGTGACACGCTACGCACCAACAGCAATCTGGAGGAAAGTATGGAGGGAAAAAGGGTGGAAAGTACGGTGGAAAGTACGGTGGAAAAAATGGACTATGAATCGTGTAGTTTATTTGACTGCCCAATGGAGCAATACTGCTGTCGGTGACAGCGTTCTTGACTTTGTCTAAATCAGCAGGAGTACCTGTACCTTCTGCGGTTACATTACCGACAGTAAAACCGGCATTGGTAATTGTTGTATTTGCTGTAGCCTTAGCTGTTCCGTGCAGCTATTGTTGGCTTAGCAGCTTTTCTTTTACTACCTTTACCAGGCTCTGGTGTCTTATTTGCTGCCATATTATGCTGCCAAGTCTCCTAGTGCTACCCATGTATCGGTAGCTCTCTTTATAAGAGTAGCAGATGACCACTGTGCACGCAACTTTAGGCCTGGAGTAGCATTGATTGTTACGCCGGATCCTGGGGTTATCGTGGTTTGACCTGCTCCAGTTTGAAGAACCGTTATTGTTGTACCAACTGGGTAGGCAACTGAGCTATTTGGCGGTACTGTAAGGGTGTTACCTGACGCAACGCTCATTTCAATCATCTTAGACCTATCAGCTAATGCCAATGTATAGCTAGCAGACTGGGCATTTGTTATGGTATCCCCGACTATTCTCTGATAGGTTGCTCCATCGTTGGTGAACTCCCAACAATCATTAGCTTCATTCCATCTTAGGAGAACGTTTGTTGATGTACCACGCTGAACTTCGATTCCGGCGTTTTCTGATGGTGTTCCGGCTTCGTTGTTGTTAAGAACAATTATATTATCGTTAATTGTTAATGTTTCAGAGTTTACTGTTGTGGTTGTGCCAGAAACTATAAGGTTTCCAGAAATTGTAAGGTTTCCTCCAACTGTTGGATCAGATGTATTTACCCAAGCTGAACCATTGTACTGAAGAAGCTGATTTTCAGCTACGCTGGTAATGGTTACATCACCAACATCGTTCAGTGCGTTTATTATTGGGATTGAATCATTGACCCAAGCAGAGCCATTCCACTTAAGGAACTGTCCAGAAGATGCTGAAGTGATAGTGACATCACCAATGTCATCCAATGCGCTTACGGGCGGTATTGCAGCCCACTCTAATCCTGTAGTAGTCGAGGTATTAGATTTCAAATAATAACCATCGATTCCTTGAGCGTTTTCAATATTTGTTACACGCCCATAAGAGTCAGTTGTTATACTTGAAATTATTGTAACGTTACTAGTAGCCGAATTTGAAGAAGTCGTATTGACGCTAGCAAGGTCGATATTATTTTCATTTACAACTATCCTGGAAGAACTAGCTGTTGCAACATCAAATGTTGATCCATTTAAAACTAATCCTGCACCGGCTATGTATGCTTGAGCCTGGGAAAACTGAGTTACAGTAATATCGTCAGTTCCCACAGTAAACGTAGCTGGATTGGCCACTGAAAGAACAAATCCTCTTGCCTCATTTGTCGTCCCATCGTTAACAAAAACAAATGATCCAGGTATTTCATTGGCATCATCTTCTAGTGTACTTCTTGTCAAAACCCATGGGGTAGAGCCATCTCCCACTGTTGTTAGTGTATATCTACCATTGTGCGCTGCGTTTGTCTGATTCTTAACCAAGACCGCTTGATTTTGCGACCAACTACTAATTCCATCTACTGTTGGAAAAGCTTCATTTGAATTTGCAGTTAAGGTTGCGCCAACTCCACTAGTTCCATTGTTATAGGTTGCATCTAAATTAGATGTTGTTGCTGCTTTAACAGCCGCTCTTGTTTTAATTCCAGTTGCAACGTTATCAACATATCCCCTTGTTGCAAAATCAGCTGAAGTTTGGCCGTTGCTGAGTAGTTTCTATTGATAGAACTCGTAGAGCGCCAGTTGCTGTTATGTTTGCCATTACCGTTCCACTTGAGTCTTTAAACTCTAAAAGTGGTGCAGTTGCGTTAGCAGCTGCTTTTATGACCACTGCTTCATCGTTGACTGTAACTTCTGGTGCTGATTCAAATCTAAGACGAGCCATAATTCTCCTTATATAGAATATATTAAAATGGTTCCAGAATTATAGTAATAGGATTTAAGTAAAATCATTGTGTTATTCTACCTAAATATTCCATCATTTTGCCGGTATATCTAATGCGGCCAAAGTGAGTCAGATTTATGCTTGGATCAACCCAAACCTTGCCACCCATCTTTTGCCAGTAGCGGCAGAATCCGTAGTCTTCAGAAAGGAATCTGCCATCATCATCTACATAGGAATTAAACAACGCATAACCATAGTCTACTTCTTTTTCGCTAAGAGCCGAAGTATCATCTTTATATTTTAATTTCTTGTATTTCTTCATCATTTTTTCAATAACCTCACGCTTAATTAGCATGAAGCCAGTTCCAGCTTCATAACACTCTATGGCGCCTTTTTCAATATTCAACTTTGTTTCACCAGGTTTAGTTAGATGAACCACATATCTAGAGCCATATTCCATAAGTTTTTTAGCGTCTAGATCTTTTTCTGCGCCTTCTTTTACTTTATCCCAGTTAATTTCTTTAATTGGATAAGAAGCTGTAACAACATCTTTTTCATGCCAAAGTAGTTTTAGTATTGACTGTTTGTCAAACTGAAGGTCTACGTCAATAAACATCATATGAGTAAAATCTGGATTGCCCATAAACTTGGCCACAAGATTATTCCTTGCGCGGTTGATCAAAGAATCAGATATCGTGCATACAGAGTACTTAAGTCCAATATCCTTGTAGTACATAAGGGCCTGCAACAAGGACATCATGAAAGGCTCTGTTACATGAGAATCATAACAGGGCAGTGCAAAGAAAACATTCCATTGCTGAATTTTTTCTTTAGGGATTGTTATTTGAGTTTGAGTTTGTTCTACTGGCATACAGTCAATTATAGCACAACAAAAAAATTTATGCCAGCAAACAATAGAATATTAAATTAAATTATTTAAATAGTCTCTTCGATCACTGGTGCGACGAATACATCGTTCACCGCATCATAAGTGTCACCGATACCAGCGTATTTGCCACGACGAGAGTTGTCGTGGAATGTTTCTATCCACAAAGATGAATCACCGTAGCGTTCGGGGTTTGCTGTCAAAAAATCCCAAGTCACAACACGAACATCGGTGACAATACCGTTCTCAACTTTGGCAAACAATGTTTCAGACATAAGCCAACTTCCTTATTTCTGGTCGCACTTCGTGCATCTGCGAAACACCCCACACCCCATCATCGTCACTAGAACTATTGCGAATGTCGGTCAGTTGATGCTCATAGTCGGGCATACCAAAAAACGAATAGATGCGGTGCAACACTGTTGCGGTATCAGACACGAGTTCGTCATAGTGAACAACCACGCAGTTTTCTGGCATCGCCTTGGTCAAGTTATTGAATGACGCTTCACAACGACGCAACATCTGATCTGGCGACGACAAACGAGCCGAAGGATTATTCGCCATCAGGCGTTCCAACGAAGCACGAACTTCGCTTCTGTCTCTATCCATCACAATAAACTTCGGTTCGTTTGGCGCAAATCGAACAAGGTTCGCAAGGTTGTCTGGCGTACCCCAAGTGAACGCTTTATCAACAATGAGAGACTCGTTGCGGTTCGCATAGAAGGCAGGAATGATAGAACGCAACACGGTATTCACACCAACAGGATTTGGGTTTGCTTCCAATGCGACCTGCTCAGACCACAAGCGTTCGCTGTGATACAGCGTGTTGCAAAGTGGCGATGATGACGAAACGAACACATCAGGATTCTGGTTCAACAGGCTCGCCAACAGTGTCGAACCTGATCGTGGCATACCAGCAAGATAACTAATCACGACTTGAACCTCACATACGCTATGCCTGAATAGCCCGATGCGCCATCTTGACTAAGAGTCGATGCTTTGCCCTGTCCACCACCACCTGTGTTTGCTGAGCCGTTACCTGTTCCAGCCGCACCATTCCCACCAGAACCACCGCCACCACCGCCACCACTCTTGTAAGTAGTTCCGGCGGACTGACCGAGCCACGCCGAAATGTCCAAGCCTGCGCCACCAGCACCACCAACATTTGATACACCGTTTGAGCCGTTCGCAGAACCACCGCCGCCACCACCACCACCGCCTTCGTATGCGCCTGATGAGCCACCATTGCCACCTGCTGAACCTTGCGTCTGAACTGTTGAACCGCCTGTGCCGTTGTTCTTTGCGCCGCCGCCAGAGCCACCGAAACCTGCCCCAATGGAATACAAAGGTGCGGCACCAGCACCACCGCCAAGCGCAGTGATTTCATAGTTGTCGGTCGAATAGATGGAAGTTGGTTTGCCTGTACCCGAATACACTGCGGTAAATCCACCTGCGCCACCTGCGCCTACATCAACCGTGTAGGTTCCTGCGGCAAGATACACCGTCTGAAAGACGATGCCGCCGCCGCCGCCACCACCCGATGTTCCATAGTTGGACTGTGAACGACCACCTGCGCCGCCACCACCAACTAGGCATACATCAAACACGCCAGCCTGAGACACAACAAGGTTGTCGTCACTCGTGAAAGTCAGAAGCGTGTACGCCTGACCGCCAACCGTGATCGACGACGACGAGCCGCCGGTTGCTGTTCCGTACAAACCTGTGATGACGATGCTGTCGGTTGTTTGTGATGACACATAGCCGAGATACGAACGGGTCATTCCACTACCTCACTAACAGGAACTTCTGGCGCAACGAATACATCAGCATCAGCATCGTAAGTCATACCGACACCAGCGTATTGTCCTCGGAAGTTACCGTTATACGAAGTCTGTTTCCAAATCTTTCCTGAGCCGTGAACGCTGGTCAGGTAGGCGATACCAACTGCTTCGGATTCGTTTCCGTTCTCATCAAGCAAGTTATGGTTGTCCACCACCGATACTCGGTACACGATGTTGTTGTTATCTAGCCAAGCGAAGTGAGCCATTGTTACACCTTGAACCTTAGATAGACGATGCCTGAACCACCCATGCCACCGTTGTTACCGCCAGTCGGACCACCTTTGCCACCATCTCCACTATTTGCAGCACCGTTTACTGTGGCACTACTGTTGCCGCCTTGTCCACCAGTGCCTTTCACCAATGTTGAACCGCCGATGAATGCCGACACATCGTAACCTGCTCCACCTGCCCCAGCGGTTGAGCCAGAAGCATTACCGCCAACTGCGCTCGTACCACCTCCACCACCGCCTGCTGGATTTGAGCCAGTGCCACCCGCATAGCCGCTTACCCCAGGAGCCATTGACGGGAAAGACTGTGTAATCTCATTTCCATTTCCACCGCCACCACAACCACCAAGACTGCCCTGAATGTCAAATGCACCAGACAAAGCACCTGCGCCGCCGCCACCCCCTGCTACTGATACGCCACCAACACCACCGATAGAAACAGACGAACCTTGACCGCCCCCTTGCTGGTCGTAACTAACCCCTCCAGCACCAATGTCTACTGCGTATGTTCCAGCGGCAAGATAAATCGTTGTTTGCATCTTTCCACCAGCACCACCACCTCCACCGCCTCTCGCACTCCTGCCCCCACGACCACCTGCTCCACCCGCCGATTGCAGATAAACATCAAACAGTCCTTCTGTAGAAACAGTCAAAGTACTGTCACCAGTAAAGGTCAGAAGCGTGTACGCCACACCATCAACCGTGATGCTTGACGATGAGCCACCTGACGCAACGCCATACGACATCAACGGAACGCTCTGCGTCGTTAGTGACGACACATACCCAAGTTGTCTACGAGCCGTAGCCATCAGTTACACCGTAATCTGGTTGACGAACCCGTGAATTGTAATCACATTTGCTGTTGCGGCAAAAGCACGAACTTCTAAAGCTGAAGAATTGCCTTTTATTAAAAGTCCAGGTGCTATTGTCACCAAACCAGCCTCAGGCTGAACCGTCAACTCAATAAGATCATCTGGATCTGCGACTCCACCCCATTCAACTGTTAGCTTTACTGCTGAAGCAGACGTATTTTGAGCATATAGCCAAACTTCGTCATATGTTGTAGATGTTGTGGAGCCAGTGTGAATAAGGGTTCCAGCAGTTGCTGTATTGGCTACTTTTATAGCTTTGCCATTTGTTGACTCAGAAAGTTTAACTTTTGTAAATGTGGCCACTTTTTCTCCTTAACTAAAAATCTGTGATCCAATAATTGCACTTGCGTCATCTGCTGGAGAACCAGCTTGACCCCATTCTAAACCGCTACCTGTTGCTGAATTTGCCAAGAGTGCTTGACCATCTGCTGCTCCAGATGGAAGTTTTGCAACAGTGACTGAAGCATTTGCAAGTTTATCGGTTGTTACCGCCAGGTCTGCAATATCCGTTGTTGCTACGGCATTTGCGGCCAATTCAGTTGTTCCAACAGAACCTGGAGGAATGACTCCAGTATAAACATTTAATACCCAAGTAGTTCCATTCCAAGTCCAGCTTCTTCCACCTTCTGAGTGGACGTCATTAACTGACGGACTGTTAGGAAAATCCAAAGGCATTATTTACTCCTTATTACGCTGGTGTTGCTACTTCATCCCACTGTTGAGTGGATTCATTCCAAGTCCAGTTTCCTTCTTCTGGGCGAGCAACAGGTGCTTCCCAGTCGGCTGTTTCTGTGTTTAGAGTCCAAGATGGATATGGCTGTGGTGCAACGAATGCATCAAGCTCTGCATTGAATGTATATCCGATCCCAGCATAACGTTTGCGGAAATTGTTGTTATAAGATGTTTGTTTCCAAGTACCGCCCAAAAGATTTGTGCAGAATGCGGCTCCAACAGAATCGCTTGCGGGATATTCTCCACCACCGCAATCATCGTTGGAAACGACAATAACTTGAGTTACAACATTATCTGAGTTGATTTGGGCAAAGTGTGCCATTTTAAATTAACCTCCGAAATTAATATTTTTCTCTGTAAATAGTATCATAATATTATATAAAAGTCTATTTTTAAAATCAAATTATTAAAAGATGTATTATGCTATTGAAAAAGTTCCCGTTGAAGTAAATGAATGAACAGTATAAGATCCAACTGTTGTAATTGTTCCTCCTGTAATGGTCTTACCTGCTGCTGATGAAGTTAGATAGCGAATAACTACAATTCCTGAACCTCCACTGGCCACATAGTCCTGTCCTGGCATACCTGTTCCACAACCTCCACCACCGCCGCCTAAATTGGCTGTACCAGCGAGGCCGGAGCCACCATTTGAATGCTGAGACCAGCCACCGTTTCCTCCTCCACCAGACCCGCCCAAACCACCTCCGTACAGATAGCCAGAAGAGCCAGAACCCCCACCACCACCGCCACCATAAGTTACGGCACTGCCGGTTCGATAGCTGTTACTTAATCCAGCACCGCCAGCACCGCTAGAGCCAGCCGTAGTGGAGCCTTCATTGTTCCCAAATCCTGATGGATTAGATGCTTGGGCACCTGCTCCGCCGCCGCCGCCAGCCTGCATAGGATAGCCAGAGTTATATGGATTTCCCGTAGCACCGTTATTACCCTGTCGAGAATCAAGAGAAGTCGCACCTGTAACTGAACCTGACTGACCACCGCCGCCAGAACCTCCACGTTGGGCCGGCGTGGAATAAGTTGAACCTCTACCACCACCAAACGCCGTTATGTACGAGCCATAGGCGGTACTGGTAGACCAATCGCTACTAAAGATTACTGAATGATTTCCATCACCTAAACGACCACCGCCAGCTCCTACAACTACGGTATAAGATCCTAGTGGAATAGTTGAATCTGCCGTAACAACAACTCCTCCACCTCCACCGCCGCCACCATTTGTTCCAGCTCCAACATTTCCCCCAGAACCACCGCCGCCAACAGCAAGGATATCTACAAGAAATGTTGGTAGACCAGCAACGCCTCGTTTTGTCCAATTAGAAACAGAGACACCTGAGCGAGTACGCTCACCAAACCTAGACATTGCAATCCTTTATGATACAACCGTCACATAGCCATGTAAAGTTACTACATTGGCTGCTGCTGCAAAAGCTGTGATTGTTGGGGCTGTTGATGCATTACCTGTTAAGATAAGACCTGGAACGACTAATACCAACCCGCCTTCTGCTGTGATTGTTGATTCAATAAGATCATTGGGGCTTGTTGCTCCGCCAAATTCAATTGTCAACTTGCGGTCTGTTGTATCTGTATTTTGTGCGTAAAGCCAAACTTCATGCTGTACCGAAGTATTTGTAGAACCCGTATGAACAACGCAAGTATTTGAAGATGTCGTGTCAACCAATACACCTCTACCGTTTGTTGATCCGCTAAATGGAATCTTGCTATATGTAGCCATGTTTCTCCTTAATTAAAATATTGAGAGGATAATACTATTTGATCATCTTCCCAGCCCGTAACTTTAGTTGTTGAAATCGCCGCCGAAGAAGAAATATCTTCATTTATTATAGTACCATTTGCTATTTCTGAAGTAGTTACAGTATTAGCTCCAAGTAGAGCAGATGATTGTAATGTCCATGTGTTTAAAGAAGAATTATACACCCATGATCTATTACCAACGGTATATACTTCATTATTTGTTGGGGAATTTGGAAAGTCAATAGCCATCACACACCTCCAATGATTGCGTTGATTTCTTCATCGGTGAGACCGATAGCGGCAAGTTTGGCTTTGGCGGATTCCTTGGCGGCAACAGCGGCGGCTTGCGCCTCTATCTCTCTTTCTACATCAGCAATCGTCTGTGCATACATGGCGAGTTCTTCTTCGGTCATTGGGCGTTCAACGCCACCGACGTTGATGGTGGGATTATCTGTAGCCATAAACCGTATACTTCCCCGTGATAGTCCCCGTAGATGGCGTGAGCGTTAGTCCATCGTGAGCGGCGGCGGCGTTGTATTCGGCGGATGTAATGCCGCCATCAAATGCCGCCGTCGCATTTGCTCCATACCAAGTGCCATGCCACGATGAACGGACTGTCGCGTCTGCGGGCTTTATCACGTCAATGCTAAAACTATTATGTGCAGGCGTCGTTCCGTTTGCGCCCATAATCGTATGACTTGTTGCGCTATTGGTTACTACGGATACTCCAGCACGCACGTCATAACGGTTGCCAAAATAGTTAGCCCCCGTTACGGCTACACCGCTTGCATTTACTTGACACGCCAAACTGCAACTTGCTGACGGCACAAACTCAAAAATAACGCGGTAATTATCGTAAGTGGTGGTAAATACACCAGAAGCAAAAGCAACTGCTGACGATGTGGTAAATGATGCGCTCGTAACATATACCAAACCGCTTGAATGTGTATACACCCAAGCAGAACCGTTCCAAGAAGCAACACTTGCTGTATCTGTCTCATAGATCAACTGCCCTGTATATGGAACAGAAGGGCGGGTTGTAGAAGTACATACCCCCGGCTTTATAACAGAGCTTGCACCCAATACTGAACTAAACGGCATAATAAAACCTCTTATCTATAGTAAACGAAAATGGGTTATTTGTCATCATGCTCTTGCCACCGTTAGAGATCCTGTTGTATCCCAAGCAATCCATGTATAGGAACCATCTGTTCCAGTTGTTGTTGTTCCTGTTGATGTGATTGAAAGACCTGTTGCTGCAGATGTGAGCCAACGCACGACTACACGACCCGAACCGCCGTTACCACCAGCACCACTAGCACCCTTGATGCCACCGCCACCGCCACCACGGTTTGCCGTCGCATTATTGCCAATCGTGGTTGTGCTTCCATTACCGGCATTTGTTCCACCAGTTCCACCAGACGATGAACCGCCTCCGCCACCGCCGCCCGAATACGAAATGGAAGAACCCGTGTAGTTGTTCGTACTTGCCGCACCACCAGCACCGCCAGCACCGCTAACCCCATTACCTCCTACGCCACCTGCGCCGCCACCGCCGCCTCCGCTTTGTGGGTCTGAAAGATTTTGACCAGAACCGCCATTGTTTCCCTCGCCAGAGATTCCCGTACCACCTGCGGCATTTGACTGACCACCGCCGCCAGAAGCACCATCGTGTCCATTGCTGGTGTGTCCACCACCACCACCGCCGTTTGCCGACGAAATAAACGAAGAAGCCGTACCATTATTGCCAGAGTCCAAAGACCTACCCGAACCACCAGCACCAACTTTTACCGTGTAAGTCGTTCTACCGATGATTCCTGAACCAGTAACAAATCCACCTGCACCACCGCCACCGCCACAACGGTTGTACCCCCCAGGAAATGATGCACCGCCACCGCCTCCTCCACCGACAAGCAGAAACTCAACGCTAAGCGTCTGCGGTGAAACAGGCGTGGTCTGTGTCGTTAGTGATGACACATACCCAAGTTGCCGACGAGCCGTACCCATCAGTTACACCGAAATCTGATTGACAAACCCGTGAATCGTAATCACATCAGCAGTCGCAGCAAACGC